TTAACATATTTGATACTATCTCTTCCATACCTACCCCTACCTTCCTTTTACTTTATCCTTCAATTTTTTATTTCTTGCAAAGGGAAATTCCCTTTGGAACCCTTTTACATTATATATAATTCTGTATCTAATTTTTAATATTAAATAGGCAATATTCTTATTTCACCACCACCCATTAATGGATGTTTCCCACAGTAGTAATAAAGCGGGGATGGTGTATTAGACCCTACAATAATGCTAGTACTAGCTCCTAGGGTTCCCGGAGTTCCAATTGTTGTAACTCCATCTGTGTATGGTGAACCACCTGCCCATATACCATTAGCGATATTAGAAAATTTTAACTGGTGTAATACATTAGATGGATCAGATTGGTCGAATGTATAAGTAAAACCTCTATTAAAGGTTAGACGGGGTTGTCTTTTGCCATCTATGAAATATTTGTCATCTCCATTATAATCACTAACAGTAACCATAAATCTTTCTTCTGATGCTGCTGGTACTGCTGGTGCAGGAAGTGATTCTGGAACATCAGATGCATTTTTTGAATCACAACATAAACCTTGTGAATTGTTACTCGCACGTCTATTTAAAGCACTTCTAACAAATTTACTTTGTCTACCTACTGTACTACCAACTATAAATTTATTTTCATTATTTCCAACTTTATTAGTAAAAATTAGTCTTCCCATATATATATTTATATAATATTAAATTAATAATAAAAATAAATTTAAACAGAGAATAACATATAACTATCTTTTTCATTTTACCTTCTAAATAATTTATTATAAAACGGAATGTTTGTTAAGAATGAAAATTCTCCCTGATTCTTTATATATTCGCCTCCATCTATTCTTACTATTTCGCCATTAATATAATCAGCTTTCTTAGAGGTTAAAAACAAAGATAACTCTGCTATCTCTTCTTGTTTACACATTCTATTTCTTGGGTTTACATAATTATTATAATGTTTAAAAATACCAAATGGGTCTAGTTTACTTGCACCACCACTCCCTTCTATAGGTCCGGGAGCAATACCTACGAACCGTATATTATATTGTGCCCACTCAACCGTGAGTCCTTTCATTATATTATCTACACCGGCTTTAGCTGCAGCGCTAGGTATAACTAAAGCAGAGCTATTATCAGAGTATGTAGTTGATATATTCAAAAAAATACCGGGATTACGTTTTTCAATGAAAGATTTACCAAAAATATGATAAATGTTAAATGCGCCATTTAATACAATATCATTAATTCTTTTCCATCCATTAGGTGTAAGTTTTTCAAATGGACACAAAAAATTTCCAGCAGCATTATTAATTATTATATCTGGCAAATTATTTTCTCTCTGCAAACTATTTTTAATTTTCAAAATTTCATCATATTTAGAAACATCAACACTAAAAAACTTATTATTTAATTTGTTGATATTATTCAATTGGTTGTTAAGTGTTGTCATTTTTTCAATGCTTCTAGATAAATTTATAATTTTCGCGTTTTGATTAGCATACGCTAGTGCAAGTGACTTGCCTAGACCGGATGATGCACCTGTTATTAATACTTTTTTGTTAGAATACATTTTTTATAAAATAAATATTAAAATCTTTTTATTAATATTTATTTTAAAATGATGTTTCTTTATTAAATTTTAAAATATTAGCAAATACTCTATCTTGTTGTAAATTATTTAATACATTTAAAATATTTTCAAAATTTGAAATAACATCTAGTACAATTTCTTTTTCAGTAAAATAATAATTTACAAAGTTGTATATTACAAAATCAAGTCTAGATACTATATTTCCAATTGAAAAATTAGTAGAATTGTTACATATATTTTCATTAATAAATGTTAAATGCTTTCTAAAATTAGTGTTGAACCATTCTTTTTCTTTTTCATTTTCCTTACAATTATTTTCGTCAAAAATTTTAAACAATTGATAATCATTTTTAATTAATGTTATATATTCGCATAGTGAATATATTTTAGCTTTTTCTGCATCATTTTCTCCATTCATATTAAATTTTTCGGAGAGAAAATATTCTATGGCAGGTGATTGATGAAGAACAAAGTCATTAAATTCCAACAATGGAAGCGTATTAAAAGATTTTAATAATCTTTTTTTTTTTAATGCTTGTATTAATCCTTTTGATTTAAATGTCATTCTATTTTTATCCGTTAAATCAATGTCATATCTTATATCCTCAAAATCTATATTATTATATTTTAATATCATTCTAGATGTCTCAACACTACCTTTTGCGTCATAATATATTAAAGTAATTTTATTATTATCTTTAGCGTCGGGTTCATCAGTTGGGTTAGATTCGGGTTCATCTGTCGGGTTAGCTTCGGGTCCATCATTTGTAATATCACTATCTTCGCCAAGCTTTGTACGCCTTGCTAAAATAGCATCAGCTAACGAATTTGAGTTATCATTAGTAGTTGGGACTTCACTATCTAAATTTACCTTTTTTAAAACTAATGTATTTTCTTCAATTTCTTGAAATAATTTTTTATGAATATTAAGATTCTCTTGGGGTTTGACTTTTTTTTTACAGTTTTTTGCCATATCTATTTATCATTTATATAGTTTAAATAAAACAATATACAACGAAAATATATTTATTATTTTTTCTATTATTTGCTAAAATAATTAAATTTTTTTGAATGCGATAACTGGATTATTTTTTTCTAGGTTAATAGTATTCTCTTTTTTATAATCAAAACTACAATTATGTTGATTATTTGGTAAATGTAATTTGCAAAAATTATGATTGCATTTACAAATGCTATGATGTAAATTTACCAACTTAATCTTTTTGTTACAAATAAAACAACAAGTACTATTATTCGAATAATCCATTATAAATATTATAAATATTAATTTTAAAATTATTTATATAATATAAATAATGGTAGATGAAGATTATATAGTTGAAATCGTTAGTGAAAGCGACGGTATTAACTCTATTGAAATATATGAATGTCCAATATGTTTAAATGATATTAGCGACTCTGAATTTTATATAACTATGAATTGTTGTAATAAAAATATACACACTAATTGTTTATGTAAATGGTACAAAAATCGTAGTAAATCAAAAAACAAGTTTAAACAAAACTGCTTTCTTTGTACAAAAATGTTGGATGACACCGTTAAAGATGTAATTAATAATTTCATTAAAGAGTGTGAAACTAATAATAGTAATGTTAATAGAAATTTAATTAATATAGACAATAGACATTATAGAGATAATCGAAATAATGGAAATAATGGAAATAATGGAAATAATGGAAATAATGGAAATAATGATTGTAAAAAAGTTGTTATGCAATATTTATTATTTAGTAGTGTATTAATATTTTCCTTTTTATTTTTCTTTTTAATTCTTCTATAAAAAGTATTTAAATAATTATTTTTTTAAAAATAAAAAATAATTGTTTTTGTAGTTTATAATGTTTATACACCCCCTTAGTTGGCGGTAGATGTCTGTCGTCCTACATTACGTGGACGAAGTGTTTCGCGCTTAGTAGGCGATGTTACGGCATTACGAGGGTTGCGGCGTCTTACTAGCATCCATTCTTCTCCCTCACGCGGGCCAGGACCACGAGTACGTACACGAGGGCCAGTTACCTCACGCGGACGTCGACCCGGGGCTACACCAGAGTTTTCATCTGTTTTGTAATTAGAACGCGCTTCACGAGTTTCATGACGAGTTTCACACATTAGTTTACCACAATCTGGACCCTTTACATCGCCCGCCTGCCACTTATGACCATTATCTGTTCCAGTTACTGGACACATATTGAAAATAACATATTCGCCCTGTACAAGATAACGATACTGCTCGCTGCCTACATGAATAACCGAATGATGAACAAATACATCTACACCGGTGTGTTCGCCACTAGTTACAGTAATAAAACCATAACCAGCTTTGTTGTTAAACCACTTAACACGACCGTTAGTAAGCTGTTTTACTTCCTGAGTTGTGAGATTCTGGGGGGAAACATCGTTTGTTTCTGTCTCTGACATAATATAATTATAAGTGATGATTACTCTTTAAACGCTTTTAAAATATATTTTATCAGCGGGTTACAAGTTTAGAAATAGAGTTCGAAGATAGAAAAGGAATTAATGCTCTATTGAATAATAAATTATTTGTACTTGGCTGATTAATATTTAAATCTCTTAAAAGTTCAGTATTAAATTCACCGGTCAATATATTTACTGCTAATTGACAATCTGGAAAGTTTGAATCATTAATATTTTTTTGTAGTTTTGCACAAGATTGATTATTTACTATTCCCGGCCAGGATATTTTCTTTTTAATATTTTCATGACTTCCTAGTATGGTTGGGAAAGGTATACATTGTCTGGCTAAATATAAACTCCTTTGGTAATCTGATGACTTTAGTGCACTTGTTCTAAATCTACTTGTAATATTACTACTTCTTGTCTGACGTCTTCTTTGTGGCAAATTTCTTGTACCTGGAGGTGGATTACTTTGACTTCCAAAATTACAATTACATTTGTTTTCATTGTCATCATTAGATAAGTTTTCAAGAAAACGATTTAATTTATTATTAGATAGACCTGTTCTATGTCTCAATAATTCATTAGCTAAACGATTTGTTAGTTCAATGCTTCCAAATGTAACATTATGAGAACTAAAAACACTCTCTCTCTTTCTAGATATAAATTGCCCCTGACTATTTTGTAAATTAGTTCCAGAACTAAATGGTTGCACCCAATTAATTGGGTCTTTACATTTACTATCTGATGAATTACTATTACAAATTCTTCTACTTGCCAACATCCCTCTAGTATTTTTTACAGATGTTTTAATGTAGCTAGAGTCATTAGAACACCCACTTTGACTGTTAAGACAGCTTGTTCTATTATTACTATTTGCGGATGGAGCTAAATTTGTAACTCTAACACTTGACCCTACGCGTAATACACCATTAATATTAAATCCTAAACCATTTCTACTATCATCCGCCCCTGATATAGGATTTGCTCTTGAATTACCGCCTCTAAATGTTTTCTTTTTTAATATAGCAATCGACATAGTATATACATTAATATAATATAATATTCGAGAATAATATTATATTACTAATTATTAGTATTATTTAAAAATTCTTAAAACACGGTACCAAATCCACCACCTAATACTTCATTCGCGGCCATAGGAACGTTAATATCTGGTCCTGCAAACATATCATTAAAATCTGTTCTTGGTTGGGCATTAACATTTTCATTAGTATTAACTACTTGATTATTTTGTTGGACCTGTGGAGCAATATGAACATTGGGGTTTTGTTGACCAATCATATCAGATTGACTAGGCATGTGTCTAGGAGGCGCTTCTTGAACAATTGGTTGTCTTGTTTTTACATTACTATTTTTTTCTTTATTCTCTCCACGAAGAGTAGTTTTACCATCATAAATATCAATTAATCTTTCTATTAATAGATTAATCTTGTCGCCAAACTTAGTTTGTATAGTAAATAAAATAATCAAAAATGGAACAACAAAACTGCTCTCATTAAGGGATGAATATTCTTTTTCTGTATATGTAGGTACGTATCTAACTATTTTGTTAATAAACCATATTGATAATAAAAGTGCTGATAATGTTAATATGATTTCTAAAGATAATTCCAAACTACCTCTTTCATCATCAAGTGGTGGTGTGAAATGATTAATACTTTTTAATACAACTAAAGTTAATGGTATTGCTAAAAATGTAAACTGAAAAAGATTAATTAACATATTTTTATTCTCATCATCAAAATTAAAAACAAAATTTAAAAAACCTTCTTTAGTATTTGAAATATTATTTTCCGATAGAGTTTCCATATGATTTATAAAAAGAAATTAAAAATAACTAAATATATTTTATTATATTTAATTATATTTCAATTATGATTAAAAAATTAGTTGAGATTAATAAAAAAGATAGTGAAGGAAATATTCATGAAGAAAATCAATACCTAAATCTGATTAGTGATATAATAGAAGAAAACAATATTGTTTCCGGAAGAAACGGCAATGTTTTAACCACTATTGGAGCAGTTATGCACTTTGATTTAACTAATATGACGATACCCATATTTACAACAAAAAAAGTGGCGTGGAAAACATGTGCTAAAGAATTATTTTGGTTTATTAAGGGCTCTACAAATAACGAAGTTCTAAATAATCAAAATGTAAAAATTTGGAATGAAAATGCATCTCGAGAATTTCTTGATAGTAGAGGTCTCTCAAATTTAAAAGAGAACGATTTAGGACCAGTTTATGGTCATCAGTGGAGACATTTTAACGCAGAATATAATGATTGTAATACAAATTATTTAGGAAAAGGAATAGACCAACTACAATATTTAATTGATTGTCTAAAAGACCCAAAAGAAAGATATTCAAGACGACTTATAATGAGTGCATGGAACCCATGCCAAATAGACCAAATGGCATTGCCCCCATGTCATGTTTTATTACATTTAAATGTAGTAGATAATAAACTTTCAGGTATTTTATATCAGAGAAGTGGTGACTTAGGATTAGGAGTACCATTTAATATTATGTCGTATTCTTTACTTATACATATTCTAGGACAACATTGTGGTTTGGAGGTAAAAGAATTTATATATTATTTAGGAAATGCGCATATATATGATGACCATGTAGAGTGTCTTAGAGAACAGCTTAAAAATAAACCACATCCGTTCCCAAAATTAAAAATTCTAAATAAATATGAAAATATTGAGGATTATAGTTTAAATGATTTAGAAATTATAGATTATAAATCTCACGATACAATTAAAATGCAAATGCGAAAATAATGAATAATTTTATTATTTAAATTACTTATAATGAGCACAGCAGCATCTTTAGCAGCAGCCAAAAAAAGAAGAGGACCACAGTTCCAGCAACCATCTCAAGGCGCAAATCAATCTAATAAATCTAATCAATTAAACCAATCAAATAATAAAAATCAATTTGAAACCAAAGTAGAAATGCTTACCGACCGACAGATTTTAACAAAACATGAAAAAAGAATATTTAATATTGAATCGCTATTGAAAGCATTATTAGATGAAAGAAAAAATACAATTAACGGTAATTATGTTACTAAAGAAGACCTTAGTAATTTATCATTAGAAAAAGGTGGTAATGAAAATAATGAAAATAAGCAGGAAATAGAAAAGTTAAAAAGAACAATTACAGCTTTAAGCAAATCGAATGCAGAAATGAATCTTAAATTAGCACAAATAAAAAGTAATTTACAGGATTCTAATAATATAAAAAAAAAGGTAAGCATTCATGAAGACCTTAATCAGAATAAAGACAATCAAGATGATGAGAATGATGATGAGGATGATGATGATGATGACGACGAACACGAAGATGGGGAGGTGGAGGAAAAAAAAGAAGAGATACAACTAGCTATACAATAAACTAAAATAAAACCCAAATTTTTATTAAGTTAGAAAAATAAATATAATTTATATTTATTTTTTAATGAATACGCTATTTATTATATTAATATTTTGTACAGTATTATTTATCTATATACACATTAATTTTCATTATAAAAAATCAAATGATTTAGAAATTTTTGAAGTAAGCAATTTATCAAAAGAACAATTAGAGGAAATATGTGACTTAAAACAACCTATAGTTTTTAATTATGAAAATGAAAAATTTACTGACTTGGAATTTGAAAACATTTGCATAAATTTCAAAGCATTTGATCTAAAGATACGAGATAAAAAAAACTATTTTTCGAGTGAAAACGAGCAATTATTTTTACCTATTACATGCAGTAATGCTATGCGTTTATTAGAAAATGACAAAGAAGGTAAATATATATCAGAAAATAATAATGATATTTTGGAAGAAACTAGTTTAATTAAAATTTTTCAATCTAATGACGAATTTCTAAGACCAAATTTACTTATGAATAAATATTATGATGTTATTTCTGGTTCATTAAATTCTACTACACCATTTAGATACAATATAAATTGTAGAAATTATTTTTATATTTTAAATGGAAAAGTAAGTTTAAAACTATCGCCACCAAAAAGTTCTAAATTTTTACATGAAAAGGTTGATTATGATAATTTTGAATTTAGGTCTTTACTCGATATTTGGAATGTTCAGGAAGAATATATAAATGATTATAATAAAATGAAATTTCTAGAAGTAAATTTAGAAAAGAATCAAATAATACAAATACCGCCATATTGGTGGTATAGTATAAGATTTAATGAAGCTAAAAGTTCAATCTTATCATTCAAATATCGAACCTATATGAATAATATAGCTATTTCACCAACTACATTTATTGGATTTTTACAAAAACAAAATGTTAAACATCAAATATTTCAAACTATTAATGCTGGAACTAATAATATTGAAATTAATTGACAAAAGTTTAAAAATACGAAACTGTTTGAATTTATTTTTTCAAATGGTATAGTATTACCTTCGGCATCAATTACACCAGCATACCCTACAGTACTTTGAGTAACGGTAGAAAACCACAAATAGTAATCCAATCCTCCAGGTTTATTATATTCATTAAAATTTATATGTGATTTAATTAATCTCATTTTTTGAGCTTTCTCGAAATAATTAAAATTAAATTGTTCAGCTAAATAATATGATATACCAAAAAATAGAATCAAAAATATTTGTATCTTAAAAAACTCCAAATTTTTCTTATCTAATAATTTATACATACCAAACAAATGAAACATATATACTAATAATATATATATATTTTAAAAAAATTGAAAAATATATATAGATATTATCATTATAATTATCTAATGTATAAAATTTATATACCTAATTCAAACTATACTGAATGGTATTTTTATGATGAAAATAATATGTTACTAGTTGAGGATAAAAATATCCCTATTAATCCCCTAGAAAAAAAACTATTCAACAATGATGTCATTGATTCAAATCTTAATTTGGTATTTTCACAAATTAGAACCGACAAATATATAGCAGGTATTTTAATATATACTGGTAAAACATATGGTAGACATAGTAATCAAAAACTAAACTATAAATGCGTACCAAATGACCCTAAAGTACCGGCATTTATTATTCCATATGAAGAAAAAACTACTTCGTTTGAGAAGAACAAGTATAATAAATTTATACTTTTTAAATTTAAAAATTGGAGTAATAAACACCCATTTGGCGAATTAATTACTGTTCTTGGAAATATTAATGATTTATCTGCATACTACGAGTATCAATTATATTGCAAAAATCTCTGTATTTCTATTAAAGAATTTACAAATGAAGTAAACCGAAAAATGAGAAACAAAGACCAAAAAAATTTCATAAACACTATCATATCGAACAATGGCAATATTCAAAAACGAGAAGATTGTTTTATTTTTACAATAGATTCTAAGCTTAGCACCGATTTAGATGATGCTATAGGTATAAAAGATAATATTCTAAGTGTTTATATCGCAAATGTTCCATTACTAATTGAATTTTACGAATTATGGAATTCATTTTCTGAAAGAATTTCTACTATCTATTTACCAGACAGAAAAAGACCAATGTTACCTACATTGCTTTCAGAAAATCTATGTAGTCTATTGGAAAATGAAGATAGATTTGTATTTTGCATGGATATTGTTTTAAACGAAAATAAAGACGAAATTATTGATATCACTTTTAACAATGCATTAATAAAAATTAATAAAAATTTTAGATATAACGATACAAAAGAATATGAAGAAAACATAAATTATAAAAATGTTTTTAATACATGTGTAAAACTATGCAAAAAATATAAATATATAAAAGATATAAAAGACAGCCATGACCTAATTGCCTTTCTAATGATTCTAATGAATTTTGAAAGTGCTAAAAAAATGATTAATTATAGCGATGGTATTTACAGGACTCTTAAAATGAAAGAGTGCGATAAGTTAAATACAAAAGATATACCCTCTGAAGTTTTTAATTTTATTAAAATTTGGCAATCATCATCCGGTCACTATACAAATTATGAGAATAGAGATACACATGATATGATGGCCCCATCAATCGAAGAGTATCTCCATATTACTTCCCCAATAAGAAGATTGGTTGATTTATTAAATATGATGAAGTTACAAACGCTGCTTGGTCTAAATAAAATTAGTGAAGATGGTGAAAAATTTTATCAGAGTTGGATAGCACGGCTTGAATATATAAATACAACAATGCGTTGCATTAGAAAAATACAAATTGACTGTAATACACTATCAATGTGTATAAATGAACCTAATATATTAAATACACCATATGAAGGATTTATATTTGATAAAATAGAGTGGGGTAATCAATATCTTCAATATACTATTTATATTCCTAAAATTAAAATTATTACTAGAATAAATACTAAATTGGACTTGCCAGAATATAGTAAAAATTATTTTAAACTATACATTATTGAAGATGGAGTTACACTGAAAAAAAAAATACGAGCAGAACTTTACACCTAAGCCTAAGAGACATTATTAGTTTGTTCTTTATATTGTTTCCAACTTATATTTACCGGTTTAGCTTCTTTGGGTTTTTTATTTTTTTTTTGTTCTTTTTCTAATTTTTGATCTAATTTATTGGATTTTTTCAGCGCGCTATCAATATACATTTCTTTTAATAACTTACCTATTTTAAAAGATGCTTCATGTTGGTCACATTTACCATCTTCAATCGATTTAAGTACAATTAAAAAATTATCTAAAATAGTCAAATCTATTTCATCTTTTTTCACTTTGTTAAAAATATCGGTATAATTATTAAATAGGAAGGATGAACGATTTACACATAATTTGTCAAATTCGATAGGATTTGTTCTCTCTAAGCGCGGATATTTTTGTTTTAACTCAACAAGAGTTTTTACATCTTCTCTTATTTTAGAACTATGTTTCTCACGTCTAATATTTTCAGTTTGGTCTACAACATCATTAGCGTTTATCATTTTCTGTAAATTTAATCTTTCGGTTGAATTCATATTTATATAGTTAGAATTTTTTATTTTTATATATAAATTTTAATAATCATATATTAATTAATTTAATATATATATATAATATATAATTAAATGAAAAAAAAGAGAGGAGGCAATACTAATGTAGTTCCATTTTCTACATTTGGTTTTAAATGTAAAGGTACTACTCCCGCAGAGGACGCAAAACTGTGTTTGCAAAAAAAAGCAGAAGCACAAAATAAACTTAATCAATTAGGTGGTGACAATTTAAAATGTAATGATGATCTTGACATTAGTGATGTAGTGATACCGCAATTTTTTATTGCTAATCCAGTTGGCCCGGTTGATTCTAATCTATTAAGCAAAACAGGAAATGAAACTAATTTAAAAAGTATTTCACAAAGTGAATTTGATCATCTTGCTTTTTCTGGAGGTAAAAAAGTAAAAAACAATAGACGGATTAGTCAAAAAAAATCTAAAAAAGGATTCGGTAAATACTCAATATCGAAAAAAAAACAACTTGTTCCTAAGAGTAAAAAAAATAAAAAAACCATAAAAATTAAAAAAATTAAAAAAATTAAAAAAATTAAAAAGAATGGAAAAGGCACAAGAACTTTAAAAGTTATAAAACGTAAATTTAGATGAGATTTAAGAAAAAACTAATTTTCTCTTATTTTTTCGCTTAGTTTTTCTTTTAGTTTTTCTTTTAGTTTTTCTTTTAGTTTTTCTTTTAGTTTTTCGCTTAGCTCCACCTCCCATGTTACTTTTCACTCTTTTGCTAGTTTTATCATATTTAGGCTTTTCTGATAAAGTTACATATTTTTTACAAAAATTTAATAAATCACTTTCACTTCTATCGCCAGTATATTCAACTTCCCCACCATTTTCAGTAAACAATTTAATTGTTGGAAATCCTTGAATTGTGCCTGTATATCTTTTATCTAGATGAGGTAGTGCATCTGCGTGTATATTAAAAAGATTTAGTTTACCATCATAATTTTTTTTTAAATCTCCTGTAAAATTATCCCAATCATCTTTCATAGCGATACAGTGACCACACATTGGATGATGTACTTTTAAAAAACTATTTGATTTAGCTACATTATCATTAAATAGATTTGTATTTTTATCAGTTATATCATATACTTTAAGCATATATATATATTTAGAGAGAAAAATAAAATTTTCATAAACATATATATATATGGATTATAATCATAAATTAAATATAACACTTTGTTTAGTATTGTTTGCATTAGGTTTACTATTTGTAATTACAAACAAACCTAAACATTTAATTGAGAGTTTTATTACCAATAGAAGATGCCCTGACATATTACTACAACATGGAACTGATATATTCTTATTTAATTCTAAACAAGCAAGAATTCCTGGTAGAAACCCAATTAGATTTAATAATTTAAACGAATATGTACAATATTTAGGCTGGGAAAGAAGTCAAGGTAAACGATGCCCTCCGCTATTTTTACAACATACATATGATACACAAGGCAATGAGACATTAGTGCAAAGACCTTCGCCATTTAACCTAGAAGGTGGTAATTTACAAATACCAATTGTTCGTAATGAAGAAATGCGGTCACTATTAATTAATGCCACTAGAAACAATCCTCCTTTTAATGAAAATCTTTTTCCTGGTTTCGACCCTAAAAACCAATACCAAGGATTAATTACACCTTTGGATAAGATGTTTAATAGTGATAAACTTGTTAGCGCTAACCCAATGGATACTAATTGGGGTGGCACAGAGTTTACTAAAACTTTAATAGATGATGGATATTATGCAGATAACGAAGTAGGACGTCCTAGACATTAGAAATCTGATTTTCTCTAGGATTTGGCATATTATTTAATACAAATTGGATTATTAAATAATATATGAATTATATATTTAAATATTTTTTATTTATTTAGTTTATATGATTAATACTGAGGAAATTTTAAATAAATATAAATTATTTTGGCAATATCCAGTAATTACAGAAAAAACATTTTATTTACAAAATAAAGATAATTCAGATTTTTTAGGATTTCCATGGGCCACTATATTTGATAAAAAATATAATGTTCAAGATATTTTTAATATACTAAAACCATATATTGATTCTAGTAAAACATATTATACCTGTTGCCAACACATACATTTCAAACACTTTTTAGGTTTATGGTGTGCGTTAAATATTAAAACTGTTTATATTTCACACAAAGTAAAAGGAGAGGATAATATAAATGGTATTTATTTAAAACCATGTCCATTATATGCTCTTAATCTAGAAGATCCAGTAATTAGTAAAGATTTTGAAAATATAGATTTATTAAATGTAGAGAGACCAATTTTATACAATTTTATTGGTGGCTATCAACTAAATTATTTAACACAAATAAGACCTAATATTTTTAAAATGAAACATCCAGAAAATACAGTTATAAAAAATAATGGAATATGGCATTTAGAAAAATTGGTTTATGATCCAAAACAAACACATAAACTTGAATTAAATTTAAATGATGATCATATTAATAAAACTAAATATTATAATGAATTATTAATTAAAAGCAGATATACACTAGCTCCTTCTGGTAGTGGACCTAATAGTATACGTTTTTGGGAAGCCCTTGGCGCTTGTTCAATTCCTATTTTATTAGCAGATACTTTGGAACTACCAAAACACGATTTATGGAATGATGCTATAATATTTTTGAAAGAAAGTGAAATAAATAGTTTACCTGAAAAATTAGCGAATATAAGTAAAGATAAAGAGAGAAAAATGAGGGAAAACTGTTTAAAAATATATAATGATTTAAAAGATAATTTTATTAATAATTAAATGACACCCAAAATATTATTTTATGTTAATTATAGTGAAGGACCTAAAAAAGCGGACTATGCCCAACATCCGGTAATTTCATGTGCCGAAGGATTAAAAAAGTTAAACATTCCATTTCATTCTAATATAAATCATTATAAATATAAAGATGGCACATATTTATTTCAAGAACAAAAAAACATTAATCCTGATGATTATGAATTAATTATAACTAGTCCATCTTGTGGTTTAGTTAAGGGAAACTATTGTTATCCGAATAAAACCTCTTTAATGCCAAAAGAAGTAATATTAAATTCAAATAGAAAATATAAAACGGTTATGTTAGATATGCATGATGGATTTATGCCATATATAAGTAATTCTAAATATTTTGACTATTATTTTATAACTTCATATCATGAAAATGTAATAAAAAAAATTGGAAATAATATTTATCCATTAACATTTGGAACATCAAATCGATTTATAGAAGCTACTAAAAATGATAATAATTTTTCAAATAGAACAATTAATTTGCTATATTCACACAGGGTTAATCATCCTATTAGAAAATATATGTTAGATCATGTTTATAATAATTTTACAAATTTTGTAACTCGTTTTAATGATAATTTTAAAGAACCAGATGAAAATGATCAACATTATCTAGATTGGTGTCAATCTGGTAGAAGACATAATCCCAATTATTATGAAGCTTTAAAAAATAGTAAGATGGTTGATTGCACTGGTGGATCAATTAAATCTATAAATAATTTTGGTTATATATATTCGCAATTTGATTCGTGGAAATTATGGGAAACATTTTTTGCTGGAGCATGTGTAATTATGATTGATTTAGATTATTTTGGTATAAAATTTCCAGTGCAACCTATTAATATGAAACATTATATTGGTATAACACAAAATAAAGATAAAGATAATGATATTTTTAAAGATATAATAAATGGAAAAATAGATATAAAAAAAATAGCAGAAGAAGGGAAAAAATGGGCAATTGAAAATTATTCACCAGATAAAATTGCCAAGTATATTTTAGATACCTGTAGGTATGGTGAAAAAAAAGATAATAACATAGATATAGCTAGTATTACAAATTTTAAAATTATATAATTATTTTATATTCTAACTATCATTTTTGGCTATATTATTTTGCCATGATAATTTACCTCTCAAATCAGCTAAATCTTTTACAGGCTTACCAATATTTTCACAAATAATTATTTTTTTCAAATATTCTTTTCTAGGACATATAAATACTTTATCTAAATCATATTTAATATCTAACATATTTTTTATACTATCTTGAATTGGTTTATAATGCCCATATTCCTTTGTTTCTTCAACTAGTTTGAAATTATTATTGTTATAATTAACATTAAATTTTTCATCTATTTTTTTCATTATTTCACTACCAACATATTCCAAAATATTAAGTGTTGGGTGATAATTATCTCTAAACATAGGATATTTAGTATGATTTTCAATAAAAAAATCATAAAATTTAATGTCTGATTCCGTCTCTATTTGCTTTAATTTAATTAAGCATTGATTATAATAATTCAGATATTTGGTTTTATCATAATTTATTTTTAAATATTGATCAATCTGATTAATATTTATATTTGGAAAAAAACTTACAGCATTATCGCGTATATATCGGAATCTTTTATATTGTTCAGGAATCCAATAACCTTCAAATCTAACAAATGGAATTACTATTAATAAAACATCTTTTTTTAGAATCTGTTTTAAATTTTGTATAGTATAATCGTTATACGATTTAATGCGATTTATAATTAATATATCCGCATTCTCAAAATCTTTTTTCAAATGTTGAAAATTATCTAATTGTTGATAACTTACAATATAATTAATGTTAAACATAGTCTCTATATCTGTATCTCTTTTAAACATTTCTATATATCTTTCGCCATGGCAATTAGTAAATAGCACCATATTGAGTTGTTTAGTGTTCATTAATAAATATTATATATTTAAATATTAAATATTTAAATATTAAAATATGAAATAATATTATGGAAAAAAAAAATATAGCATTTTGTATTTCTGGTTCTCTAAGATCATTGGAATATTGTTATAAGAATTTTATAGATATGGTTTATAATCCAAATAAAGAATTTTTTAACATAAAATTATTTTACTATATACCAGACGATAGTAATAAATCTAAAATAGAATTAATAAAGGATTTAAATCCTGTTGTAGTTATTGAAAAAGATATTACTCTTCCAAAACTTAATATACTAGATTGGGGTGGAAGACCTGTAAATTGTAAAATGGATAATGTTAGTCAAGGCGGAATAAATGGATATTTACAACAATTATATGGAATAGAAAAATCGTATAAGTTAATGAGTAATTATGAAAATGATAACAATATTAAGTTTGATATTATTTTACGTATTCGTTCAGATGTAATCTTTAAAACACCATTAAATATAAATATGTATGAAATGAATAAAATTTATGTTCCAAAATTTCATTATTGGGATGGAATAAACGATAGATTAGCATTTGGTCCATCAAATTTAATGAATATTTATATGAAAATGTATAGTAATATATATGATTTAGCTAATAAAACTAAATTAAAGTTAACAAAAGCTGAACAATTTTGTATGATTAATTTGATAAATAACAACATTCCATATGAAATGCGAAATGAAATTAAATTTTGTAGAATTAGAATGAACGGAAAAGTTTCTCCAGATTGTTAATTATATTTAATAATTTAAACATTTAAATATGATTTAATAATAGTTCAATATGAATAAAATAATTGTAACTACTACAATTTATTCAGTATCAGAAGCTATAAAAAAATTTGTAACATTTAAAGATTGGAAAATAATTATTGTTGGTGATACAAAAACACCACATAGTGAATATATTGAATTAGAAAAACAACACACAAATGTTAAATATTTGACACCAGATTATCAAGAAGAAAAATTCAAAAAAATAAGTGATTTAATTGGGTGGAAAACAATTCAACGGCGCAATATAGGATTTTTGCAGGCATTAAACGATGGCGCAGAAATAATAGCAAGCGTAGATGATGATAATATACCTTTAGATAATTGGGGAAAAGATATTATGATAGGAAAGGAAAGTAATGTATATTATTATGAAACAGAAGAACTAGCATTTGATCCAATTGGTGTAACAAATTATCCTAATTTGTGGCATAGAGGATTTCCAATTCAAATTTTAAATAATCGAAATAATAAATATAAAATTACTAGAAAAACAATAATTCCAGATATTCAAGCAGATTTTTGGAACGGTGATCCAGACATAGACGCTGTATGTAGATTAGAACATAAACCAATGTGTTTTTTTGATGATAAATTTTTTCCAATGGCAACAAATACATTTTCACCATTTAATTCACAAAACACATTTTTCTCTCGCAAAGCATTAAAAAAATATATGGTAATTCCATATGTAGGAAGAATGGACGATATATGGGGTGGATATTATTTAGAAGCGATGGGATTTAAAGTTGTATATAATAAGGCAACGGTTTTTCAGGACAGAAATATACAAAATTTGACTAAAAATATGACAATGGAATACATTGGTTATGAAAAGACATTAAATTTATTAGAAACGCTAAAACAAAATTATGATCGTGAAGGATATTCTTTATCTGCATTATTTGAATATCTACCAGAAAAAGCACAAATTACTATGAAACAATATTTAGAATATATTGAAAAAAATTATTCTTAATATAACAAATTAAAGATGATATAATAATATAATAATATAATGTCAGAAATTAAAATAGTAAACTGGAGTGGCCGATCAGGTAATAATATTAGACAGATTTTAAATGCTATTCAAGTAGCAGAAATCTTAAATATAAAATATATTACGTTTCCTTCTCATCAGCTTTTAACATCAAATAGAATAATGTTAGATATTAGTAATACTAATAATATTAGTATTCATGATATATTTTTTGATGTTACTAATATATTTAAAAAATACGATATATTCTTTGATTGGTATGATTTATATTTAAAAAAAAATTATTTTTTAAAATATGTTTACGATATTTTACAAAAAAAACTGATCTGTAACCATAACAATTTATTAGATAATATTGATATTAATACTACATTATTTATACATATAAGAAGCGAGGATTGCTTTGGTGTAAAAGGGGGGAAACAAAATTGTTGGGATGCTCCGAATTATATTCAACCACCCTTATCTTTCTATACAAAAATTATAGATAATAATGAATATGATAATATAATATTAGTTAGCACTCCTGATAAAAAAAATCCATGTTGTGACAAACTTATTCAAAAATATCAAAATAAAATAAAATTTATTTCTAGTAGTGTATTAAATGATTTAAATATTTTAAAACAAGCAAAATATTTGATAATTAGTTATGGGTCATTTTGTCATTGGGCATATTATTTATCAACAAATTTAAAAAAAATGTATGTTCCCAGTTATATTAAAGACTATAATCATATAAAAGATATAGAAATAATAAAAATAGATTTAGAAAAATATAAAGAAAATATGGTAAATAAGTATTTCAAAGATCCATATAATTTAACATATATGTTAGAATATAATTAATAAATTTGTTATATTATTATATTATGAATAATATAACAATAATTGGAGTAGGGAGACTAGGCTTAGGGTTAGCATTATTAATAGAAAAAGCTGGTTATAATGTTTTGGGAATTGATATATTTCAACCATATATAGATTCTATAAATTCAAAAACTTTTCAATCAAAAGAACCAGAATATGAAAAACTTTTAAAAGAAACTAAAAATTTAAAGGCAACAACTAGTTTATCCGAAGGATTAAATCATTCTGATACTATTTTTGTTATGGTTCAGACACCAAATTCAGGAACAGATAGATATTATGATCACAATATTTTATCAAATGTTCTCATGAAAATTAATGAGCAAAAGGTTGAAAATAAACATATTATCATTGGCTGCACAGTAATGCCAAAATATATACAGGAAGTTGGCGAATTTTTGTTAAGTGACTGTAAAAACTGCACTCTTAATTATAATCCCGAATTTATAGCTCAAGGAGAGATCATTAATGGGTTTTTGAATCCGGATATTGTATTAATTGGAACAAAATCAGAAGAGTTAGGTGAAAAGTTGAGAGAAATATATAGTAAATTTGTGAAAACAGATCCCCAATATTGTATTATTTCGCCACTTGAAGCAGAAATAACTAAGATTACCATTAACGGATTTATTACTACAAAATTATCGTTTGCAAATATGATTTCTGATGTATGTGATTGTGTTGGCGCTGACAAAAATAAGGTGTTACACTCTGTTGGCAGTGATTCCAGAATAGGAAATAAATATTTTACACCGGGATATTCATTTGGTGGACCATGCTTTCCAAGAGATACAAAAGCTTTAGCTCAATTTGTAGATAAATGTTGGATTAATAATGAATTATTATTAGCTACTACAAAATATAATCAGGAACATGTTAATTTTCAAACCCAACAATTTCTTGATAAGAATCAAGAAGAATATCTATTTGAAAACATATGCTATAAGGAAAATAGTAAAATTCCTATAATTGAAGAAGGCGCGAAGTTAAAAATTGCAAAAAATTTGGTTGAAGCAGGAAAAAAAGTAACGATAAAAGATGAAAAACAATTAATTAATGAAGTAAAAAAAGAATACGGAAATATATTTACTTATTTAATAGTTTAAATATAATACTAAAAATAATGTTATATTTAAATGACCGAAAATAAGCAAGCAAATAAAGATATAGAGGTAATTAAAAAATATTGGAACGAACGTCCATGTAATTTAAACCATTCAAAACTTGAACTTGGTTCAAAAGAATATTTTGATGAAGTTGAAAGAAAAAAACATTTTGTTGAACCGCATATAATTTCTTTTGCTAATTTTTCTAATTATAGCGGCAAAAAAGTATTAGAAATCGGTTGTGGAATTGGAACTGCAACCGTTAATTTTATTAGAAATGGCGCTTATTATACAGGTATAGAACTCTCAGATGAATCATTAAAAATATGTAAACAAAGATTGGCCGTTTATGACTTGTCAGGTGTTTTATATAATTTGAATGCCGAAGATAATATAGATTTTTTGGGTGTTGAATCATTTGATTTAATATATTCATTTGGTGTTATTCATCATAGTCCTAATCCTGAAAAAATTATGGCAAATGCTTATAAATTATTAAAACCCGGAGGCACACTTAAGATAATGGTTTATGCAGAAAATTCGTGGAAAAAAATGTTAATTGATAAAGATCAAGAACAATATGAAGCTCAAAATGGATGTCCTCTTGCTTATACATATACCCATGATGAAGTAAAATCTTTATTGAAAAATTTTAAGAATATACACATAAATCAAACTCATATTTTTCCTTATAAAATAGAACCATATAAGAATAATATCTATGAAAAAGAAGAATGGTTTAAAGTAATGTCAGATACAATGTTTAAAATTTTAGAAGAAAAATTAGGATGGCATTTATGTGTTACTGCTACAAAATAATAAGGTAATTATTTCGGATTATTTTGATAATATTAATATTATATTATCAAAATGAATCGCAAATATTTTGCAACATTTGGAGCTGCAGCTCCTGGAGAACATCGTAAATATTATGATGCTATTAATAGACTAAAAAAACAAGCAGAAAACACAAATTTATTTGACGAAATAATAGTTTATGATGATAAATATTTAAAAAATGATAGTATTTTTTGGAATAAACATGGTGATTTTATAATTAATACTTATCACCCAGAATTTGGTTGTATTGGATATGGATACTGGATATGGAAATCATATATTATATTAAAAAGTTTAGAACAAATGGATGATAATGATATACTAGTTTATTGCGATAGTGGTTGTGAAATTGATAAGAACCCAGATAAATTATCTAATCTTTTTAAATTAACTGAGCAATATAATATAATATATTCTTTACATGGTGCACGAATTAAAGATCAAAATAAAATGGATTTATTAATGCATTTTAATATGTTAGATAAAAATATATTAAATTTACATATGAAAGAAGCTGGATGTATTTCTATTAAAAAGACTTTACAAATGATAAATTTTGTTAAAGAGTGGTATCAAACGTGTTGTCATTATTCTTTATTAGATGATAGTAAAAGTATTAATAATAATTTAAACAGTTTTAAAATACATAGACACGATCAAAGTATATTTAATATGTTATTAATTAAATATGATTTACATAAAATCCCCATTGATATAAAAAGATATATACATTATATCAGAAATAAAACTGGTATTTCTAAAATAGGAAATAATGTTTTATAAATTAATTGTATATATATATATATAAAATTATTTATAATTTTTTACATATTATTCTTATACATATAGGGTTTTCATTTTTATAGATTGCAAAATTTTTATTTTCTTCAATAAATAGTATTTCAAAATTATTATCTTTTAATCTATTTTTTAGATAATCTATATCTGTTAAATTTCTATAATGATTATCTCCTGTATATCTATAATCAGTTTTACCTTTAATACTTCTTGTTTCTATACATAAAAATGTATCTTTTTTATTTATACTTTTCAAAAAAATATCTTGTTGTTCATTCGTAATACTATGAAATGAAAATCTTGAATAAATTAAATCAAACAAAGACTTATCATAATGACAGAAATCGTTAATAAAAAATTTACAATTAGCTTTATCTATTGGTTTATATGATTGATCTATTCCAATAATGTTATGTTTTTTTGAAAAGAAATAAGTATCACGACCAGTCCCGCAACCACAATCTAATATCTTTAAATTATTATATGATTTAAAATATTCCATAATAAATAAAGAAAAGTTTGATGGAGTTTCAAGTAAATTATTTTTATAATAATTTTCCCAATAATTTTTTTCTTGATTATTCATTATATTTAAATAATATAATATAATATTTAAATAAAATTCTAAATATTATAATATATTATAATGACTGGACATAAAATATCTAAAGAGTTATTAAATAATACATTAAAAATAATATTAGAATTGCTTACTGAATATAATATAACAAATTGGTTTGTCGGATATGGAACATTATTGGGTATAGTAAGAGAAAATTCATGTATAGATAATGATGATGATATAGATATTATAATAGATAAGAATCAATTTGATTCTTTAGAAAAAGCTTTACTTAGTAATGGATTTATATTATCAAATAATATAAATGATCGCCGTGGTTATAATAACAAAACTTTCTTAAAAATAACTAGACATTTAACTAAAAAAATTAGTAATATAGATTTTTATTTAGCTACTCTGGATAATGAAGGAAATTTTAATGACACATGGGAGAATGTTATTTGGTCCAAGTGTTATGTTGATAATAATAAGAATTTAATTGAATATGATTGGAATGGATTAAAATTATATTTACCAAATAATTATCAATTAAAACTTCAGAACAGATATGGGGATGATTGGAAAATACCTCAAATGAGTAAAGGCGTTAAACCTCGAAAAAAAATACTTTAAATATATATTTTATTAAAAATAAATAATTTTAACCATAGATTTTTTTATAAAATTTATTTTAATATTCTTTTTTTCACATTCAAAATGTATTAATTCATTAATATTTCTATTATGTTCTGGATGAATTAAACATATCATATTTTTTGTATTTTCTACAAGATTATCAAAAATATTAAATAATTGTTTAATAATTGTTTCAGGCTTTCCATACCAACAATGATCAATACAACGTTCTGCGCCACTTTTATAATAAATATTATCAATTTTAGTATCTAAAATAGGTAAATCAGTTATAAAACATATATCTGGACGAGCTATTATTATATTTGAATATTTATCTATATCATTTAAATTTGATAAATATCTTGCTGCTTGTTGGTATTTATATTGAGCAGGAACACATGTTGATATATTTCCATGATTACGATAAGGTGTTTTATATATGTAAAGAGTATCACTATCTAGGTCTTCAACAAATTTGTCATAATCTTCAACAAAAACGTGTTTTATATTTATAAAATCATATTTTTTATAATATTCCAAAATATCTGATTTTTCTATTTTATCATTCATTCTTTTATGTATATTATGGTTACCATGTCTATTTGAGCTGCCCACTTTATTCCAAGTAAAAATATATAAATCTATACTTTCATTTTTTGCTAAATGTTTTTTATAAGATAAAATTATACTTTGATAATTATATGTTCTCATTTGTCCAATAATTACAAGAGCTAAAGTCATATATAATAAGAATATGATAAATACTATTTCTTTAAACGTATTTCGTAAAAATTAATATTTTTTAATAAGTTTTATATTTAATGAATTTTAAGAAACGTATTGATAATATTGAAGAATTTAAACAACTAATATCACACGAACCTCATTATGGAACTCCTGATTTACCTTTTAGTCAAGAAAAAGATTTTGAAGAATTAGCTGATTTTTTTAAAGGAAAACGAGTTGCTATAGTTGGACCAGCCCCCGATTTAGTAGGACAAAATAAAGAAGAAGAAATAGATAATTATGATATTATTTGCAAAGTTGGAGAAATGTTTAATATAAATGATACTATTAATTATGGAACAAAATGTAATGTATTATTTCTTGGTTGTTTTCCGAATTTAGAAGATCATAAATCACATAAACCAAAAAATATCAATAAAAAAAATATACAAAAAATAATTTGTCCTATAAAATCATGTATCCCTGGAATTTATGATGTTCATAAAAGAGATATTTGGAAACATTATAATTATTTAAAATCTGAACTACCAGAAATAAATTTTTATAATATAGGTATTTTATCGTGTTTATTTGATAATGAAGCTAAAACCAGATCAACGTTGGGAACATTTGCTATAAATTTTTTATTAAAACAAGATTTAAAGGAATTGGGTATATATGGATTTACATGGTATAAAACTAGCGGATATCATTCTCAATATGGACAACAAAATATTGGTAGTCATGGGTATAGTCATAATATAGAAATTAGTTATTTAAAACAATTAATTATTAATAGCAAATTCAAAATATATTTAAATAAAGAAGTAGCAAAAGTTTTAAATTTATAAAAATATAATATAAATATAAAAATATAAAATTTATATTATAAATGACTAATGGTATATTTATAACAGTAAGAACCAATTCAACAAGATTCCACAATAAAGCATTAATTAAGTTAGCAAATGGATTAATGGCAATAGAATATGTTATTTCTAGAATCAAACATTGCCAAACTGATTGTAGAATAATATTGTGCACTACAACAAATTCCGAAGATATTATATTGGAGACTATTGCACACAAATATAATATATTATGTTTTCGTGGAAGTGAAAATGATAAATTATCACGTTGGTATGAGGCGGCTAAAAAATTTAATATTAACTATATAGCCACTGTAGATGGTGATGATGTTTTTACAGAACCATTATTAATTGATTTAGCTTTCAAACAATTAACTGATAATAGATTAGATTTTATTAAAGGTGATCATACAGGGTTAGTTTGTGGCGCTTTTACATATGCATTTACTTATAATGCTCTTCAACGGGTCTGTAATTTAAAAGGTGATTCTGATACAGAAATGATGTGGGTATATTTTACTGATACTGGAATATTTAATATAGAAGAATTAAAAGATGCACCAAAAGAATTTTATAGAAACGATATTAGAATGACATTAGATTATAAAGAAGATCTAGATTTTTTTAATGCTGTTCTTGATAAATTAGAAATAAACAGCAAAGAAGGATATCTATCTTTATATGAAATATTAAATATAATAGATAATAATCCAAGTATAAAAGACATTAATTTTTTTAGACAAGAACAATGGAAAATTAATCAAGAAAATAATACAAGATTAATTGTTAAGAATAGAAAGAAATTTATAGGTAATGAAAATAAATATGTAACTGAAATATTAAATTCTGCTAAATTATCATGCACCTCAGGCAGTTGGACAAATAGTTTAGAGTTAGATTTTGCAAAAAAATTTGATTGTAAATATGGAGTTGCATTTAATTCGGGAACATCAACAATGCATGCTGCACTTATAGCTGTTGGTGTAAATCCAGGTGATGAAGTAATTTCACCAGCATTAAGTGTTATAATGAATACATCTACAACAATTCATGCAAATGCAATTCCTGTTTATGTAGATATTGATCCAGAAACATTTTGTATAGATCCAAAAAAAATAGAAGAAAAAATAACATCAAAAACAAAAGCTATATTTATAGTAAATGTATATGGTCTACCGTGTGATATAGATGAAATAATGGAAATTTCAAAAAAATATAATATTCCTGTAATTGAAGATAATGCCGAATGCTTTCTAAGCACATATAAAGGAAAAATTGTGGGTTCTCATTGTCATATATCAAGTTTTAGTTTTGAAAATTCTAAACATATTTCATGTGGTGAAGGTGGTATAATTATAACAAATAATGAAAAATATGCTAAATCTTGTAGAAAAGTAGGAGGACATGGTTTTAAATCATTAGAAGCAGATAATGGAGCCGTTAAAAAGGATAAAAATTTGTTACAACATCCAAGTTATGAGAGACATGATGAAATTGGTTGGAATTATAGATTACCTGAAATTAATTCAGCAATAGCGTATGCTCAATTAGAAAGACTTGAAGATATTGTTCAATTACGTATTAATTCTGCTAATATATTTTTAGAAGTAATTAAAGATTGCAAATATTTAATACCACAAAAAACCCCAGAAGACAGAACTAATTCTTATTGGGCATTAGGAGTAATTTATAATGGAGAAAAAGAGATAGGGATTTCATGGTATGATTTTAGACAAAAATATATAGAATTAGGTGGAGATGGAATATATGGTGCTTGGCAGGTTCCATATAATGAACCCGTAATGACAGAAAGAAATTTTGTTAAAAGGAATCCTGAAATATATAAAGATATTTACTATCAAGAAGGATTATGTCCTATAGCAGAAGATATACAAAAAAAATTAATGGTTTTTAAAACAAATTATAGAAATTTAGATTTAGCAAAATATAAAGCTTATTGTTTGAAAAAAACTATTGAATTTTACAATTAAATAAAATTATTACTATTATAATAATTTATAGTTTTATATATTTTTTTTCTAATATTTCTAATATACTATCAATATAATATAATTTATACTTATATTCTATTAAACCATGTTTAAATTTATATAAATTATTTAATGATTTAAATATATTATGATTTTTGGTAAAGTTATCAGCCTCAGTAATATCTATATGTTCTTTCTTAAAATCTTCAATTGTTGCTGGCTTATTCGGGCTGTTCGCGTTTCTAGAATCTTTATATTTATACATAAACATATAATAATCAGTATTATAAATATCATTTATATTAAAATGTTTATCGTATAAATAGTTACAATTATTATCATGATAATATCTAATACCAGTTATATAAAATTCTGTATTTTTCAGATATTCTACTTCATTAAAATAAATAAGACATACATCAAGTAATAACATTTCATAATCTTTATTTTTTATATAAAATTCTTGAACATTGTCTAATAAAAATTTTTCATTTAATCCTTTATCCTTCCATAACTTTTTATAAAAATTACGTTTATTTCTAGTATATAATATTATTTTTATATTTTTGTTTGTTAATTGATTTAATATTTTGATAATACTAACGCATTTCCAATGTGTTAAATATGGGGTCAAAAATAAATATATATTTTTAAATTTATTAGAACAAAATTTATCTAATTCATATACATTTTCATTAAATAACACTAAATAATCATAGTCATAAATATTAATAGTATTTTTTTATTTTGTTTTTGCGGGCCCATATATTAATAGTTTAAGCTTTTTACTTTCATCCATATAATTATATTAAATATAATAAATATAATAAATATAATATAAATAACATTTATTCTATTAGTTATATTATGTCTATATTACTAACTGGCTCTTCAGGATTAATTGGAAATTATTTAAAAGAACATTTATCAAATACTTATGATATTATAGAGTTAGATTTTAATAATGAACCATCAATAGATGCTAGAAATGAAGATTCTGTAAAATTATTCTTTGATTCATTAGAAAATAATAAAATTAAATATATTATTAATTGCATTGGTATCCCAGATGCAGTTCCATTAGAAGCAGAAAATATACTAGATATTGATATAGATTATTTTAAAAAAATGGTAGATATTAATTTAAATGCTGTATTTATAATTATTAAAGAGTGTTATAGAAAATATAAACATGAATTAGAGCATATAATAAATATATCCAGTTTATATTCAGTTGTCTCTCCGCGAACAGATTTATATAATGGAAAAATTAAAAATCCAGCATATACAGCATCTAAACATGGACTTATTGGATTGACTAAGCATTTAGCTGTAATTTTAGCACAAGATGATATAAAAGTGAATTGTATAGCTCCTGGCGGAGTTCAAGAAACTATTAATGATAAAAAATTTATTGAAAAATATAATAATCAAGTTCCTTTAAAAACTACTATACCATTAAATCAAGTTTTAAAAACGGTTGAATATTTATTTAATATGAATACTATAACTGGACAAAATATTATAATAGATGGTGGTTACACATTAATTTAAATATTTTGAACGTAATATTATATAAAATTATATCTTAACATATAATATATGTTTAATATTGTGGAGTATCCAGTTCCGCAAGATTATTTTAAGAGTAATAATCAATCTATAGAAATTGCCAAAAAACGTCATTCAGGGAATCAAAAGCAGTTAACTGAAGTTGGCAGAGAAGATTTGTATTGGTTATGGGAAATTGTCCAAAAAATAGGAAAGGGTAAAATGGTAGAATGTGGAGTTGCTAGAGGTGGATGTTTAGCAATATGTAGTAAAGCTAATCCAGAACTTAACATAATTGGGTTGGATTCTTGGGAAGGTATGCCAAATATTACTAACAGAGATAATAGGAATATTTGTCTTCCACAAGTTGGAACAACCTGGGGAACAATAGACGATGTATATAATAGTTTTAAAATAATAGGAGCATCTACAGATAAATTAACTTTGATAAAAGGATTTGTACAAAAAACTATACCAACAAACTTAGAACTTTTTCATGATCTTGACATTCTTAGAATTGATACAGATTTTTATGAATCTGTTAAATTTTGTTTAGACACTTTATATGATTATGTTAAACCTGGTGGTCTTGTTATTTTAGATGATTGGGGATTCAATCCAGACGGTGTCCAAGGTGCTGTAAACGACTTTTTTAAAAGTAAAAATATTAATCCAGAAATACAAATACATAAATTAGATACTTTATGGCATCAAGGAAGGTATAAAGGACCCGCAAGATTTTGGAAACCGAAAATAATATAATACTTATAGTTAAATTTACTTAAAATTTTTAATTAATATAATATATGGATCTAAAATTTTATAATCTTGAAACCATAAAAAATATTGATATACAGTTTCAAGATATATATTTTACACCAGAATATGGTAAAGCGTGTGAATATTCAGATAATGCTGAATGGGAATTATGTCAATATAAAGATTTAATTTATGTTTATTTAAAAAAACAATATAATTATGATAATATTATATACTATGATTTAATAACCCCATATGGTTATAGTGGTTATATTTTTTATGATAAAAAAATATATGATGAATTTATAGAACTATTTAGAGCAGAAGCAAAAAAAAAGAATTATATTACAGAAGTTGTAAGACAAAATCCTTATATTAAAGAGTTAGTGCTTACATATGATATAATTGTATCTAGAAAAACTATAGGAATTAATTTGGAAGAATATATTAATTTTGATAATTATTTAAACAATACACATAAAGATAATAGACGAGGCTACTATATTGCTATAAAAAATAATATCAAACACGAAATTGTAGATTATAATGAGGAAAGTTTAAATAGTTTTAAATTTATTTATGAAAAAACAATGGATTATTTAAATTCTAATAAATATTATTACTTTAATGAAAAATACTATAATAGTTTATTTAATTTAAAAAATAATATAATGATTATTAATATTAAATTTCATGATCTAATTATTGCATCTGGTATAATTTTTAAATATAATTATACTTTGCATTATCATTTGGGTGGTTCTTTATTAGAATATCGTAATCTTAGACCTAATAATTTTTTACATTGTCAAATTATAAAATATGGAATAGAAAATAATTACAAACTATATCATTTAGGTGGTGGATTGAAAGATAATGATACTTTATATGAATTTAAAAAAAAAATAGGTAATTCTGTATTTGATTATAAAATTTACAAAAATGTTCTAAATAAAGAAATATATGATAAAATTATTAAAAATTATAAAAAAAATGATTTTTTTCCAATTCATAGAAAATAGTATTAATAATAATTTATTATTATTATAGAAATAATAATATTTATGATATATTAATTTAAATAATTATATACAACCATATATAATATGATTGTATATAATATTAAAAATAAAAATTTACAAAATAATATACACGACTCTATAAAAATTGTTAGTTTTAATGAAGTAATAAATTTTAATAAAATAGATAATTTAGATATTAAACTAGGTATTAAACTAGGTATTATTATAAATAAATTAGATGAATTAATTACTATAACAAATATAAATATTTTTAATGATATACAATACTTTATTATAGATCATTTATTAATAGATAATGAAAATGTTCATTTAATATTTTTCGTAAATAAAACTATTTTTGTTAATTTTAGTGATAATGAAAACATTACTAAAAAAATTTTTTTAAATCCCATGGTTGAAGGAATATATAATATTCCTCAAAACTTTGATATTAATAATTTTAATAATTATAAAACTGAACTTAACCAGCAAATTGATATATTAAATAAAATTTGTCATATTAATGTATGTAAAATAATAGAATACTTAGAATTAAACATTGAAGATTGCTTTAATATACTGAAAGACAAATTAAATTTGGTTTGGAAATATTATTTATGCTATAGTATTACTAATTTACCTGATATAATACTTAATGATTCTAATAAAATAATTGAATTATATGAGAATATATGTTCATATCTAGGACAGATATTTTATACTCAACCTGTAAATGATAAAACTACAAATTATAGTAATTCAAGAGATATTAAATATACTCCAGGAAAAAACTCATTTTATTTATCTAATATAAGACAACCATTACACAATGATTACGCATATTACCCAATTGATAAAACACCAGATTGGTTAACACTTTATTCATTAGAACAAAGTGAGTATGGTGGATACACCTCTCTTTTGACAGTAAAAACTTTAAGAGATATTTTATTAAAATATGATAAAGATCTTTATCATGAACTAATTAATAAAAAAATAACATATAAATATGAAGATATAAATATTGAGGTTATTCATGAAAAGTTATTACTTACAAAAGATAATATTATTAATTGGAATTATTATCAATTAAAACATGAATATAATAATGAAGATATTCAAAAAACTAAGGCTAAATTTTTTAACTTTTTAGAAAATAAAATTACTAATGGTAAAATATATGATTTTATAAAAAAATGGAATAAAGGAGATGCTATAATATTAAATGATCATTTAATGCTTCATGAACGTTCTGCGTTTTTTGGTTCAAGATGGCTAAAAGATAACCCATTTATTGATTTAAATTTTCCATTACAATCATAATTAATATCTATAAATTATTTAATTATGATACATATTTTGTTCAACTTTTAACGCATTATTTTTACCATCGTATGTGTTGTTATATACTTTTTTGTTCCGATCTGGATCAACATATGTATCATAATTAATCTTTAATACTTCGAAATATTCTGGAAAATATTCAAATACTTCTTTATATGCTGAACGACCACAATAATGATATAAAGATATATTATCTTTTCCAAATACATTAACTTTAGTATTTCCTGCTATATAGTTTATTCCTGGTTTAAACGGTTTCCAATTATCTGATAATTTAATTAATGCCAAAGATTGGGCTAATTCAATACCCATTTGATTATGATTTATTACATTATCAAACGCTAAATCATATGCGTGTTTATAAGAATTTACAAATTTATCACACAAATTTTCTTTTATTAAATATGCACCCGCATTAAAATATGGAAATAGAACTTTATAATTTGTAGGATTAGATATATAATAATTAAATGCATTTTTATTTCCAGAATGCTGATAATTATAGTTGTTTAAATTAACATTAAACTTGTAGTTTTTATTTATCAAATTCATTTTATCCATTTGTAGTGGTTCAGTAAACATGGCTTGCCAATCACAACTTAAATCTAAAATTAATTCTTTATGGGCAATTACATCACAATCTAATATTAACCGATGCGTTCCTAGCTGTGGTAATTTATATGTTAATGCTGCACAACGACACAAATAAGGAAGTTTACTATGATCTGGTTCGCATGGTATTAAATTAATATCTAGTTTTAATAACTTATTGTAATCGGTTTCATTAAATTTATAATCTTTATTATAAAATAAACTAATATCATAATTAAAATTAGTCCAATTTTTTTTGATAGAATGATACGCTACCAAAAATTGTTGTACGACAGTGATACTCTTATAAGTAGTATTTATTATACGAGTATTTTTTTCATAATTTGGCGTCACAAAAAAAACAATATTAATCATATATATTTAATATATATATATATATAATTAATAAATATATAACGTATAAAATACTATAAAAATATTATTTACTTATTTATATGTCTAAATATATAAATTGGGTCAATAATAAAAGTATAAATTTTATAAAAGTTAATGAACTTATGACATCAAGTATAACTTCTGGAAGATTTACGAATTATGGTCCAAATGTGCAATTATTAGAACATACTTTAAGAAGGATTTTAAAAATACAAGAGAATAAATCTGTTATTGTTGTATCAAATGGATCTACAGCATTACAAGTATTGGCTTCTGGTATTGAAATCTATCATAATACAACAATACAGTGGGCAACACAAGCATTTACATTTCCTCCTACTATACAAGGAACACTTAAAGAAACTAAAATATTAGATATAGATTTAGACGGAGGACTTGATTTGGAAGAAATTACTGATGATATAGACGGTATTATTATAACAAATGTATTTGGAAATGTAGTAGATATTAATAAATATGAAGTATGGGCTAAAAATCACAATAAATATCTTATTTTTGATAACGCAGCAACACCTTATACCTTTTATAAAGATATTAATGCAATTAATTATGGTATTGGGTGTGGTATTAGTTTGCATCATACAAAACCACTTGGTTTTGGAGAGGGGGGGGCAATTATAGTTGATAAAAAATATGAAGGAATAATACGAAAATTAATTAATTTTGGTATAGATTTAGATTCTAGCAGTTTTTGTCACCGTTTAGGAAATAATTATAAAATGTCAGACATAGCAGCTGTATATATTATTCAGTATTTAGAAAATTTTAACCAGATTGTTGATACTAATCATAATTTATATAAATATTTATGTAAACAAATAAATGATAAAAATATAACAAAATTTAAATTATTACCAAGTTTTCATGATACTGTAAATATATTACCGGCTTGTTTTTGTTTATTATTTGAAAAATATGATAATAAAATTATAGAAATATTACATAATAATGATATTTTTTCAAAAAAATACTATCATCCACTAAAATCATGTGTAAATACAAATATTATTTATAATAAAATTTTGTGTATTCCATGTAATTTAGATATGACAACTAATGATATAGATAAAATTTTAGATATAATTATAACCTTTGACTCGTAACTAAATTATTAGGTATAATTATTTTCTTAAACTATCTCGTTTGCTATTTTCTCCTTCAAATTGTAATCTTTTTTGTGGCTCATATTGACATGCTTTTTCTATTGCTTTTATATCATTTACTAACATAAATAACCCGATCGGTTCAATTGAAGATTTTTGATCGCTCCCCCACATATTTCTATCTAAAGTAATATGTCTTTCTATCCATGTTGCTCCTAATGCAATCGTTGCTGTTGTTGTTTGTAATCTATATTCATGCCCACTATATCCAATTTCTTTATTATGATATTTTTCTTTCAACCAAGTAATATATCTTAAATTTAATTCTTCTTCGGGACATGGGTATGTAGAGTTTGTATGCATAATTACATCTGGATTACATGTTTCGACACATGTTTCTATTTCTTCTTCTGTGCTCATACCAGTGCTTATAATTAGTATTTCAAATGCTTTTCTAGCTGCTTTACATAATTCAAGATCTGTAATTAAAGCACTACCAATCTTTGCAATATTACAATATTTTGCCATTACAGCTACACTATCTAAATCCCATACACTTGCAAAAAATTCTATTCCAATTGATTTACTAAATTCACATAATTCTTTTATTTGTTCTTCACTAAATTCAAGTTTATATTTATATTCTAAATATGACATTTCACCCCAAGGTGTATCTCGGCGCTTACTTTTCTGATGTTCTGGAACACATACATCTGGGTTTCTCTTTTGTATTTTTGCATAATCACAACCTGCAACTTTTGCTAACATAATCATTTTCTTACAATCTTCTATTGACCCATTGTGATTAATACCGATTTCTGCAATTATTTTAACCATTATATAAATTATAAAATATATATAAACTTTATAATTTAAACTCATTTAATTAATTTATCTATTCCTTGCTAAAATCCTATCTTAATTTCACAATTTTCATTAAATTTTATTCCTTCAAACTGTAATTCAATATCTTGTGAATTATACTTTTCAAAAAATTTATTTATAAAATTTGATCCAATAAATCCAGCGCCTCCTGTAACAAAAATATTCATATATTATATTCTAAATCTTCTATTTATATAAATATTTTATTTCTTTTATTTGTTTATGAAAGAAATAAAAAAGTTTTATTAATTTAAAGGGTTTAATGTATTGCCATTACATATGTTTTTGATAACCTTCTCTCTATTTTTCTCTATTGAATTACTAGTTTCCTTTACTATTTTTAAGAATTCATCCTGTTCCTTTTCATTTGTCATATAATTTGGGTGTTGATCAACCCAATTTTTTATATTTTTAAATTGTTTGGCTTCTATCTTTTTTATAGCATCATTGATTTTACTTTTATTAGAATCACATACCCATTCATCTGTTTTTATATATAATGTTTCTCTCTTCTTATCTGTGCAATTCAATGGTCTTTCATAAATAGAGAGACGGTTCATATTATCCATAATTATATCAGTGACGCCCTGTACTTGCTCTTTGTCTCGTGTAGTTAAAAGATTTTTAATAGAAACTTCAATCCCTTCAATAAATTGATCCATAGAAAGAGCATCTTTACATTTTTCATTAAGAAATACATTGATATTAAATTTTTGTTTAATATTATTATTATTATTACCAATTAAAGGAACCATATTAGAAATTTGTTTTCTTAGCTCTTTGTTCTCTTCTAATAATGTATTTTTTAAATCTTGATTTTCATTAATCAATTTACATACCAGATTTTTCATTTCATCCTTATTTTCGTTTTGTATAATAATATTCTCATTATTAATATTGTTACACGATTTACGGTGTGTATACAATCCTTGTCTATATTTATATTCTTTTCCACAATCACATATATATCTTTTATTCTGAAAAACGCCAGCGTCACTATTCTGTCACTGACCGTGTTTTTTCGTTTTAAGATGGTTTTTATAATCACTTAATTTATTACTTTTATAGTCACAAAATATACATGTAAATTTTTTGGCGGTTTTTGGCGGGTTTTCTGTAATCATTTGTAACTATTTTATAGTTACATAAAAACCACTCTAAATTATTTTAAAAAATCAAAAAAAAGTTTCAGTAACACTTTTATAATTAAAAAATCTGTAGTAAGTATAACTTTGTCTAAATTAAAGTTTTCAGTTTGAATAAATGTTGACTCAATTAGTGGTTTATTAATAAATTTCTTTACATTCTTTTTTTTGAAGTCTGACAGAGTTTTTTCGCGCTGTTATAATACCCCAAAATAACATATTATATAATTGTAATAAAACTGTTTAAATATTTTTACATGGATATATTAAATATTTACACCAAATAGTATTTTGATATATACCACCAAGTGGATGATTAGGATAAACATGTCCTATTATATCTTTACTAGTATATGTTCTAAAATTACTTTTATGATGATGTATTAATTTAATATCAAAACAAGGATTAAAAATAACATAATTTAATTTTTCAATAAAAAAAATAATTAATAATGCCTCTATACCCGGAGTATTTTGTGGATAATCTATATATGTTAAATCTATATTTTTAACTTTATTATTTAAAATATCACTTTTCATAATGAATGCATCATGAGAACCTAGATAATTATCTATTAATGGTTTATTATTATGGTCTTCATGTCTAGTTAAAAAAAAACAATTAAAATCATTTAATTTATTTAATATTTGTTTATTAACCAAAAAAAATTCAATATCACTATTGCATATACAAACTATTTTATTATTAAAATTTTTAATAAGTTCTATTAAATATTTATATGTCGGTTTATTATTATAAATAATAATATTTAATTTTTTGGTGTAATTATTATCTAAAAAATTTTCTTTTTTAAAAATAGTTAGATCTTTTTCTGTAATAATTAAATTGATTTTTTCTATAAAATCTTTTTTTATATTATTTTTTATACTTTCTTTTAATTCATTTAATCTTTGTAAATTAGATGGATAATAAAAACTTGTTATTAGTTCCATATATATTAATATATGAAATATATTTAAATATAAATATATGGAATATATTAATATATATGGAAAATATATTAAATTCTATAAAAAAGAGTGTTTGGATTCAGATAGGAACTAATAATGGCATTGACAATTTTAGAAAATATGTTAATGAATATAAACCTAAAAAAGTTGTTTTAGTCGAAGCCAATTCTTCACTTATACACGATATACATAAAAATTATGATACTATAAAGAAATATACAGAAGTAATTATAGTTAATAAAACAATTTATACAGAAAATAATAAAGAGGTATCATTATTTTTACCTGCTAAAAATGGAATATATGGAAATCCAGGCGTTCAACCAGATAGACAGCAAGGGAATCATACATATACAAATGCTCATTTTTCTTTATTACCAATGAATGATTGGGGCGAAAAAAAACATATGATAGAAATTAAATCAAATAGTATTACATTTCACATGTTATGTCAAGAATTAAATATAAAAATTATAGACTTTTTACAAATAGATACAGAAGGATTCGATTCTGAAATAATTAAATCTATAAATTTAAATAATATTAATATTTCTGTAATAAGATATGAAAAATGGCCTTTTAAAGAAGAATGTTTTTCTCGTTATAATAATGAAAATAAAGATAAATACGGATTAAATGGAATGATATGTGTTAAAGATAAATTAGAAAAAAATAATTATAAATTATATGATATAAAGGATAAAGATGGTGATGATATTATAGCAATTAAAAATTAATTTGGAATAATATTATAAATTTCTAGGTCTTTGTCTATTTCAACAAAATTAATATTTTGCTTTTTTTTAAAAACATATAAAGTATCTATATATTATTATTTGGTTGATAATAATTATGTATCAAAATAAAGTAATTATTATTAATTTTTTTACTGCTTTTAATATGGACTCTACTCTAAATATACGAACAATTAAAACTAAATATACCATTAATATAAATATAAAACTGTATCAGGTATGGCATAATAAATATAATACAGAATTAAGAAAACTAAATCCAGAATATAAATCTTTTTTTATATTATTTTTTATACTTTCTTTTAATTCATTTAATCTTTGTAAATTAGATGGATAATAAAAACTTGTTATTAGTTCCATATATATTAATATATGAAATTAATTTAAATATTAAATATTTAAATATATATTATAAAAAATGCTTATAAAAATGTCAGAATTAATACAAAAATTTAATATTAATGTTACAGGAATATTACATATAGGGGCACATACATGTGAAGAATTATCAGCATATTTACAATTAGGTATAAATATTAATAATATTTATTGGATTGAAGCTATTCCTGAATTAGTTAAAAAAAATAAAAATCAAAATCCACTTTTAAATATATATCAAGCAGTAATTTATGATACAGACAATACAGAAGTAGAATTTAATATTACTAATAGTGGTGGAGATAAAAATAATCTACAAAGTTCATCTATTTTAGATTTTGGTACACATGAAAAACATCATCCACAAGTAAAAATTGTAGATAAAATAAAATTAAAAACATCTAGAATGGATACAATTATAAAAAAATATAATATAAATATGAATAATGTGAATTTTATAACTTTAGATATTCAAGGAGTAGAATTAAGAGCATTAAAATCAATGGAAAAATATTTAGAAAATATAAATTATATATTTACTGAAGTTAATATAGAGGAAGTTTATAAAAACTGTGACAAAATGCAAGATTTAACTAACTATTTATCAAATTTTGGATTTAAATTAGGAGATGCTCGTATATTTAAACAATTTGGGTGGGGAGATGCGTTTTATATTAAACAAAAAAAATAATAAATATATATTTTAAATATAAATATATATTTATAATTATAAATATATGGATAATATTATAAAAATATTTTCAAATACTGAAGATTTAACCGAAGGTATATATGGTCAATGTTTAACTTGGTTATTACAAGTATTATACTATCTTGAAAAAAATAATATATATAATATAAACAATAATAATACAAAAGTTATTTTTGATATAAATACTCTAAATAATAAAAATTTAATACCAAAATTCATCCAACCAAAAAAAATATATGATATTGATAAATCATTTGAACCTATTAAAATATCACTAAAAAAATATATACTAGAAAATAATCCTAGGTTTGAAGTCAATATAGAAAGTTTTAAAAAAGCGAATAGAATTTTCAATAAATATTTTAAATTTAATGATTTTATTATAGATGAGGTTAATAAATTGAATATTAATAATAAAACATTAGGGATTCATTATCGTGGGACAGATAAAAACTATGATATGTCGCAGGCAAATTATGTAACGAAAAGAGAGATGATATCAATTGTTAAAGATTATATGGAAAATAATGACATTGAACAAATATTTTGTTGTAGTGATGAACAATCATTCATAAATGAAATCATGTTATTATATCCTAATAAAGTAATAGAATACAAACAAACTAGATCAAATATATCCTCGCGTTTTGGTTTTTTTAGAAATGGTCAAAATAGTAGCAATATGGCTATGGATAAATTGACGTATTCTTGTATAATTGATATGTTGGCGTTATCTAAATGTAGTACAATTATTAAAACATCAAGTGCTTTATCTTCTTTTTCAAAAATATTGAACCCTTATGTTAAGTTGTATACAGTTTCCGCTATGAAACAGCCTTGGTTTCCTGCCGCTGTGGCTGAACGATACAAATCAGAATCACAGGAAGTTATAAATATTTTAAATAGGACAATGATAAATGATTCTTATAACAAATAGTTTTTGGTATGTCAGGAAGACTATAAAGTAGCTGGTTGCCTTTCTCTATATTTTGTTTTGATTAGTTTATTTTCTTTACACATCTTTTACGAAGGTTACATCTTGAATAATTCGAAGACATTTCATCATAAATTGAAGTTTCATCAATACTAATAATTTTTTCCAATGAATACACGAAGGTGGGTGTTTTTAGTAAAATATTATATTATTTATAAAATATTTAAATAAAAATTTTATTCCAATTTTCTGGGAATAAATCTCTAGTTGAATTGTTACATTTTGGTCCAAACCAAACATTAGGATAACAAATAATTTTTTCAGAATTTGAATTAAAATATGCTGCCCACCAACTAAAAGTGCTATTTGCTATAATATTATGATAACAACAACTCATAAGTAGTAATTGTTCCCAATCTTCTATCTCATAAGAACATTGTATAAAATTTAATTGAGGATATGATTTTTTTATATTATTAATCATATTTTCTACAATATAATTGTCTTGTTCTTCATTAAAATACAAAACAGTATCGCAAGTATTGTCTTTTTCCAAAATATTTTTTATAGCATTTATGTAATATTTATTATTTAATACAGGTCCATGTCCTTTATTATTTTTTAAATCGCCGATTCTAAAATGTAAACTAATAACTTTATCATTAAAATATTCTTTATATTTTTCTTTTATTTCTGCTTTCTGTTTATCAAGTTCTATTATTTCAATTATAGACTTATAATAATTTTCAAAATATTTTGGCGATTGATAATAACCAAATAATTTAAAATCTTTATTAATATATGGAATTTTATTATATGTAAATATTGGCTCATTATACGTTAATATATTTATATTAACACATGTAAATTTTGAGAGATTAATAAAAAAATTTTCCCAATATGTTGGTCTTAAACTTTTGTTATCAACAGGAGAAACTTTATCGCACTTAGCTTTTACAATTTTAAAATCAAGATTGTTTTCAAGAGCATAAGAAATACCGCAAAAAATTTGAAATAATTGGTTACCTAGACCACCCATTAATTCTATATAAATCATTTTTTAAATGTTATATTTTACAATGATGTTTTTAATTACATTCACATCTTATTTACATATTTCATACTTGTATCTAATGTATTATTTAATTCATTTAATTTCAATATTTTATCCAAATACTGACTTCTTTTATTTTTACTCTTTTCATCTACTAATGAATTACTATAAAGATTTAGATTCTCCAATATCTCTAACTGTGTATTATCATAAAGATTAACTATCAAACTTTCTATCTCACCTTTATATTTTCCAGGTAATAAACTATCTGTTTTTGTATCATTTAAATTTTTTATTTCACTTCCCAATTCGGCAAAGTAATTCTTTGGAACCACTCGTCTATTAGGATTAGCTAGTCCTTCTATTACATATGACTGATTGTATAGACACATGCCACTAACCGAAACACTTAACACCAATATAACAACTATAATCATAAATTTACTAAATGTGCTGTCAAACATCTATATATTATTATTCTATATTTATTTTATCTTTTTCTAATAATAATTCTTTTATATTTGCTATTACATTTTTACTTAATTTTCTAGTTTGATTTTTAGCTGAAATCTTAAAATTATCTAGGCATTGATTGTCTTTTTCTAATCTATCCACCAATTTTTTTACTGTTCCAAATTCTAATATAATTGATTCAGCTATAGTTGAACTAACCCCTGGTATTTGTGCCAACATTATTTGATTGATGTTTTCACTAGTTATATTTGATTTTTTATTACTTTTTATAACATCCTGATAATTCGTAACTTTTCTTCCACCACTCTTATTATCACTTTTACTCTTTTCTAGCTTATTAAAAAATCTTATTATAAACTCACAGCTCTCTAACCATCCAACACATTTTAATATGTTAAAACCTTTATAATATGATAATGATAATATAGATGAAAACAGCATCTTACATAGTGTATCATTATTTTTATTTATAAAATCTAATGTATTGCCCTCCAATAAATAATATTTTTTATTATTATCTATTGGATATTCTGATAATCTCAATGATTGCTCCGCATATCGCCCATCTTTTATACTTGCTATTAAATCACTCAATGATTTTCTCTCTAATATTAATATTACATTACCACTATCATCCAGAATATGATAATCCCCTATATCTAAATTCAATAATTCCACTTCACTAACTTTACTTTTTAAATGTTCTATTATCTCTTTCGGTTCTCTATTATCTATTAACAATTTCATAATAGTATTTTAAATCTGATTACGTTTATTTTCTTTTTTAATTTTTTTAATTTTTACATATTTTCTCTCTTTTCTCTCTTTTCTCTCTTTTTTGTGACTGAGAAATTTTTTCTGAAAAAAAACGTTAAAAACAGAGCATTCTCAGTAAGCCTATAAAATAGTGTAAATTCTCAGTCACAACTTTTTTCTAATTCTTGGATCGATTTTTCATTTTTGGACATTCTTTTTATGTCCAATTTTTAAAAATGGATTTGAAAATCCAAAAAAATGAAAAAAAAAACGGTTGTGATTGAAAAGCTCTAATTACAAAAATTTTAATTTTAATTTTGTTATGATATTTTTTTTTTTCAAAATTTAGAAAGATTTTGTTAATTTTATATATGGTACCATCGGGTTACAAAAAGTCGCGAAAAGTCGCGCAAAATTTTTACTGCAAATTTTGTGACTATGAATGCTGCAAACCCAATGATTATAAAAAACACCTTTTAACCGATAAACACCAAAAAGCCCAAAATGGTACCAAAATGGTACCAAAGTCGCGAAAAGTCGCGCAAAACGAAAATGAACCGGTTTTAGAGTATAAATGTGATTGTGGAAAAGTCTATAAGTACAGACAAGGTCTCTATCGTCATCAGAAGACCTGTAAAGTAATAAATGAAGTTATTGATGACAATATTGGCATGATAACAAGTGTTACAACAGCAGATTTACAAATTGGAAATTATAAAAATAATGAAGAAAATAATGGAGAAAATATAGATTTGAAGAATATGGTAGTAAAATTAGTGAATGATAATAGTGAGATGAAGAATATAATAATGAACCAGCAAAAACAGATAGGAGAATTAATACCAAAAATAGGTAATACGATAAATAATACAACAAATAAGACAAAATTAAATATTAATGTTTTTTTGAATGAGCAATGTAAAGACGCAATAACAATGAATCAATTTATCGACCAGATAGAAGTATCAATGAAAAATTTATTAACAACGAAAAATAAGGGAAGTGCGGAAGGAATTACAGATATAATAATAGAAAATATGAATAAATTATCATTATATGAAAGACCATTGCATTGTACGGATGTGAAGAGGGAAACATTATATGTTAAAAATGAGGAATGGGAAAAAGATAATAGTAAGGATTGTATAAATAATGCAATAAGAAAAATAGAAAATAAGCAGTTAAAAAATATACAAATGTGGTTAGATGAACACCCAGATTGGGAAGGCAATCCTAAATTACAAGAAGAATATATGAAACTAGTTAAAAACTGCACAACTAGTCTAGAAGAGAATGGAGAAGAAGATAAAGTACGGAGAAAAATATGCAATGAACTGTATATACAAAATAATGATTGAAAGAGAAAACAATTGATTTTTTAAAAAATTGATAGTAAAAAAATATAGATATAAAATTTATATCTATATTTAATGCCACAATGGCAATTTAAATTATTTGAATTCGATATAATTGATAGTTATCCACATGATCGCGAAGAATATCAAAGAGGACGTGATAATAAAAAATTTATTGTTCAAATGTTTGGTATTGACACACAGGGTAAAACAGCTAGTATTTTTGTAACAGGATTTGACCCCTTCTTCTATGTTAAAGTCCCGGACGATTGGAATGATAGCAATGTAATGGAATTTACTAATTTTGTAAAAGGTAAAATGGGGCATTTTTATGAAGATTCATTAGTGAAACCCAGACTATTAAAAAGACAAAAACTTTATGGGTTTGATAATAAGAAACTTCATAATTTTATAAAATTTAAATTCAAAAATATGAATGCTTTTAATAAGGCAAAAAATATATGGTTTAAAGACACGTCAACACCAACTCAATTTAGTAGAACACTTATAGATGGTGGTATAGAATATGGCGATGAACGTTTGGAATTATATGAGGCACAGATTCCACCATTGCTGCGGTTATTTCATATTCAAGAAATTAGTCCTTCTGGATGGATAGCTCTCCAGAATAATCGATTTACTGAGCACAAGAAAAAGACAACAACTTGCGATTATGAATTTTCCGTAAAATATAGTGATATTGTTGGATTGAGTAAACGTGAAGCCAATGTTCCATATAAAATTATGAGTGTAGACATTGAAGCATCTAGTAGTCATGGTGATTTTCCATTACCCAAAAAGAACTATAAAAAATTAGCAACTAATATAATTGATATTTTACAGGAAAAAAATATTACACCAGATAACCATTTACTTGGTGAATATGTTTATAGTGCATTCAAAAATTCCAATATTGAATATAGAATTAAAGGCATTGATATTGTATATCCAAAGAAAGAACCAAGTAGTGAAGAGCTGGATTTATTTGTAACAGAATGGCTAAATAGTTGTCCTGCTAAATATGCAAAAATGAAATTTGAAGAAGAGCTGAAAAATCAGTTAATGGAAATGGAGGAAAAAGGCAATGAAGACGATGAAGAAAATGATGATGATGCAGCTGGCGCAGAAGATGGAAAACCCGGAGTTATGGAAGAAAAAGAAACATTCTATGCATTTAAATTTAATAAGCGAGCACCCAAAAAATATACAAAAAAGGAAGCCACTATTCTTGATATGCTTCTAGATAACGAAGCTGAAAGAGAGACTAAAATTCAAGGATTAGCAGACACATTAACTGCTATCTTTCCTGAACTCAAGGGCGATGAGGTAACTTTTATTGGTACATCATTTAGACGCAATGGAGAAATTAAACCATATCTTAAACATTGTATTGTTGTAGGTGATTGCAATGACATTGATGGAGCGGAAGTGGAATGTTATAAAACAGAACGTGAAGCTTTGCTTGCATGGACAGCTTTAATGCAAAGAGAGGACCCAGACATAGTAATTGGATATAATGTTCATGGTTGGGATTATGGATTTATGTATGAACGTAGTCAAGAGTTAAATTGTGTAAAACAATTTCTTAGACTATCAAGAAATAAAAATGAGGTATGTTTAAAGCAAGATTGGAAAACAAAAAGAGAAACGATTGAAGAGAGCACGCTGGTTATTGCAAGTGGCCAGTATGATTTAAAGTATTATAAAATGACTGGTAGATTACAAATTGATTTCTTGAATCTATTTAGACGGGAAGAACAATTGCCTAGTTATAAATTAGACTATGTTTCTGGTCATTTTATTGGAGATGATATTAAAGCGGTGGAAACCCCCGCACCCCCGACAGAAGAAAACCAGAACCAACTAAAATATACAACAATAAAAACCAAGAATCTTATTGGTATTGAAAATGGAGATTATATTGTAATTGAAGAAATTGGACATACAACAGATCTTTATCAAGGAGGAAAGAAGATGAAGATTAGTAACCTGGATGAAAAAGCAGGAACATTTACAGTAGATGGTCATATAAATCCTGATCAAACAAAAAAACTGAGATGGTGCTTAGGAAAGGATGATGTAACACCACAAGATATATTTAAATTAGCAAATGAGGGACCAGCTGGTCGTGCAATTGTAGGTAAATATTGTATTAAGGATACTACACTTATTCATGATTTAATGCGAAAAGTAGATACTATGACAGGATATATTGAGATGGCTAAATTGTGTTGGGTACCAATGAGTTTCTTAGTATATCGTGGACAAGGTATTAAACTCACATCATATGTAGCACAAAAGTGTCGTGAAAAAAATACACTTATGCCTGTAATAGAAAAGAATTTTGATGATGAAGGATATGAAGGGGCATGTGTATTAACACCAGTTACTGGTCTTTATCTAGAGGACCCGGTTGCCTGTGTAGATTATAGTTCACTATATCCATCATCAATTATTAGTGAAAATCTTTCGCATGATAGTAAATTATGGACGAAGGAATATGATTTAGAAGACAATTTAATTGAAACATGGTATTCAGTAGAAGATATGGAAAATCCACCAGAAGGATATGATTATGTGGATGTCACATATGATACATTTAAATGGATTAGAAAGACACCAAAAGCGGCTAAAACAAAGGAAAAATGTGGATATAAAACATGTAGATTTGTACAATTTCCGGATGATGAGAAGGCTATTCTTCCAGCTATTCTTATTGAATTGCTTGGGGCTAGAAAAGCTACAAAAAAACTGGCAGCAAAAGAGGAAGACCCTTTTATGGCTAATGTATATGATAAAAGACAATTGGCGATTAAAGTAACCGCGAATTCGCTTTATGGTCAAACTGGTGCAAAAACAAGTACTTTCTTCGAAAAGGATGTGGCTGCATCAACAACGGCGACAGGAAGAAAGCTATTAATGTATGCTAAATCGATAATTGAAAATAATTTTGGAGATAGAGTAATTGAAACTAAAAAAGATGGAAAAGTGAAGACAAAAGCTAACACTGTTTATGGTGACAGTGTAGCAGGTGATACACCGGTATATATTAGAATTAATAAAGAAAAGATAGATATATGTACAATAGAAGAATTGGCAAATAAATATGGAAATAGTAAATGGGAATTGTGTGAAGAAGATGGAAAAGAAGATAAACTAGTTTGTCAATTAGAAAATATTGAAAGTTGGAGTGAAATAGGATGGACAAAATGTCATAGAATTATAAAACATGAATTAGCACCAGAAAAGAAAATGCTTAGAATTTTAACACATACAGGAATGGTAGATGTAACAGATGACCATTCATTAGTAAAAAATACAGGTGAAATGATTTCACCAAAGGATGTAGAAATTGGCACAAAACTATTACATAAAACAATGGAAATAAATGATGTTAATAGTAATATTTCAATAGATCAAAATAAAATAAATAATAACATATTAATTTTTGATAATCAAAAAGAAGCAGCTATATATTGGTATAGTTTAAATAAATTAGGTTATAATATACATTTAGACTTCAAAGGTAATAATTATGTTTTAACTTTTAATGTAGATTATGATAATGAAATGGACAATAATCATAACAATAGTGTAAAAAAAATAGTAGAATTAGATAGAGGTAGGGATTTAAAGGGAGACACTCCCTTTACTTTAGAGGTATATGATTTAACTACGGCAAATCATCATTTTGCTGCTGGAATTGGAAATATGATAGTTCATAACACTGATTCAGTATTCTTTAATTTAAATTTGCATGATATGGATGGAAATAAAATTACAGGAAAGAAGGCATTAGAATTAACGATTGAAATTTCGCAGCATGTAAGTGAAGAGGCAAATAAAGGATTGAAAAAACCGCATGATTTAGAATATGAAAAAACATTCCTACCATTTTGTTTGTTATCAAAAAAGAGGTATGTAGGTATGTTATATGAATTTGATGTAAATAAATGTAAGCGCAAGTCAATGGGTATAGTATTAAAAAGACGTGATAATGCAAATATAGTAAAAGACATTTATGGTGGTGTTATAGATATATTGATGAAAGAGCAGGTAGTATATAAGGCAATTGATTTTGTTAAAGCAAATTTACAAGATGTAGTAGATGAAAAATATCCAATAGAAAAATTAACTGTAACTAAATCACTACGTTCATATTATAAAAACCCAATGCAAATTGCGCATAATGTTTTGGCTAAGCGTATGGGTGAACGTGATAGTGGTAATAAACCAGGTCCTGGAGATAGAATTCCATTTGCTTTTATAAAAACAGAAAATAAAAAGGCTCTACAAGGGGAAAAGATTGAGCATCCTAAATATATAATTGAAAATAATCTACAATTAGATTATGGTCATTATATTACAAATCAAATTATGAAACCGCTACAGCAATTGTTTGCGCTACCAGCAGTTTTAGAAAGCATGAGTGATTTTAAAAAATCTAGGGGTATTCAAGATGTAAATAAACCACATGGTTCATGGAAAAAGGACTTAGATAAATTGTCTGAAAAGTGGGAAGATCAAGAAAAACTGAAAAAGAAGGTGGAAGAATTTAGATGTAAAGAAGTAAAGAGTATTTTATTCGAACCTTACATCAAAATGGTTAAATAGAATCTAATTACATTGTAGATTTTTTAAATAATATAATAATTCTAAAAGAATAGCTAATTTCTTCTCTCTAGTGGCTCAAATTGAAGTTCTAGTGTTAAGTTACGAGACAAATCAGAATTGTTGTTAACTTGCGTAGTAATTAATTCTGATAAATAGTGAGGCAATCTATCAGTAGAAATAGTTGATGTGTCGCCATATCTTCTATCATAATAACTAGAGGATGGTCTATTTAATCTTTGTGCATTATACTCCCTATATTGACGATAACTATTAAATCGTCTACGCAATATTCGGCTTCTGTCATAGTCATAATCTTGACTATAGCTATATCTAGTGTTTCTATTTCTCTCAGTAGATGTGTCATTTTCATCTTGCATGTATTGGTCATTAATATAATTCCCATTATTATTATTACGACCATAATTAGGATAAATATCATGTTCACTATGTTCACCATGCTGACCATTTTCACCCGTTTCATCATTATCAGCATTATCGTCATTACCGCCATTATCGCCATTATCGCCATTAGCACCATTAGTACCATTAGCACCATTAGCCCCATTAGCACCATTAGCGCCATTAGCGCCATTAGCGCCATTAGCGCCATTATCAGGTCTAATATTTTGAGCGTTGCTTAATCTGATATCGTGTCTACAAAGTGGACAATGAACACTAGTTTGAAACCATTGCATAATATGAAGAGGATTAAAAATATGTTTGCAATGGTTCAATTGAATCACATCGCTATCACTTGTAAAGTCAAAATGACTTATAGGACAAGTATAATTTAAAGGATTATCGATATTACCGAATAAAATTCTAGATGTAGAATTAACAATTTCATCTAAAGTTGGTCTTACAACAACATCAGTAAATTCTGCGGGTGGAGTTGGATGTCTAATATTTCTTATATAAGTACTATAAAGATTTTCATTAAATCTAGAAACTCGAGCTGGTCTAAATACTGGAGTGGTATATCTATTTCTTACATTCTCTCGATTAGAGTAATTATAGGTTGATAATATATTATTGAATGAAGTTTGTTGACTATTTACAATTTCAAGTAAAGAATGAATTGATACATTAGTGCTATTTAAAAAACTAATATAAGAACCAATTAAATCATCTGAACCGTAACTCATTTATATAGTTATTTTATAAAAAAATATGTTTAAATATAAAGTTAGTATTATTTATAAATAATAAAAATGGATTTATCAAAGTATAAAAATAAGGGACTTACTGGTTTACAAAATACTGGAAATTCATGTTATATTAATTCATGCTTGCAGTTATTATCAAATCTTTATGAACTAAATGAACTAATGGATAATCTAGAGAATAAAAATGTAAATAATAATGAGAATGGTATAATCTTAAGTGAATGGAATAGTTTAAGAAAAATGATGTGGAAAGAGAATTGCATTGTAGCACCACTAAGATTTTGCAAAGTAGTACAATTTGTTTCAAAAAAAAAGAATAATGAATTATTTAGTGGTTTTGACCAAAATGACATGTCAGAATTTCTCTTTTTTATAATTGATTGTTTTCATAATGCTTTGAAGCGAGAAGTCAATATGAATATAACAGGTAAAGTAAAAAATTCATTGGATAAATTAGCAATGAGTTGTTATGAAATGATGAGAAAGATGTATAAAAAAGAGTATTCTGAAATATTGGACATTTTTTATGGAATAAGTGTAACTATAATTAAATCCAAAGAAAATGATAATGAAATTTTGAGCAATAGCTGTGAACCATTTTCCATATTGACTTTACCAATACCTGATTCAAAAGCATGCACAATATATGACTGTCTAGAATTATATACAAAAGAAGAAGAATTATCTGGTGAAAATGCGTGGTTTAATGATAAAACTAATCAGAATGAAGATGTAAAAAAGGGTGTTAAATTTTGGAATTTACCGAAAATTTTAATTTTAGGTTTAAATAGATATAATAATAGTAATAGAAAATTGCAGTGTTTAGTAACTTCACCATTAGATAATTTGCAACTAGACAAGTATGTAATTGGTTATGGTGGTATTGAAAATAATTTGTATGAATTAATAGGAACAGCAAATCATTCTGGTAATGTAAATGGTGGACACTATACAGCTAATATTAAAAATTTAAATGGTAAATGGTATAATTTTAATGACCAAATCATCAATGAGATAAGCGAAGACAAGGTTATAAATGTATATACATATTACCTTTTCTATAGAAAAAAAAATAAAAATTAATTATATAATGGACGTAGATATGAATTCAGTAACAGGAATACCTATATTAAAAAACTACTTTGATAATTTTAACATTAATCCGATTTTTTTCCTGATAATTTGCATTGTTTTGATTCTCTATCTTATATTTTTCACTTCTTTAGGAAATGATGGGAATGATGGAAATATAGAATTTAGTAATAACGAAAATTCGGCAGAAGTAACTATATTTGGAATAATAATGATTGCACTTTTTATCGTTCTGGTTGTAGTTAATTCATTCAATCATTTTTTAAACATTGATATAATTACTACTATTAGAGATATATTTACAGCTACACCCGAAATAGATATAAGAGTTAACAATCCAAATAATACCGATAATAATAATGATAATGATGAGGATGAAGATGGTTCTGCAAATGATGAGGTTTTCAATATACAAGGAAATGATTATAATTTTAATGATGCTAAGGCTATTTGTAAGGCATATGGGGGTAGATTAGCTACTTATAAAGAAATAGAGAACGCATACAATGAAGGTGGTGAATGGTGCAATTATGGATGGTCAGAAAATCAATTGGCATTATTCCCCACACAATATAAAACATGGAATAGGTTACAAAAAATGAAGGGACATGAAAATGACTGTGGTAGACCAGGAGTAAATGGAGGGTTTATAAATAATCCAAATATTAAATTTGGTGTAAATTGTTTTGGACAAAAGCCAAAAATTACACCTTTAGAAAATAATTTAATGAAATTAAATCGTGAGGGACCAATTACTAGAGGACAAGAAGAGTTACAAGAAAGAGTAAACTATTGGAGAAGTAGAATACCTGAATTATTATTATCACCATTTAATAGAAAAAACTGGAGTAGATTCTAGTCATCTAGTCATCTAGTCATATAGTCATCTAGTTTTCTAGTTTTACTGGAGGTATTTTCTCTTTTGTTTGATTTAATTTTTTTGGTTTTACGTTTTTTGCTACTTCCACTTGTAGTTACATCTGCTAATTCTATTAATTTTTCAAGAGTAGAATCATCAATACATGAATCATTATTATTATAGTTAAGACATTTTGTGGTTTTTCTGTTTACTTGATAACATGTTGGAATAGTCAGGTCTTTTAGTAAATTATTTTTTGATAGCTCTTTAAACCGGTCGCTGTTTGCCAATAAATCGGATATATTTGTATATTTCATATTTATAGTATATATTAAGAATATACTATAAATTCTTGAAAACTTTACATATTAAAATTAAAAATTTTTGATACCTATAATTCCACATGCTAAGCGTTTGCCCGCGTTTCCGGTCTTTTTACTCTCTTCAATATTGTTAGAACCCATTCCTAGATCATCACGACCAGCATGTACAATAATCATTCTTCCTATTATTGAGTTTTTTTTCTCTCCATCAATAGATATTTTTTTAGTGTTAATAGTTCCTTTACTTATACCATTCTTGGATATGATATTACCTAAATCTCCAGCATGGGATTCTAAACCATAGAGAGAACCATGATTTTTATTATAGGGATTAAAGTGTTCGCAACCACTTTTGCATCCCATTGTTATATCACCACATTTATGTATATGAAAACCATGTTCACCATCTTCTAGATTAAAAATTTCGTATGAGATAAGCAATTTGTCTTCTTGTTTTTTGAATTTAACTATACCATTTACATTTATATTTTCACTATTAGGATATAATTTAGCAATACATTCTTTTGTTGTTTTTCCTGTTTTTCTAGTTTTTCGATGCGCAATAGCTCCACCGTTACAAAACTTAAAAGGGGCACAAGAGGAACGCATAGTAAAGCCTTTTACACCTTTTTTACAACGTTTAGCAGTAAATCTTCTTGGTAGTTTAAATATTTTCCCATCTTTTCTTTTACATTTTTTATTAGTTTTTTTGATGTTACAACACGAATTTGTCATTATATATTATTAAGATTTAAATATTAAAATATATTTTATACAGATAGCATAAAAATAATGGCGCTAACAAACTTAGATAAAGAAACCACAACTAGACTTTTTCAAATGTTATCATTAAATGATAATGAAAGTAAAAATATGGAAATAATTAAAAAAAATTATTCGTCATATGGCCAATTAAAAATACTGGCAGAGCAGATATCTAACTTACAGAATAAAGCACATGAAATAATTGAGGCCGCTCAAATTAATGATTTCTTACATACTATTGAAATGCATTGTAAAAAGGTACCAGGACAACTATACTACCACTATACATTTAAAGAAAAAGACATTCTTTCTATTATATCTCCAGAAGAATGGAATACATATGATATATTTCATGGTGCATATTTATATAACTATGACAGTATTTTTTATAAACAACATTGACATTCCTCTTGACATTTCATTGCCCATTCCATTGCTTTGACATTTAACTTAAGTTTTTTGGGAGGTTCTTCTTTACTTACTTTTTTGCAGTTTAAGAATGGATATTTATTATATAATTTGAAAATAGCTTGCTCTTTTAGTTTAGCCTCAATCATGATATCAATATTACAATTAAATTTATCTGGAATTTCTAATAGATAATTGGGTATAGTTTCAATAAAATCACTATGGTGACCAGTTTTACCAGTACCTTGTTCACTTACATGAAATTTTGGTTTAATATTACGTTTCCACCATGTTTCAAGTATAGCGTGAATATATATATCAGGTTCTTGAAATACTTCGTTGGGATGCAAAATTTTATAACATTCAAAGTGGTGAGTATCAAAAACTACGGGAATGTTGATACGGTTAGCTACCTCTAAACAGTCATCTATCGAAAAGTTTTTTTCACAATTTTCAAGAACAATTCTTTTTTGTACATTTTCAGGGAGTAGAGAGAACTGATGACACCATCGGTCAATAGTTTTTTTCTTATCACCATAAACACCACCGCCATGTATAACTATTACAGAATTTGAATCCATTCCCATTAAATCTAGTACATCAGCGTGATATTTAAGGTCACGAATAGTATTTTGTAACATTTCGGGATTGTTTGTGCCAATAACGTTATATTGACCAGGGTGAAATGTAAGACGTTGATTATATTTTTTAGCGAGTTCACCAATTTCTTTAAGTAGTTCAATCGCAAAATCAAATGTATAATCCATAGCTTTTTTATTGGATTTATGAGGAAATAATTCGCTACTTAATCTAAAAACTTTAATACCATTCTTTTCATTCCATTCTATAAGAGTAAGTGTGTCTTTTAGGTTTTGAATAATTTTTTCTTTTAGTGGTTGAAAACCTTTAGTTTCTAGTGTTTTTAGAGTAACAGAGCGGGATGACATAATAGGTGGTTTTAGAGTAGATAATTTTGTATTCATACAACATAATCCTAATTGAATACTTTTATTTTCTGACATTATTAGTAATATTATTATTATTTATAAAAAATAGTAATAATAAAAATCTTCAATTTTTTACTTTGTTAACATTTTATTAAATCTTAACCAGAATATAACACTAATAGCGAATCCGAGGGCAAATCCGCCTACACATTTATCTGGGCTATTACCAGGTAAGAGGGGGGTGATTAGGAAAGGCATTAAAAAGAATGTAAGGAATGAATAAAAAAGCATAGCTAAAATAGAAGGAACAGTGCTTAAATGCGACATTTATAAGTATACAATAATAATGAGAAAAAAAATTGATTTAAAATATATTTGTATATATTTTTTATTAAGTAATAATATGAATCTTTTATTCAAGAGAGGTTATCATACAATGACAACGCGGTTGTTTACAAAAATTATTGGAAATAATGGTCCAAAAACATTTACTGATGTTTCGAGAAATAGTTTAATGGTTATGGTAAAAAAAACGATTGATAATATAATTAATCGTGATATTGATGGACATTTACCTAAATTACATAGGTGGTGTAATAATACATCACCGAGATACAAAGATACATGTGACTGGGAAAAAAAGCTAGAAATTGCAAGTAGAGATAATTGCTATACAAATTACATTTAATTACTTCTGCATTGTACATTACCAAGAATAAATTTTTCTATTTTAAAATTCTTATCATATTTAACATATTGAGTTCTAAAGTAGAATAAAACACCATATATTATAAAAAATACCAATAAGAACTTAAACGCGGATGTAATATTAACAATGATATTATATCTATCTGGATTTACATCTTTGTAAAGAGTTTGGAAATCATTTAATATGTAGATAATAGTTAACATAGAAAACGCCAATGTAGTAAAATATATATTCATTTTTGAAAATATTAAAAAGAAAAGCCATATTCTAAAACTTTCATAAAGTCGCTTGTATGGGTCCATATTAAAGTTATTTAAATTGCTAGCAAAGTAAATAAGAAAAAATAAAAGTATATACTTAGCATAATAATTATTGCTTAAAACTCTTCTTGTGGAACATCCAAATAATTCTGTTAAAAAATTACCAGAAATAGTAATTATCAAAAGAAAAAGAACATTATAATGATACATACTTAATTTAAACATAATTAGTTAACATAAGATTAGAAAATTTTTTTTTTCATATAGAATTTAATTTAAAAAGAAAACGATTATAAATATATGCGGTATTTAATTTTAACATTATTTTTTTTTCCTAATGCTTCTTCTTTCATTATTTCACCCGCGACCAAGTCAAAAAATATAAAATTTAGTAATAATCATGTTAAAATGTCATTATTAAAAAATTATAAACCAGTAGAAGTAATAAGAAATGCAGCGCAAAAAGGAATAAAAAGTGAATGGAGTTATGGAGATTTTTTAGATAATTTAAAAGGTCATAATATTGACGCTGCTACAATAACAGATACAAATAATCTGGTTGTTATTGATAAACAGTATAATGATGTAGTGCAACCAGAAAATCTGCATTTATTAAAAGGAGTACCAGAATTAACAGATAATATAATTAATAAATTAATAGAGAATGGTATTAATTTCGACGTTTATAATGCCAATGAAAATAAGGATTTTCTTTCCAGTTTACCTTTTGGGGTACAATTTGTACTCTTTTATTTAGTAGGTAGTTTTATTTTAAATTTAATACAAAGATACGGAATAATGAATAATATGATGGGTAATATACCCAATCTCAGTAAAAATGGTAAGATGATAGATAGTAAAGATATAGATGTGAAGTTTAGTGATGTGGCTGGCTGCGAAGAGAGTAAATATGAGTTAATGGAAATTGTAGATTTTTTAAAAGACCCAAGTAAATTTCAAGATAGCGGAGCAGTTATACCATCAGGTGTATTACTAGAAGGTCCACCTGGAACTGGCAAAACTCTTTTAGCTAGGGCAGTTGCTGGTGAAGCTGGTGTTAGTTTTATATCGGCATCAGGTTCAGAATTTATTGAAATGTTTGTAGGGGTTGGTGCGTCTAGAGTAAGAAATTTATTTAAAGAAGCGGAAGAAAATAAGCCATGTGTAATATTTATAGATGAGATTGATGCGATTGGTCGACAGCGAGGGACTGGATTTAATAGTGGAAATGATGAGAGAGAACAGACATTAAATCAGATATTAACAAACATGGATGGTTTTGATAAGAATAAGGGCATAATTGTTTTAGCAGCAACGAATCGCGCTGATATTTTAGATTCGGCATTGACAAGACCAGGTAGGTTTGATAGAAAGGTAACTGTTTCATTACCGGATTCAGAAGGACGAAAGGCAATATTTGGGATACATTTAAAAAACAAGAAATATGTTAAGGATATAGATTTAGAACAATTTAGTCAACTAACGCAAGGATTTTCAGGTGCAGATATTTCAAACATGGTGAATGAGGCTGCAATTTTGTCATTAAGAAGTAATAAAAGTGAAATAGACAATTTATCATTATATAATGCATTTGAGAAGGTAACAATTGGATTGCCCAAAGCGAACGACAATAGATTAAAATCAACAATTGAATTAGTAGCTTATCATGAAGCGGGTCATACAGTGGTTGCAAAATTATTTAGTGATATTTTTGATGTAAGAAAAGTAACAATAAATGCAAATAGTAATGGTGCAGGTGGTTATACTCTTTTTACACAGAAGGAAAAATATGCCGGGTTTCCTACAAAAAAGTTGCTTTTAGCTCAACTTATGGTTTCACTTGGTGGTCGTGTAGCAGAAATGATATTATATAGTGGTAAAGTAGAACTACCAACTAATTACATTGATAGTATGGTATTTGATGGAATTAATAATTTAGATATAACAACTGGTGCATCAAATGATTTAAAGCAGGCTGACAGTATTGCGAGAACATATATAAATTTATTTGGATTCAATGATACATTGGCAACATTTGAAGATAGCAATAGTAATCAGCCATTTTTAGGAAGGGATATTGCGATGAATAATAACAAAATTAGTGAGTATTCAAAAAACAGAGTAGATAAAGAGGTCAATAGATTAACAAATTTTGCTTATAAAAAAACTGTGGATATTTTAAATAGGAATAAGGAAAAACTTAAGTATATAGCGGAATTATTAATTGATAATATTTCAATAGACCAGATGGACTTGGATAGTATAAATGTAGAGTTCTTTTAAAAAATTGATTACTATTTTCTTTTTGCTATTTTCTATTTATTGAAAAATTAATAAATAGAAAATAAATGAATACTATTACGGATAGAGGTGTCTCTTTAAATAAAGATACTGTAAAAGTAAAAATTGTTTACTATAATAGAAGTAAAGACAAGGGATTATTAGTAACAGATTGGCATTTTTCAAATACTATTACCATGAAACAAATAATGGAAAGATTTTACAATGTTCTCCATATGAAGTCTAAGGTAATTAATATGTGTTTTGGACAAGATATTGGTCAATTAATAATAAATTATATGCCGGATTTGTTTGATTGTAATAATAATAATTTCTATATGCATATAAGATGTTTATATTCAAAGATTAATAGCGGGGGTAGACATTTGCGGTATAAAATTCATAATAATAAAAAGTTAGGAGAGCTAGTAAATCTTAAAAAAAGTTATACAAGAAGCGAGGATAATGTATTAATTTTAAGAATTAGAGCAGAAGAATTAAGTAGCGAGCATTTTGTAAAAATTATATAATTATTGCAATAATTTAAACAGTCTTATTTAATTTTATCATTGGTATTTTTTCTTCTGCTTCTGCTTGTGCTTCTTCTGCTTCTATTAAACGCATAAGTTCATCATTGTCATCATTGTCATCATTGTCATCATTGTCATCATTGTCATCATTGTCATCATTGTCATCATTGTCATCAACTTTAGTTTTCACAATTTTCAATTTGGTAGATTTTACAGGTTTAGTGGCAGTAGTTTCTTTAAATTTATTTATATAGTCAATTTCATCAAATACATCAGAATCTAGTGATATCGATACTTCCTTTTTGGGGAATTTTAAGCTATTAGATAGAGATAATAATTTATACTGTGGTATAGAGCTAGTTTTAATAGATGGTGTTTTAATAAAATAGTGATAATCAAAATCTTTTCCAAGTATTAATGTAGATTTTTTATTTTCTGGAATATTAAGCGAACTAATTAAAACGATAGGTAGATCTAATTTCTTTGAAAGAAATATTATGTCTAGATTCGTAATATAGTAATTTTCAGATAGAATCATTAGTTCCACACTAATTTCACCTAGTAAAACTTTTTTAGATAGTTCATTTTTACCTTGAGACGAAAGAATATTGATAATTTTATAAATGCTTTCACCGGTGTTTTTGTAAATTTCAACTAATAATTCTTTAATATTATTAACATTGTTAATTTTTGTATTAGGGTCCTTGTCTTTTATAATATCAAGTAGTAATAAGAAACTACAATTTGCCTCATTATTTTCATATGAGATTTCCTGTGTTTCATCGGGAAAAAATGGTTTCCATTTACCAGAAAATCTTTTAATATCTATCTTGCATATGTTGTAAAGTGGCTCGGAATTATCATCATCACTTTGCATTTTAGTTTTCGGTTTTAAAACAAGTTTTTTTTTAGCTTTTACTTCACCAAAAATAATAGGTTTATTTGTAGTATCAATAAAGTTGTGAGGATTAGTGGTTCCATAGTTAGTATTTTTCACGAAATCATTCTTATTGGCTATTTTAATATTTTGAAAATATTCTTGATTTAATAATGATTGAAGTATTATAATTTCATTATTGTTTACTTTATATCTTAAATTTGTGAATAATATAAAGCCTTTATTATTTAAAATAAAATCATTTATTCTAGTATATCGGATAATTTCATCAGCCAATTTACCAAAATATAATTCACTATTATCATATCCATTTACAAGATTTATTTTTGGTATAAGTAAAATGCAATTATTATTTGTATCACTTGTAAAACATTGCTTTTTCTTATCACAATTTTCCCCATGATTTATCAAACATGTAGTTATTTCTGTAATATTAGAAATAATACTCTTTTCATATTCTATAAAATTAACAAAATTGTTAGTTAACTCTTTAAGTTTATCAACTAGCTCCTCTAATTTATTTAGATAATTTATTTCATTATTCTCTTTTAGCTGCACAATGTCCTTCAAATAGAAATCATTTTTCATATTAGATAAAAGTAACTTCACAGTATTACGAAATGCGTTGTAAAACTCTCTCTCTAGTGTTATATTTTTAATCAATCTTTCTCTCTCAAAATCTATCTTTTTAGATAAAATAGACTTTGTATCTGCAATAATATAATTGCTTTCATTTATCTTTTCTAAGCCGTCATTAAATATATCTGGTTCTGGTGGATCTATTGCCACAAACTGATTAGTTTCTGTAATAATACCAATGATTACTTCATCTTCTACTACTTTTAATTTGGGCCTACTAAAAATATTTTCACTACTTTCATTACTTACGTATTCTAGAAAATCTCTGGTCTTTTCATAAGTGCTCCAAAAATTACCATCTATAAATTCAGTATCAATAGAGACATTAATACTAGATGGATAAGTTGGTATATATCCACTTTGATTATCTTTACTTACTAGTAAACCTATAACAAAGCCATTATAGTTTAAAACCTGCTTATCTATATTGAAATCTATTGATTTTAATAGTTTGATTACTTCACTTGCAACTATGTTTTTTTTGAATTCATAAATGTTAGGTGAACTTGGAATTGGTGTACAATTTTTACCCAATGATGCTTTTATAAACTCCAAAGAAGAGCGCAGACTGGGAAGTAGATTTCTCTCCTGTAAAGAAAATAATTTTTGAACTTTATATTCTTTCTCTTCCTCGAGTAAAGTGTAGATTGGCTCAAAATATTGTCCATTTTGTATTAAAATACAGGTGCTTTTATTAACGTCAAAAAAATTATTGGAAAAATGATTAGTTGGACAAATTAGTTTAACATTATCAGTTAAGTCATCATTATTAGTTTCTAATATTACAAGATTCAATCCATTCTTAAATAATTTAGGATTTGGTAAACATACAATGTCCCATAAATAGGTATAATCAATGAAATTTTTGTCATTTAACAAGAAATTCTTAAAATTGATATATGACTTTATTACGTTTTCAAAAAATTGCACTTGATTTTCGTTTCTATTAAGAGTAAATATCCCAGCTTGAATGTTTTTATATAAATTGCTATTTTGATATATTGATAAATCAGCTGGTAAATCTATATTACTATTATAAAATGTCTGATTTAAATTACCGTTCTGAAATTGTAGAAAATTATCCAAATTAATTGATTGAATAATATATTCTTTCATCTCTTTTATAGTTGGTATCTCCTTCTCCTTATTAGGCAAAAAGTCGGAATATATATCAGCAATACATGCGATAAAAGATTGATTTTTATCTAATTCTACGCCTTTTCTTAAAACACATATATGATTAGGTTTAAGGTTTGTATTACTAACACTAATTTGACAATTTACATTATTAGTATTTAAAAATCTTTGTAAGGAGATAGATAAGAATCCCCATCGATTTTGTGATAGTGGGAATTTATCAGCACCTTTAATATAGCTATCAGGTTCTAATTTTGTCTTCTTTTGTTTTATGGTTTGGTTTAAATCTTTTTGTTCGCACTCTTCCCGGCGTTTTTTTTGTGATGGTGTATCCCATGATTTGAAACAACATGGAAGACAATATTTATCTGGATGGGAATTTTCTTTTAATATAAATCCTGGATAGTGTTGGACATAATTACCTTTATCATCTTTATGTACACGGTTATCTGTAAATTCGAAAATGTTTGCGCCTTTTGGTACTTTTCTGGCGTTTTGTGGTATAATATTTCCATATTTTCCGCTTTCTACATCTTCTTTGGTTAAACTAGTGTTATCTTTTAGACTCCAATACCTGGGACATATGTACCAAAATTGGTTTTTAGGGTCACTTCCATATTTTAATGCGTGTTCATAAGAGCCTGGATGTAATCTATCTATTCTTTCTTTTTCTTCGTCTGTTAATATAACAGGTTGTCTTCTTGCGTTCCATTGACATTGTCTAGAGTAAGCATTATATTGGCCATCTTTTTCATTAATTTTAAAAAGTGCCGGGTCCCGTTCTTCTAGTCTTTCAGAGAAGGGATTTGGGTTAGAAAGAGGCATTCCGGTAATATCTTTTTCTAATTTATTGGATGTTGTATCTACATCACTTTTAATTTTAGTTTTAGTTTTTATTTTTATTGTTTTAGTTATTTTTGAAATTTCTTTACTTGGTTCTGGCTCTTCTGGCTCTTCTGGCTCTTCTCGCTCTTCTGGCTCTTCTGGCTCTTCTGGCTCTTCTCGCTCTTCTGGCTCTTCTGGCTCTTCTCGCTCTTCTGACTCTTCTGGCTCTTCTCGCTCTTCTCGCTCTTCTGGTTTAGTTTCTAAATTTATTTTAGGGGAATCGATTTTTAAGCCACTAGCGATATCAATTTCTGAGCCACTAGCGATATCAATTTCTGAGCCACTAGCGATATCAATTTCTGAGCCACTAGCGATATCAATTTCTGAGCCACTAGCGATATCAATTTCTGAGCCACTAGCGATATCAATGTCTGAACCGCCTATTTTTTCATCATCATCATCATCATCATCATCATCATCATCATCATCATCATCATCATCATCATCATCATCATCATCGCCAATAAGCAAGTCAAGAAATTTATCACCTTTTTCTTGAGTATCAAATATTATTTCTTCTGCTGAAAGTGTGACATCTTCATTCTCTGGAAATGGTTTTTCGGAGGGAGCAACTATTTCTTTAATCTTTACTAATTCGCTAGTTTTAATTTTTTTCTGAAGACATAATTCGTTTATTTTTTCAGTATCAACACTAGAACTTTCTGGTTCTTGTGTTATTCTTAACAATGAATCTATGTAAATAAAAATCGTCTCTAGATAAAATGTATTGTTAATATTTTCGATTTTAATATTAATATCATTTTTGAATTTCTCTTGCTCTATTTTCACAGAAAATCCAGGATTTTTTTTAATTTTAATTTGTTTTTTCTTGAATATATTTTTAACAACATCCATAGAACTTATAATTTCAGCTATTTTTGATAGTGCTTGCTTTTCATCCATATTAAAATTTTCCTGCAATCCTTCTATTATTTGCTCCTGCTGTTTTTCCTGATTTATATTTTCAATAATAAATGCTTCTATGCTATCCATTTCACTATAATTAGCAATTCGTTTAAATCTCATTTTAATACCATTTTTAAGATTTGCATCTTCTACATTAAATATTGACGATACACAACCTAAAATCTTAGTTAAGTTAATATTTTTATCTATCTGATATGTAATTAAATATTCAATATTAAGAATTTCAATATTTTTATCAAAAAATTTTTCAAAAATAGGTATTGTCAATCCATTCTCTTGTAATGTTTCGTTAAGTTTATTTATAATAGGATTTATACTTTGCTGTAGAATCATCTCAAATTGTTCTAATTTATCGTAAAACTTAGACTCTATGTTAATAGTTATATTGCTATCTGCACTAAATTCACAAACTATAGGTATCATTTCATTTGTATCTTCATGTTCGATATATAAAGAAACTGTTTTGCTCTTACCAATATTTTTCATTAGTCTAAAAATTACAGATTTATTTAAATATGGTATTTTTCTACCTTTTGTAGATATCTTATCCACATATAGGCGATAAATCTTTTCCATTGTTTTAGATGGATTGTATTTTATAAATGGTATATTTTTGTTAGCATGTAGTAATTTGAAAATAATTTCCAATGGAAATTGAAATTGCATGTTAGAAATAATTTTAAATTCTATTTTTTTGATACCATTCTTTTTATAGTTTAAATCAGTTGTTCTCTTATAAAACATGTCGTAAAATAATGAAACATTTTGACAATCCCTTTCAAAAAAATCATCAAGTAGTGATTTTTGAGTATCCAAGATTAGTTCCTCTTTTCTACTCTCGTAAATAAGTGAATCGCTGATTTCCTCTTTGGAAAGGTAAGGAAAATAAGTATCAAATAATTTTTGAATAGATAGTGATTTATTACTGAAGTTAGCTATGACATCATCTGCAACGCACATAAAAATAGTATTTTTATCAATATAATTAATATTGTATATAAGTTCAAAATTTGTTGTACTTACTAGATTATCAATATTTTCGTAGGTTAATTTTTCAACATTATAAGGATTTACAATATTATAAATATTTCTAATTCCACTAGTGAACTTCTGACCTAATGATTTTTCGATAAGTATTTCCTTGTTTTCCAAATCTAAATTTATTAAATCTTGTAAAGTGTATATTTCTTTATCCTCTAGTTTAGATATGTGGATACCATCATCTATATTTAAAAAATAATCAATTAAAATTGTTTTATCTAAATCATTCCTACCATAATTAGTTAAGTTGTTGTAAATGGACTTAGAATTAAATATTTCTTTGTACTTGGCAAAGAGATAAATTGCCTGATAAGAAGATTTGTAATATTTTAAAATTTTCTTTTTAAGAGTATCAATAGTATCATCATAATAAATAGATAAATTTATGTATTCAACCTCTATATTTGCCATGCCAGAGCTTGTAGTGTCAATCGATTCTTTTTTTTGATCACCAATAAAGAATAAAAATTTTTTAATTATATTATTTTCTAAAATAGCAATTTTAAATATTTGATTCTCTATCATTATCCCTATATAATAATACAAATAAAATACTATTTAAACAGACATAAAGTTTAAATGTCATAATAGTATATATATATTGAATATGTCATTTAAAGCTATAGTCGCTACTTGCAAAGACAATGGAATTGGGATAAATAATGAGTTACCTTGGAAAAAAATAGATGAAGATATGAAATTATTTTCTAAACTGACAAAAGGCAATGGTAATAACTCAATTATTATGGGTAAAAATACATTTTTAAGTATTGGACGTCTATTACCAAATAGATTTAATATAATTATTTCAAAATCGTTGGATGAAAATAATTATAAAGATTTGATTACACCACAAATGAAAATATTTGACAGTATTGAAACTTGCGTAGATTTCTGTAAAGAAAAACAGTTTAGTGAAAACTTCGTTATTGGTGGTGAAAGTATATATAGAGAGTTTTTCAACTTAAATATTATTGATACTATATTTGAAACTAAAATATATGAAAAATATAATTGTGATACATTTTTTCCAAGTGTCCCATTAAAATATAGATTAGATACAATTAGACACATTAGAAAAAACCCTACTTGTATATTTTTAAAGTGGCAACGGTCACCTTATCATTATTACTAGAGTGAACCTTTTATAGTCCCGGTGTCATTACTTTTAAATTTGGCAGCGTTTAATAATCTCTTACTAACATTAAAAAAATTATTTTCTAATTCCCATTCTGAAAATGATTTTATTTTAGTAGTATTATTATTATTATTATTGAGAAATTGCATTTTTTGGGGGTTGCTATTATTATTACCTCCGCGCTTATTTGCTTTTGCTTTGCATTTTTTACTTTTTCTTTTGCATTTTTTACATTTTTTTGTTTTTTTACTTGCTAATAGTGCAGCAAGTAAAGAAAAAGGAACAAGAACATTTCCTCCTTTATAGGTTTTTTTTTGTGTTTTGGTACCCATGTTATATAATAATATAATATTAAATAATATTAAATTTTATATTACCACCTACTTTTTCGAACATTAATTTTGGGTCCTTTGCGGATGCCACTCCTGGCATTTGGGTCATATATTTCTTCTTCATCATCAGAATGTAAGTCTTTAGATATTTCCCAAAATTCTTTGGAACCTAATCTAAAATCTTTGTGATTTTCAGCTTTATACCAAAATATTTGTTCTTGTAATTTATTTGACTTGACATTATTATTAATAACTAAACATTCATAATTTTCCGTGCATTGGTCCATAACTTGACTAAAAGATTCAAATGTAGGAAACATACCTGCATAATTTTCATATATTCTTCTACGATTAGCTAAATATGGTTCCCTCAATATAAAAACATAGTCAATATTTGTACGCAAAACGGGTGGTATTCCTAATGGATATTGCATAGTAATTATAAGCATGATTTTCCAATGTCGGCCATTCATAAAAAGAAGTCGCATCATTTTGTCTCTAGTCCATTTATCATCGAAAAGACAATCGTCTAAAATAACAAATGCCCGCGGATCGATAGTGCTTTTTTTATATTGTTCAACTTCCTGTTTAATTCTTTTTAGAACAGCCCTTTGTCGTTTTAGTATGTTTTCAATAATAGTTTGACTATATTCATCGTGAATAAATAATTTGGGGACGTGTTTACTATAAAAACCATTACCAGCTTCTGTTCCAGATATTACTGTTCCTAATGGTATGTCTTGATGATAATAGAGTAAATCTCTAACTAGAAAACTTTTTCCAGTATCGCGACGACCAATTAAAACTATAACAGGACCTGTATTTTGGTCAGGTTTAAATGTAATACTTTTCATATCGAATTTTTTTAATTGTAATGTCATTATTTAATATAATTAGAAGATTAAATATATTGATTAATTACGCTAAATTAGTTTAAATATTTAATTATTTATATATTATTTAGTAATGGATATTTCCTATAAAAAGATAAATAATAAAGATTTATTTTGCTCATTTAGTGATGTAAATCTATTAAACTTAACATCAGCTCAAAATTATATTCCACTCTATAATAAATTCTTTAATGTAAATGAGAATAATTATAATTCTATTAATTTAAATCAACGATTTAATTTAGAATTATTAACTGCAAAAGATAGTGAAAATAAGTTTATTTGTAAAATTTATGATGAATTGGAAAAAAATACTGTAGATACCAAGTGTTTTTTAAAATTATCACCATTATTAGATCCATTTAAATACATGGGAGGAAAGTATGAGCTGAATGATAATTTACTTTTTACACTACCTAAACTAGTAAATAACGAATGTCATAATAAAATGTTGGATCAAAATAATTCAGCATATGTTGATAGTTTTTTTACATATTTAACCAGTCAATTATTAAATAAAAATAACTTTATACATGGTGTAGATTTTTATGGTTCATTTTTAGGAATAAAAAATAATTATCAAGTTGATATATCAGATGATTTGGATACACTAACATCAAATAAATTTTTTAATGATAATCTAAATAATTATTATCGATTTATAAATTCTGAATATGAAAATTTATTAAATAATGATTCCAGAAAAAATAAGAAAAAAATAGATATATTAGAAAGTTGTGACCTATCAGACTTAAATGTTACAAATTTAGATAGTGTAACAGAAGCAACCGAACCAACTCTGGCAACAGAACCAACTCTGGCAACAGAACCAACTCTGGCAACCGAACCAACTCTGGCAACCGAACCAACTCTGGCAACAGATGTAATTGATGTATCAGATATCGAAAATAATAATAATACTCGAGCAAAATCAAATACATCTAGTGATTCTACTTTATCATCAAGATCATCTAATACCAAAAGTGAAAATGGAAGTGAAAGTGAAAGTGAAAGTGAAAGTGAAAGTGAAAGTGAAAGTGAAAACCAAAGCTGCAATAGTGGTTCTACTTCTGAAATGAATGATATTATTGTATCAATTAACAAATTCCCTATACAAGTCATATGTTTAGAAAATTGCGAAGATACATTAGATAGTTTATTTCTAGAAAATAATTTATCGAATGATGAATTAACATGTATAGTTGTCCAGATTTTAATGATGCTTATAACCTATCAAAAACTCTTCAGTTTGACGCATAATGATTTACATACAAATAATATAATGTATGTAAAGACAGATAAAGTTTATCTTTACTATAAATTAGATGGTAAACACTATAAAATTAAAACATATGGTAAAATATTTAAAATAATAGACTTTGGTAGAGCTATTTATAAATATAAAAACCAATTAATATGCAGTGATAGTTATCATAAAGATGGAGATGCTAATACACAATATAATTTTGGTCCATATTTTAATGATAAGAAACCCCGATTGGAACCTAATTATAGTTTTGATTTATCAAGATTAGGATGTTCTATTTATGATTATGTGGCAGATAAAGTTGATAGTATAAAAGAAATTAAGAATCCTATTTATAAAATAATTTTAGGGTGGTGTCTAGACGATGATGGTAGAGACATTTTATATAAAAGCAATGATGAAGAGAGATATCCTGGTTTTAAATTATATAAAATGATAGCAAGAAAAGTTAATAATCACCGACCAATTGATGAAATAAAAAATAAATATTTTGATAAATTAGTTGTTTCCAAAAAAACCATAAAAAAAGGCTCTTTTATTTGGAATCTTGATGATTTAGTACATCTTTAATTTAAAAAACTTTATTATATTTTTGATATATTCAAAATAGTTTCAATAGTTTCAATAGTTTCAATAGTTTCAATAGTTTCAATAGTTTCAATAGTTTCAATAGAATTAAATATACAGAGATTGATTTGTAGCTACATATTTTTGTGTTAACACAGGTATATTTTTCATTTTTTGCAAGAGATTTATATTTTGCAAAGATTCGCTGATTTTCTCAAATTCAGCGGCAATGTTATTAATTTTTAAAATTGCCTTTACAAACTCACCTAAAAATATTTCTTTTTCATTTTTAATCTTAATAATTAGATTTTTACACTTAATCTCATCATCTGCATCACACCATTCTGCAATATAATCAATCAACTCATAATGTAAAGTATAATCACTTCCTGTATCTACTTGATATTCGCATTCTAAGTCATAATATTTATTTAAATAATCGCTATATTTCTTTAGCGCAGTTCTTACATCATTATCTCTACAATCTGGAATACTTAAACGTTTATCCTCAGGTATAGAAATATTAGTAAAACAACTAAACAGACATGCTAATTGTTTATCGCTAATATTTCTAAATCCATCCATATTTTCATATAATTCGGCAAGTGCAAGACAATGTACTTCTTGTAGTTGCATTGCTACTATTGCCTTTTCCGTAAGTTCAAAAGAAATATCCATAAATTTATTATCTCTCAATATTCCGATTATTAGGTCCACGTTATTTTGAATATAATTAATTGCATTCAGTTTAAACCCGTTGTTCTTCTCAATCTCTAACTTGGTTTTTTCTAATTCATTATATTTAATTATATCATTTTTTAAAAATCTATTATCACTCTCAATGACATCTATTTCTCTGGCAATTTTTTTCTTCTGTTTATTAGGTACCAACTCTATTTTCTTTTTTAAATCAAAATATGATTTTAATACACTTTTTTCAGTTTTTACTATAGTAGTATCTAGTAATTCCGCTTCTTGACGTGCTATATCCTCTTCTAACTCTTTTTGGCACCTATCATAATTATTTATCTCTTTAACGATATCCGTCTGCATAAAACTTTTTTCCATAAAAGTGATTAATCCATTATTAACATTTTTAAGTAAATCATTTTTATTCGCTGAAATTATACTAATAATTAGATTATATGATATTTTAAATTGAGATGTTAGCATTTTTGGAGGACCTGTAAGCATATTACGATATTCATTTGCATTACTATTCATATTAAATAAATTATTACAATGAATAACATGACCAACTGTATCAATACCACGTCGTCCCGCCCTTCCTGCCATTTGCGTATATTCATGCGGTAATAGATTACGCATCCCATTACCAGAATATTTATTTAACGCCGTGAATATTACAGTTTTTGTTGGCATATTAATACCAACAGCGAATGTTTCTGTTGCAAATAGTAGTTTAATGTATTTTTTTTCAAATAATAGTTCGACCATTTCTCTCAATACAGGCATAATACCAGCATGATGAATAGCTATACCTTTTTTCAATAAGCTTATCATATCTCTATATTCTTCCAAATCAATATATTCTCTATAATTTTTCAATTTAGACATTAGGATTTTTTCGCATTCTTTTTCAATAATACTTGGCACCTTATCATCTTTTTCAAATAGAGACATCGTAATCTCCTTCGCTGCTAACTCAACATTTTTTCTTGAAAATATAAAACATATAGCTGGTAACCATTCTTTTCTATAGAGATATTTAACTAGTTCATTTAATACGAATGTGCGTTTTACAATTATTTTGTTTTTTTGCAAAATATTCTGTAAATCATAAATTTTATGATAATTGATTTCTTCAAATTTTCCATATGTACTAGCCAACTGAATCGGTTTGTTTGTTAATTCCCGCAATTTTCTACCAAATTCACTATTTTTTTCTGCCTGAATCACCGAAGGTTGACATGACATCCACGCATAATGTGTTAAAGGAACCACTCTTGTATGTGTTGTTGTCATATATAATTCTTTTTTTTGTATGCCTAACTCCTCCATATTCTTATTTTTCTCACTTTCTAACCAATCAGCAAAAATTTCCGGCTTTTCAATAGTAGCAGATAATAAGATAAGCTGAATTTGTTGTGGTAATAATAAGATTGCCTGTTCCCAGACAGACCCCCTATCCTGGTCTCCAATATAGTGGACCTCATCAAATACAACTGCCCCTAATTCATTATCTATATCCATTTCAAACTGAAGGGCCACATTTTTGCTGGATTCACCCGCGGAACCTTTATTTGTATCATTGATTTTTTTGGTAAATAATGTATTTCTGAGAATTTCAGTAGTCATTATAAGAACATCCGCTTCGGGATTATCTTTTACATCACCAGTAAGAATTCCGAATGAAATATCTGGAAATTTATTACGCATATCATATAATTTTTGATTGCAGAGCGCTTTAATTGGACCTGTATAGATAACTTTTTTGTTTCTCTCTTTGAAATATTGAATTGCAAACTCAGCCGGGAGAGTTTTACCTGAGCCGGTATGAGCGGTAACTAATGTATGATGTCCATTTACAATAGCATAAATAGACCATTTTTGGAAATCACTTAGTTCATAGGGAAATAATTTAAAATAATCTTGATATTTTACATTTTCTTGAGAATGGTCATCAAATTTTTCTTTACAATGGATTACCATATTTATATTACAAAAATAATATAAATATATTTATATTTATTTAAATAGATTCAATTTTTTGTTTTTTTGTTATTTTGTTATTTTAGAGTAAAAAAATATTTGCCTGGAATTACATCGCAATGTTTATAAAAAATACATAATGTTTGTATTAATATGTATAATCCTACTGTTGATAGAAATATATTCTGATATATTTTGCTGCTTTTTCTCTCGTGAACAATTACTTCTTTTTCATCATTATCAATAGTGAAAAATATATTATTATCAAGGTCACGTATTTTCTTGAAAATGTATTTTTCGAAACTCTTATCAATAAAGATATTTTTTTCACCGAAATTATCAGTTATATTTTTGGCTTTATTCTCTACTTTAGGTTTTTGAATACTGTTAATATTAATATCATATTCGAGCTGATAAAATAGGATTTGTAGTTTTAATAATAGTCTTTTTAGAAATTTAATCTGGAAAAATTTATAATTACATAATGTACTATTAAATAATTTAATTTTTTCATCTAATATATTAATATTGTAACTCTTTTCCTGAACAAAATTATTTAGATGAATGCCATATTCACTTTTATTTACATCAATCTTTAAATCCTCCTTTTCACTGTTGATATAATAAAACAATTTATCAATAATATTGCAAATTTCAGTGTTTAAATGCTCAGTGTAGTCAAAATCATATAAAATATCTGTTTCTAAAATTTTATAAATAGGATAATTTTTTTTACATTCAATATTTATCATTTCATTATCAGTTAGAGGTTTAATAAATTTAATAATATTTTTATAAAGATTATAATATTCGCCATACATTCTGTTTAAAAATAAATTTAAAATGTTCTGATAATTATCCTTTTCGCTAAGTATTAAATTGAGTTGATGATTAAAACTATCTAAACTAGTTTTATCATCGTTTAAAAAATTCATGTTATCTATGTATTTTTTGTAGATATCTTTTAATTCCTCGGTTTTTTCTGTTATGCTTCTAATAATAATTTCAATTTGACATTTAAAATTTTTTAAATCCCTGAATTTTTCATCAAAATTCTCAACTTCCATTTTATTTATATATTATATATTATTATAATATATAGATGGAAGTCCATGAAAAAGATGGAAATAATCAAAAATCCAAATGTAATTGTAAAGACGAAGAAGTAATTACTATTACATGGAAAACTCATCATGAAGACATACTAGTAGAATGGGCAGATAAGGCAAATTGTTATAAATGGTTACATAATAAATCTTATCATAAATATAATCATAAGCGTAATGTATATACTATTCCAGTAATTATTTTATCTACTTTAACTGGAACAGCCAATTTTGCATTGGAAAGAGTACCAGAAGAATCACAAGCATTATGTTCGATAATTATAGGAAGTATAAATATTATAGCTGGTATAATTACGACTATTGCGCAGTTCTTAAAATTAAATGAGTTATCAGAGGGATATAAGATATCTGCATTAAGTTGGGATAAATTTTATAGAAATATAAAAATGGAACTCTTAAAGTCGGCGGATGAGAGAACAGATGTTTCTTATTTTTTAAAATTGTGTAAAGATGAATATGACCGACTAATGGAGACAAGTCCGGATATAGATAATGACATTTTAATTAAATTTAAAAGGATATTAACAGATGCCAAGGACCCAGCAAAGAGAAAAATAAAAATGCAGGTTTACGATGAATTAAATAAACCAGAATTATTTGATGAAATAAGGTCAATAAAGGACCAGGTAAATACAGTAGATATAGAAAACGATGAGATAGAAAGAGAGAAGAAAAAATTAGATGAACTAATTAAAAGTAGAGATGAGCAAATGAAACGTCGGGCTACTCTCAAGAATTTTGTAGACATTTTCCAAAGTAAATATAATAGAAAACCAACCGATGATGAAGTAAACGAGCATGATGTTGAAAGTCTTGGGAAAATTTTTGGAAAGAATGAAATAAAAGGTTCAACAAAAAGAAGCTAAAAACAATTAAACCCAATGTGTTTTATATTTATATGTCAAATGTAATATTATTAAATAAATATAAAATTATAGAAGAAATAGGTAGTGGTTCATTTGGTAAAGTGTTCAAGGCGCAAAGTTTGAAAAGTAAATCTGATATGGCTATAAAGATACAATATAATAATGTTGCGAATGTTTTAAAGAATGAAGCTAAAATATATAAATATTTAAAAGATACAACTATTGTTCCGAAAATTAAAAATTATGGTACAGAAGAGAATTTTAATTTTTTAGTATTAGACTTATTGGGTGCAAACTTAATAGAGTGTATTTCTATTTTTACGAAAAAAGAATGGTTGAAAATAATGGTTCAAATGATAGAGATTATAGAAACATTACATAATAAAAAAATAATTCACAGAGATATAAAACCTGATAATTTTTTGTTTTGTAGAGAGAAAAAAAAACTCTTTATTATTGATTTTGGTCTTTCTATTTATTACAACGATAAAGATTATAAAAATGATAAAATAATTGGCTCAGTTAAATACTGTAGTTTGGATGTACATAATAAAAAAGGTATATATTATAAAGACGATTTAGAATCTGTGCTATATACATTTTTAAACTGTTATGGTATAGATTTACCTTGGAATAATTTAATAATAAAATTAGATAAAAGTAAATTAGATGAACGAAATATTTTAATAGATAAAATTAAAGTTGAAAAAGAAAAAATATGTGATGTTTTGTTATTAGAACCTAATATATTATATGAATTTATAATATTAATTAGATATTGTAGAAATCTTAAATCAAAAGAGATACCTAATTATGATTACTTGAAAGGGTTATTTAATAATACATTGAAACTATTCTAGGTTCTCTTCTAAAATTTTGAATAGCTAGATATAGAGCTCTTACTATTTTTTCATCATACATATTCATCATAAATAGTGTATCAACTACTTTTAATAGAAGATGCTTACTACCATATAAAAGTAGCATTTTATCTAAAGGTACTAATAAGTAGTATTTATCATAAAGATTAAAAACATAAGTTAAGTATCTAATATTAGCTATTTGTTCATCATATGTAATTGCACTATATAGATTGTCGCCAAATTCTAAATTTGATATGTAATCTTTGCTAACTTTTTTATCTAATATATTACGAATAACATTGTGATGATGTTTTTTAATTAAATAATTTTCTCTTATGTAAAATATAATTTTTTTCTGCAAATCATCTGGTAGCCGCTTATAAAGAGTTTTTAAATACTGTCTTACTTTATGTCCTCTATATGTTTTTTGTATAATTGTTGCTAAATTTTTAAATAAAATGTTTGCATGAGTAATACAAAATCGATTATCTAACACAATAAATCTTGCAATTTTTTTGCATTTTAACCTTCCATTACTTTTTTGTGTAAATGATTGACATCTTCCACATTTGTATGGATAAATTAAATTTATTGTTTCCATTATAATTGATGTAGACTATTTTATTTTTTTATCAATTTTTATATTAAAGAATTAAAATATAAAATTTAAAATTATTTAAAGCTTTATGTATTATAAATGTTATAATGTCAGATAAAGGAATCGCTATAGGAATTGATTTAGGGACTACTTATTCGTGTGTTGGTATTTGGCAAAATGATAGAATAGAAATTATTGCAAACGACCAAGGTAATAGAACAACTCCCTCATTTGTGGCGTTTACTGATACAGAGAGAATTATTGGTGATGGTGCCAAAAATCAGGCGGCAGCTAATCCCAAAAATACCGTTTATGATGCTAAGCGTTTAATTGGTCGTCGATTTTCTGATTCAGTAACCCAGAGCGATATTAAACAGTTTCCTTTTAAAGTATTTGATAAAGGTAATGATAAACCAGGTATAGAAGTAGAATTTAAAGGTGAGCCCAAACAGTTTTTACCAGAGGAAGTATCGTCTATGGTTTTGGTTAAAATGAAAGAAATTGCTGAGTCTTATCTTGGTGAGGAAGTAAAGAAGGCGGTTATTACTGTACCGGCGTATTTCAATGATGCTCAGCGTGCAGCAACTAAAGATGCTGGTGCTATTGCTGGACTTGAAGTTCTTCGTATTATTAATGAACCAACAGCGGCAGCAATTGCTTACGGCTTAGATAAAAAGTCAGATACAGAGCGAAATATCTTGATTTTTGATTTAGGTGGTGGTACATTTGATGTTTCTATTTTAACGATAGAAGAAGGTATTTTTGAGGTTAAAGCCACTGCTGGTGATACTCATTTAGGTGGTGAAGATTTTGATAATAGATTAGTAAACCATTTCCTACAGGAGTTTAAGAGGAAGCATAAGAAAGATATAAGTAATAATCCAAGAGCTATGCGTCGTCTAAGAACTGCATGTGAGAGGGCTAAACGCACGCTTTCTTCGGCTACACAATCTTCAATTGAAATAGACTCATTATTTGAAGGTGTTGATTTCTTTTCTTCAATAACTAGAGCTAGGTTTGAGGAGTTGTGCATGGATTTATTTAGAAATACAATGTTACCAGTTGAGAAGGTATTAAAAGATTCAAAGATTTCTAAGAATCAGATACATGAAATAGTATTAGTTGGTGGTTCAACAAGAATTCCCAAAGTGCAGCAACTTTTAACGGAATTTTTTAATGGAAAAGAGCTATCTAAATCTATTAATCCTGATGAAGCAGTTGCATATGGTGCTGCTGTGCAAGCGTCTATTTTAGCCGGACATTCTTCATCTAAAACGGATGATTTACTACTTTTAGATGTAGCGGCTTTATCGCTTGGATTAGAGACAGCTGGAGAAGTTATGACGGTATTAATCCCAAGAAATTCTACAGTTCCAACTAAGAAATCGCAGACATTTTCAACCTATGCTGATAATCAGCCAGCTGTAACTATTCAAGTATTTGAGGGAGAACGTGCGAGAACCAAAGATAATAATAAATTAGGTGAATTTACTCTTAGTGATATTCCACCGATGCCTCGTGGTGTTCCTCAAATTGAGGTAAGTTTTGATATTGACGCGAATGGAATTTTAAATGTTACAGCAATGGAGAAATCTACAGGAAAAAGTAATAAAGTAGAAATTAAAAATGATAGTTCAAGATTGTCTAAAGAAGAGGTTGAAAGAATGTCAAATGATGCTGAAAAATATGCTAAAGAGGACGAAGAATTTAGAGAGAAGGTTAAAGCTAAAAACGAGCTTGAAAGTTATTGTTTCAGTGTAAAAGGAATGGTTTGTGATGATAAGCTAAAAAGTCAATTAGATGAAGAGGAGGTTAAAAATGTTACAGAAAAAGTCGATGATGTATTAAAATGGCTTGAAGGTAATCAGTTAGCTGAAAAAGACGAGTTTATCAGTAAAAAGAAAGAATTAGAAGATGATTGTAAAGCTTTAATGGAAAAAATGCAGGCAGCTGGTGGAATGCCGGGTGGAATGCCAGGTGGAATGCCAGGTGGAATGCCGGGTGGAATGCCTGGTGAAATGCCTGCCGAAATGCCTTCCACATCAGCTCCAAACATAGAAGAGGTTGATTAGTTAAATATTAATATATATAAATTTTTATCTATTAATATTTTATGTCATTATCATCATCATTATCATTATTATTATTATTACTTATAAATTTTTTTATAGTATATATTTATATGACGTCAAATAATGTAGTATTTAAAATGAAAAATTTCTCTAATCTAATTTTACAAAACGAAAAAGTAATAGTATTTGACATGGATGAAACGTTAGGACATTTTGTTCAAATTGGTAGCTTATGTAATTTATTAGAAATATATTTTAAAAAGAAAATTAATCAAATAGAGTTCAATAAGATAATGGATTTATATCCAGAAATACTTAGACCAAATATATTATCTCTATTAGAGTATATTAAAATACAGAAGATGAAATTAAAGTGCTCAAAAGTAATAATTTATACTAATAATCAAGGACCAAAAGAATGGGCACTTAAAATAGGGAAGTATTTAAATTATAAATTGGGATTTAAGTTATTTGACCAAGTTATTGGTTCAAAATTTAATGAACCATGCAGAACAACTCACCGAAAAACATTTAGTGATTTAAAGAAATGTGCTAATCTACCAAACAATGTTAGAGTGTGTTTTATAGACGATTTATATCATAGAGATATGGATAAACAACATATACAATATATTATGGTAGAACCTTATGTTGTAGGTATACCTAACAATTTACTTATACAGAGATTATATTCTAGTAATATATTTATTATTTATAATAGATACAGTTTTATAAATTTCATCAACAATAAAATGAATAATTATCGCACAGGTAACTTTAATATAAAAAATAACAATTTCTTATATCAAAATGTTGTAAGTTTTTTAAATTAATAAATATCCAATGTCCTTGCACTAGCATCATCTGATTCTATATATTTCGGCATCCAAAAATAAGGAATTAAATAGTCTAACCCTGGATAAAAAAGCTCGAAAATAGTTCTGTAATACAATTGTTCAACTGTTTCCGGTTTGTTAAAATTATATTCTTCATCCAAATTGTATTTAATATTATTTTGTGTCTCTACTTTTTCTTTTATAATCTCAAACCAAGACCGTTCTTTTTTACTTACACCATCACTAAATGCCTCCTTTCTACGCCATAATATTTCTTTTGGTAAAAAATTATCGTCTGTATCAAATGCTTTTCTGAAAAGATACTTCTCTTGTTTTTTGTTCATCTCAAATCTTATTTGTGAAGGTATGGATAGATAAGAATCTACAAATGTTCTATCTAAGAATGGTGTCCTAGGTTCTAAACCGTTTGTAGATATACTTCTATCTGACCTTAAAACATCAAAATAATGTATATTTTTTAGTAAATTTTTTGTTTCTTTATCGAATTCCAAATGGTCTGGACAAGCCTTCATATATAAATATCCACCCATTAATTCATCACTCCCATCTCCATTAAATATAACTTTCGCTTCACTATTTTCCGATATATATTTAGCTATTAAATAATTGCCAACACTAGCTCTTACTGTTGTAGTATCATAGCTCTCTATCTTTTCTATAACATATGGTATCTGATTAAAAAAATCATCTTCTGTAACTATTATTTCCGTATGATTACTACCAATATGTTTTGAGACTATTTTGGCGTATTTTAAATCCTCACCTCCTTCTAAACCAATACTATATGTTTCTAATTTCTTACCATAAAATCTACTTACCAATGAGGCTACAATACTACTATCAAGGCCACCTGATAGCAAACATGCAATTGGCCTGTCTGTAGTATCAACTCGTTTTTTTACTGCATCGATAAAATTTTCTCTTATTGTTTTATAAATATTCTCTAATCCCCAATTTTCACTTTTACATTCTATACACTTATTTATTTTAAAAGTATCATATTTTACTTTATTTGTTAAAAACCATTTATTGTCAACGGAATAATCTAATTCTAAATATTCACCTGGTTCACATGGTTTAATTACAGAAATGTCGCTGTCTTTTTCATTTAATAAATTTAATAAACCTATTAATTGCTTAACTTCAGATGCAAATCCTACAATATCGTTTTTTAAATTTTCACTCTTCAATCCACTTAAAATAGAATTATTATTATACATGTAAAATAAAGGTCTTACCCCATATACGTCTCTTGCTACATAAATTTTACTAATGTTATAGTCAAAAAGTATAAATGCAAACACTCCATCTAATAAGTTTAATGTATATTCAATGCCAAATGTTAAATAAAGATAAATTATAACTTCACAATCAGAATTACTCGTTGGTTTATATTTAACATTTTTGTACAAATCTTTGTAATTATATATTTCTCCATTGCAAACCAGTAATATATTATCATAAATAAATGGCTGATTCGATTCTTCATTTAAACCATTTATTTGTAGACGATGAAATCCAACATAATTATCATTAGATAAATTAATTGCAGAATTGTCTGGCCCTCTGTGTTGTCCTTTATTAAAGTTTTCACTAATTACCTTCTCTTCAATTGTTCCATCATTATTTAACAAAGCAAAAATTCCACACATTTAGTAATAATATACTATTTATCCTTTAATTTATTTATTTTAATTTTTAAATATTATTGTCATATTATTGTCATATTATTATTATATTTTTATAATATTATATATTATATATTATATAAATAGCATGCAAACTGATAAAAATTTTATTAAATTATGTAATTTAGAAAGTGATAATGAGATAAATAAACGTATTTTAGAGAGAAATACTTCTATATTTGTTTCTAATAATCAATTGTCATGTAGACCTACCGCAACTAAGTATACCTTACCCACTTTATCAACAGAATCTACAAATGATTGCTGTCATTCACCTAGAGTAGAAACAAAGGGGAAAACTAGTGTCTCATATCAGGATTACGCAAGCAATGTAGAAGATGAATCTATTTTAAGAAATCAGATATTTGCATTACAAAATTGCCCTAAGCGCGCATACATCCCATCATCTACCAGTAACATGTATGTTAATAATGTTTCTATCTCATCAACAAATAATAATAATTCAGAATTATTATTTCCTAATTTGGTAAATACAAATTTAGTGGAAGAAGAAGATAATGATTATAATAAATTTAGAAAACATCAGGCGTTGTATTTTAATAATCAAACAACTGCTCGTGGAAATTAAATTATTAAATGCTAATTAATATTTATATGAACAATAAAAATGATTATATAAATAATTTATCAATAGAATATTTAATTAATCCAAATCAGCTTGAAAAAATTTATAGTAAAAATGGTGATAATAATATTTCTACTCAAATAGAGTTTTACAGTAGAAGAATAAATAATATTACAAAAGAAATGATAAAAGGTAAATATCAAAGTGAAAGCTTAAAACAGGTATTTTTACAATATGTAAGTTCTTTGATTTATCATTTTAAAAATGTTGATAAAAAAGATTTTATACAAGAGCAATATAATAGTTTGAATAGTGAAGATGATATAATGTGTAGTAAAAATAAAATAGATGAAACTAATGATTTACTCGGGGAAAATGAAGTTATTATAAGTAAAAAAGAGAAAAAATATAATTTAGATAAATTTGTAAAGATTAAAAATCCTTTGCAAAGTAAAGAAATAATACCAGATTTGAAAGTTTATGATTTGACAAGTCCCGAATTAAAAAATAAAGGCGTTAAAGTGAAGAAAAAGAAATTACAGAACAAAGTCATTATAAACTAGTCTGAAATTATTTTTCTTCTTTTATTATAATGGTAAATAAAAGTAAAAAGAAAACAAAAAGTGCAAAAAGTGCAAAAAGTGCAAAAAGTGCAAAAAGTGCAAAAAGTGCAAAAAGTGCAAAAAGTGCACAAAATTTTAAAAAACTAAATTGCAGTCCATTAAAGATGCATGATTTTTCCTGTTATGATAATGAAACATTATATTCTCTGAAAAATAGTTGGAATAAAAGATTTAAAACAAAGAAAATTAAGAGCAAGTCACCAAAAGTTATATGGGAGAAATTAAAAAATAACATGAGTAAAAAATGTAAAGATGAAAAGTGTTGGTTGCGTCAAAATTTTTATAAAAAGAAAATTAATCCATCTAATAATGTTATATTTGCGCCACCATCACCAAAAAGTTGGGATAAAAATCCTAAAGAGTGGTTAAGTAGTATTGATATTATTAATGTTTTAACACAATACGAAATTAAACATAAAAACTTCAAGTTTATTGGACCTTCCCCTATAGACTATAATACCATTACCAGTTATGGAGAATGTGTTTGGAATAAATTATGTAAATTCAATTTAAAAAACTATATTGATAAAAATTATAGTAAATTTGGTATAGTTTTTAACACAGACCCACATTATCTAGGTGGTAGTCATTGGGTATCTTTATATATTGATATAGATATGAAATATATTTACTATTTTGATAGCACTGCCTCAAAAACTCCCGCAAAAATAAAAGAGTTTATAGATAATGTTAAAAGACAAGCTAATACTTTGGGCATAGAATTATTATATAAAAAAAATACTTTTAAACATCAAAGAGGAAATAGTGAATGTGGAATGTATGTTTTATATATATTAATATCTTTATTAGAGGGAAAAATAACACCCGAGCAAATCAATAAAAAAAGAATACCAGATAGTAAAATGCTTGCACTTAGAAAAGTTTTATTTAATTAAATTATTTTATAATAACTATTAATTAAAAAAATATACATAATAGTTATTATAATGAGTATTAATTCTTTTAATTCTCAGGAAAATAAAAGTGTTTTATGGCAATTTCTATTAGAAAATAACTTTTTTATTGGTTTATCTGATAAGAAATTTAATAAAGTTAAAGATATATTTGAAAAAAATATTCAATCTATATCAATAGTAAATGACTCTATCTCCAATAAAAATAAAATACTTATACAAAAAATGATGGAAGAATTAGAATTGCTAAAATCTAAGAATATAAGCAAACCATTACAAGAAGTAAGATTAGAGATAGAAAATGACCTTAAAAATAAACAGGAAGAATTTGTTGAGTTAATTAAAAGACCAGAACCTAAAAATCTTGATTTTAACGATGAAAAAGATGAGCCAATAAGCAATGATAATATGGATAAGATATTAAAAAAAATGATGGAAGATAGAGATTTGGAATCCAATTTAGAAAATCCAGGTATAAAAAGTAGTAACCCTGAAAAAAAAGTAACTTTTGCTAATATTGATTTTATAGATAAGTTAAAAAAAATAGACAACGAAGATAATGTTTCAACTAATTCAAGCACTATGTTAAATTTTGATAAATTCAAAAATCTTGATCTTAATAGTAGTAGTAATAATAATATTCAAGAATTATTATTAAAAATTCTGGAAAATCAGGAAAAGATCTTAAAGCATTTTAAGATTTAGTCTATAGTAAAATTATTTTATTTATAACGGTTCAAGCACGTTATTGCCACCTCTTTCATTTAAAAATCTCATTTGGTCTACTGATATGCAAGCGCATCCAGTGCTTGTAGAATATTGTTGTGGAATTAAGCAACATTCTGGTCTAAATTCATTCGCATACCAAAAATTTAATTTACCTTCAGGTAATGGCACTTCTCCGCCTTTATTTTTTTTAAGAGGCGCAAAAATGTCAATTTCATTAGTTGGAACCATTCCCCAGGTGTTACCGGGTACATCTTCACTCATGCTGAAGCCTATGATTCCGGGAGTTAAATTTCTCATGGCCTCTATTTTTAATTCTTCAAAATGTGGTAATAAAAGAAAAAATACAATTAAAAATAGTAAAAAGGAAGATAAACACATGTTAACTAAATTAAATTTCATTATATAAATATTCATTAGATAATAAAAATATTCATTAGATAATAAATTTCTAAATATATTATCTAATTAAATTTTAAGGTCCTGGAACTGGTGGTGGAGACCTCCCACCTATATGTCCAAATACTGTAGATATAAGAACAATTACAATTAATAATGGTATTAAAATCGCAATATATCCAATAGTAGATGTTGTTGCTGCTGCTGCTGATATCCAACCTACAAATGGTATTAATGCTAATCCCCATAAAACTATGATTGCAGCAGCTAATATCCCTAGTAATCTAATTAATACATCTTTCAGGAATAAGAAAAATGAAAATGTTGTAATAAAAAGACCAAAAAATTGATATAATACAAGAGTAATTATTCCATGTGTCTTGTACATAGAGTCTCTGTTGTTTATCGTCTGACTCAAAATAGGAATTGTAAAGTTCAGCGTCCTGCCTGATATATTTGACGCGGTTTCGCCTACATTATTTCTTACTTTGTCAAACATACCACGTACACTATTAGTAGCTGCTCCTAAACTATTTGCTGTATCATTAATTGTACTAAAGACGTAATTTATAGGTGCAAAAGCATTATCAGAAATAGATATTAACACATTTTGCACGCAACTATTAAAATTATCTCCGACTATATCTAATTTACTCTTATCAGAGTCTTTAATAACATGTCCTGCAAAAGGAATATATATTGGATTACATTTATTAGCAGGCCAATTTTTTCTTAGAATAGGTAAATGATTCATTACGTGAAAGTAAGTAATACACAGTATAAAAGAATATATAATTATAAAAGAAACAATGACATCGACACCATATCTTTCATAGTATCCATTTTTTGTATATAGATTAATAATTGTACTTTTTATATCATCACTCATATATACTAAAAAACTATTTTTTTATTTATTTAAACATTTTTAGATCTGGAACCATTGTTATCTTCCCAATCATGGAAGATATTTTTGCCTAAAGCAATAGTATGGTCTGATGTAATTAAACAATTTAATTCTTTCACATTGAAATCGCATTTCTTTGCGAGGTCTGAATCTCTTACAAATATAAATTTACAGATTGATTTATCATATATTAAATGAGAACCTGATACTATAACTTCAGTATCTGATTCACCATTTGGTATAGAATATAGTTCTTCAACGTATTTGCCATTATCATCTAAATTCAATAATTTCATTGTTCCTCTAATAATAGATTTATTTTTCAAAACATCGCCAACTACTAATTCGCACATTTTACAATATGTATTATCTTTTTTCTTAACTATAGTTTCAGGATGAAAACAAACAGAACCAACCGCTCGCAATGCTACCCCGGGAGGTCCTTCCCATATAGAATTTCCAGCATGATTACTTCCTTTAACCATATGACCAAGTGCAAATGTTGAACCTACTAGTTTATGAAATAAGTCTAAAGTGTAAATAATAATTGATAGTACACTTATTAAAATATTTAAAAATACGTTCATAATACTTTTTACTATATCAGTTATGAAATTTCTTATTTTATTGAAAAATGCACGTACTGCTTGAAGAGCATTTGCTATTTCATTTACTATATTTCCTAATAAATCTTGTGTATAATGTAAAGGACTTAATAAATTTCCCATGTATAGGGTTTGCATATTTTGAATACAATATGTGAAATTAGATGTAACATCTTGATTGAAAAGCCCTGCAAATGGCATAACTACTGGATTGCAACGATATATAGGCCAATTATTTTCTATATTCTTTAATCCTATTCCTAAAAGACTTGAAAAAAATAATGCAAAAAATATAATTAATATTAATATACTTAAAACTAAATCACTGGTTTTCATATTAAAATAAATATATATATTTATTTTTATAATTTTAATTTTTAAAGCATATAAAAATAACACGCTTTAGATATGTAGATATAATGTCGAAAGTGAAGACTAATGATAGTGAAGACGAAGATATAAGTTTTATGACAAAAGAAAAAACTAAAGATGAAGATATTATTACAGTAAACAATGAAAATATATTTAATCCATACAATCCATTAAATCAAGAAATAACTAAAAATGATGTCGTAAGTATTCTTAGTAAGTATGGTGTCAATTATTCAATTGACAACATAGTTCTTTATCAGAGAGCATTTGTTCATAAATCATATACAAAACGACCACATTTAGAAAATGTAGCATCAGATGTTAAGATAGCAGAAAAGCCATACAATTGCTTGGATTTAAAAAGTAAATCGAATGAAAGACTTGAATTTATTGGAGACGGAGTATTAGAGCTAATAACAAAGTATTATTTATATCGTAGATTTCCAAAAGCGGATGAAGGATTTATGACAGAAAAAAAAATTGCACTAGTTAAAAATGAACATATTGGTAAATTAGCGTATGAGATGAGATTGCAAAAATGGTTACTTTTATCGCGACACGCTGAGGAAAAGAATACACGTGTAAATCTAAAAAAGTTAGGTTGTTTATTTGAATCGTTTTTGGGAGCACTATTTTTGGATGTAAATAAGCTAAGTATTAAAGATGAAGAAAATTGGTTTGAAAATGTATTTGTTACTGGACCAGGATTTCAAATGGCACAAAAATTTGTTGAAAACATATTTGAGAGTCATGTAGACTGGACGGAATTAATTAAGAATGATTATAATTATAAAAATAAGCTGCAGGTTTTAATACAGAAAGAATTTAAGACTACACCCGAATATGTGGAATTAGAACACGACATAGAAAATGGTTATGAGATGGGTGTATATTTGTGTTTAGGACAAGAGATACATGAATTTGATATGAAAGAGAGTAAAGACTTTACTTTTTTTGGTTCATTTGATGCAATCCAAAATTATTTAAAAGAGAATGATAAGGTATTGGTATTTTTTGGAAAAGCTAAACATAAAATTAAAAAGAAGGCTGAACAAGTAGCATGTGAAGAAATTATTAAAAAGATTAAAATTTAATTTTTATTACTATATTCTATATTAAATTCTATATTAAATTCTATATTAAATTAATATTTAATTAATATATAATTATAATAAAATGGCAGAACAACTTTTAGCGGATTTAAAAATTAAACCAATACCTAAACAAGAAAAAAAAATAGTAATTGATTTGCAAAAACTTGGAAAGAAAGAAAGAGCAACATCAGAGAAACCAGTAGATATAAATGTTTTAATAACCGATAAAAGAAAAACGACTAATATAGATAGAAAATCATTACTAGAAACAATTAAAAGTGGTATAGATGTTGATATAAAAACACCAATTGATACTACTCAATTTGTCAGAAAGAGTGTAACAATAGTACCTGAACAAAGTGAACGACCTGAACAAAGTGAACGACCTGAACCAAGCGAACAACCGGAAGAAAAAACATTAAAGATAATAACAAAAAAGAAAAAAGTAACATTAGCAACAGCAGATAAAGAAATCGAACCTCTAAGAACAAAACGAACTAGTCAAAAACCTGATAAAACTGTAATAAGTGGTCCAGAATCTCTTTTACAGTTTTCAGCTATTGAAGAAAGGTTACCACAGGAAGAGAAAAAAGTATTAATTCGTGCTCCAGCATACTATTTAAATAATCGTGAAATATTTGTTAACTTCATTTCATCTCTATTTGCTCCATATAAAAAAGAACTTCTGGAAAAAGAGGATAATTATTCATGTGAAAAATCATCTGGTGATTTCTCTCTACTAATCCATCAAAAAATAGTAAGAGACTATTTGAATCTTTATACTCCATACAGAGGTTTACTATTATATCATGGATTAGGTTCCGGGAAAACCTGTTCATCTATTGCAATAGCAGAAGGCTATAAAAGCGACAAGTTAATCTATGTAATGACTCCAGCATCTTTACGAGTAAATTACATAGAAGAATTAAAAAAGTGCGGTGATTTACTATTCAGAAAAAACCAATATTGGGAATTCATAGATACAAAAACAAATATGGATTTACAGGAAGCACTATCTTTTGCTCTTCAAATAAATATAAAATTTATTAAAGACAATGGTGGCGCGTGGATGGTAAATAGAAAAATTAAAAATCCTAATTATGATAAATTATCATCTAGTCAACAGATTACTCTAGATAATCAATTAAATGAAATGATAAAAAATAAGTATAAATTTATTAACTATAATGGATTAAGAATGTCGCATCTTAATACTTTAACAATTAATGGAACCGTAAATCCTTTCTCAAACAATGTAGTTATTGTTGATGAAGCACATAATTTAGTAAGCCGTATAGTAAACAAAATTGAAAAGGATAAAAAGAAAGGAGAACCAACAACTATCGCTACAAAATTATATCAATTACTAATGTCTGCAGAAAATTGCCGAATTGTACTTCTCTCCGGTACACCTATTATTAATTATCCTAATGAAATTGGTATTATGATGAATATATTAAGAGGAAAGATAAAGGTTTGGAAAATGAAGCTTTCTATTAGTGAACAAAGAAAAGTATCGCAAGAAACACTTATTAAATTATTTAAATCATATTCTATATCTAATGATATAATAGATTATTTACAATATAAATCAACCACAAATATTTTAACAATAACTCGAAATCCATTTGGTTTCTTTTCATATAGTTTAAGAGGAAAAGACACTAGTACTAACAATGAATATAAAGGTGTAACACGAGGGGATGATGGTAACGTAAGTGATAGTGACTTTATAGAAATAATAAGTAAAATATTGCAAGATAATAATATAAAGATAGTTAGTAAATCCATAGAAGTAGATACATTTAATTGCTTGCCAGATACATTTGAAAACTTTTCCAGTTTTTTTATAAATTCATCAAATAGAGAAAGGAGTAAACAAGGCACAGGTAATAGTACTCAGCTTAAAAACATGAAACTTTTTAAGAATAGAATACTTGGGTTAACATCTTATTTTCCTGATATAGATGAACTATTGCCAAAATATAATCGTAGTACTGATTTTTATGTAAAAAAAATAGAGATGAGTGAATTTCAGTTCTCAATATACGAAGAAGCTAGGGTTTTAGAGAGAAAAATAGAAACGAATCAATCAAAAAAACAAAAAATGAAAGCTGGTAGTGATGTTTTTGAGGAATCAAGTTCAACATATCGCATTTTCTCTCGCGCTTTCTGTAATTTTGTCTTCCCAAAACCAGATATTTTCCGGCCAATGCCTAAAGATGGCAATGAATTATCTAGCGTTGTAAACGAAACAATTGATCAAAATTTATTAGACGCGGCAGTAGATTTAAAATTAGAATCGAAAGACTCACTAGTTAAAACCACCGGCAAAAGTAATAGAGATGAAATTACAGAAGAAGAGATAGAATTAGATGAATTAGCAAGTGAATTTTCTGATGCAGAGAGAGAAGATATATCTTTATCATATGAAGATAGAATAAAAGATGCACTAAAACAATTAGATGAAAATAGAGAGAAATATTTAACACCTGAAAAACTAAATATATATAGCCCTAAATTTTTGAATTTACTTGAAAATATTCTAGAACCTTCTTATAATGGATTGCACTTAATGTATACACAATTTAGAACACTTGAAGGTATAGGCGTTTTTTCATTAGTTTTAAAAGCAAACGGATTTACTCAATTTAAAATTAAAAAAGATGGAGATTGGCGATTAGATATACCAATAAATGAAATGGGCAAACCTAAATTTGTTTTATATACAGGTACAGAAACCGCAGAGGAAAAAGAGATTATTAGAAATATATTTAATGGAGATTGGGAATTTGTACCACCGTCTTTGAAAAACGAGCTTGAGAAAATGTCATCAAATAATCTCTATGGTGAAATTATTAAATTAATAATGATTACTGCCTCTGGTGCAGAAGGAATATCACTTAAAAATGTGCGATATGTACATTTAACCGAACCTTATTGGCATCCAGTGCGTTTGGAACAAGTTATTGGGCGTGCTAGACGTATTTGCAGTCATAAAGATTTACCGAAGGAGTTACAAACAGTGGAAGTGTTTTTATATTTAATGACATTTTCACAAAATCAATTGGAAAGTGGTGATTATAGAGAATTAAGATTAAAAGATAAGAGTAAAATAGATAATACTACACCCTTAACTAGTGATGAAGCACTATATGAAATTTCCACAATAAAAGAAAATATTAATAAGGAAATTTTAAAGAATGTAAAGGAAGCGGCAATAGATTGTAATATACATAATGAAATATCAGGAAAAGATAATTTAAAGTGTTTTACATTTGGTAGTGTGAATAAAGACAAATTTTCATATGTTCCTTCAATATCACAAGAAGAAAGTGATACAATAAGTGATATTAATAAAACTATTGAAAAAGTAACAGCTGTAAAAGTAGTTATACCAGAGATTGGTGATGTTGCTTTCGATAAAAAAACCGGAAAAGTTTACGATTTAGACAGTTATAAAAAGAAAAATCCAATACAAATAGGAACATTAGTTAGTACTTTTAATGAAGCCAAAAATAAAAGCGAATATACATTTACTCGACTTTAAATAAATATATTACACCTTTGAACATTTAAAATGCCGATATTATTTTAGTTTAGTTTATAAAAAAAATTATTATATACTATATGTTTAAACATTTAGCTAAACTGAAAGATATGGGATATTACCCAGACGCTATATTAGATATAGGAGCACATGTTGGAAATTGGACGAAAAGTATGTTGTCTATTTATCCAAATTCAAAATATTACTTATTTGAAGGTATTAATTATGAACAATTAAATAAATTTCAAAATAATCCAAATATATATGTTAGAAATGAATTATTAAATGATAAAATAGAAGAAGTTGATTGGTATGAGGAAAAAAACACTGGAGATTCATTCTTTAAAGAAAAGACCAAACATTTTTTGAAAACCAAGCCAATTAAAAGAAAAACAATAGATTTAAACTCAATTATAAATAGAGATAATATTCTAAGAAATGAGAAAAATATATTTATTAAGATAGATTGTCAAGGGGCAGAAATACCAATATTAAAAGGTTCTGAAAAAATATTAAGTAGAACAGATTTTATAGTTATAGAAATGCCTTTATTCGGACAATATAATGAAGGTGTTCCAAATTTTTTAGAACATATAAAATTTATGGACAGTATAGGATTTATTACATTTGATATAGTTGATAAACATTATATTAATGGTTTTAATATGCCGATTGATATGTTATTTATAAGTAAAAATCATAAAATGAATGAAACTGTTCAGACAAAATTATATTAAATGTTCAAAGGTGTAAAAAATTTTTAGATTTTAAAATATTTTTAGATTTTAAAATATTTTTTTTTGATTGTTAAATTTTTTGTAAATAGCTCCTGAAAACTTAGTTATTTGAGATTGACATTCGGCCCAAGTATAGTAAATACCTGGTTTTCGTCCTTTAAAAACTACATAATAATTGACCATAATAATATAAATAAATATATTTTTTAAGAATAAATATTTATTCTGGTCAATGTATTAATCCAATTTAAAAAAAAAATTATAATTAAAAAAAATTTAATAATAAGGAGGTATTATTATTTTTAATACATATATTTATTTTTATCATTATAATTATTCCCATCTTGACATAATGACTTAAATATACCATTGTTTGTTTCATACTGTGAAAATAAAGGAGGTGTCGCTATCTCCAAATCCCAACTATATTTTAATATGATATGATGCATATATAAATCTGGCATCATTTCAATCGGTCGTGAATTTTCAAGTAAAATTTTTGCTGCTAATGGATTTATTAAATATGCACCTGCTCCCCAATATAATATTGGATCTTTAGATAAATATCCATATTGTAACCATTTAATTCTAGGTTTATTATGATACGACATTATCCATTCATTTACTTTATCCAAGTAATTTTTATCTTCAATTGTTACATCATCTTCTATAATTAACTCCGGTTTATCTTTAACAATTATTCTCTTCCAAGCATTTTCGTGACTCATATAACACCCAATTGCTCCTAAAGTTGTAATTGCTCGATGATCACTTTTTTTTTTATCAAAGTCATAAAAGGCTCGGAGACTTAAATAAGATTTGGGATTATCTAATTTTAATCCATCTACTGAATCTTTTAATATGTCAAAATTTATACCTTGTTCTTTAATTCTTTCTTGTCTTTTTGCTGCTCGATCGATTGAAATTAAGATAGTCATTAATAATACAATATAGATATATTTAAAAATAAAAATAAACAAATTATTATAATTTGTTTATTTTATTTAGGAGGAAGAGATTTAGATATGGATAATTTTTTCTCTTTTTAACCTTTCCAAATATAAATTATATATTAGATTATAATTTACTAATATAAATTTTACATTAAAATATATTAGAACATATAAAATTTATGGACAGTATAGGATTTATTACATTTGATATAGTTGATAAACATTATATTAATGGTTTTAATATGCCGATTGATATGTTATTTATAAGTAAAAATCATAAAATGAATGAAACTGTTCAGACAAAATTATATTAAATGTTCAAAGGTGTAAAAAATTTTTAGATTTTAAAATATTTTTAGATTTTAAAATATTTTTTTTTGATTGCATATTTTAGACAATTTTATTAATAACACCGGGCATTTCTATTGCTAACAACCCGAGGGGGAACAACACTTCCTCTATTGCGAATTTTTCTAAGTTGCTGCTGTTGAACATTAATTTTAGTTTCTTTATTAGTAAGACCTTGTAAAGATAATTCAGTTCTTCCAGTTTCTTCATTTAGAACACCCAATGTTCCACGTCCTATCGCTTCATTCTTTATTCTTTGTATTCTTTGTTCACTTGTTTGAACGCGAATGTATTTACCTTTAGTTTGACTTGTACTACTATTTTTAGTGCATGTTGAGTGGGAACAATTTTTTTTACAGTCATAACCTTCTTTTTCAAAATCCTTGATTAAATCATTTATATTATTATGCTTATTAACTATATCGGTTTTTAAAAATTGTTTACGTCCTAAAGAAAAAGATGAATCACCATCCGCATTTCTAAACTTGGAAGGCATAAGTGTTAATGTTCTAGTAAGGTGACTAGATGGCGGTGACATACTCTGAATCGCATTATTCATGTATTGTTTTCTAGGAATAGAGGATAATATTATATTATTCTTTTGCTGTTGAGTTAAAATTGAAGGCATATAAAATATATAGGTATTATTTTTTTTTATAAATTAAACATTTACTACAATAACAGATAGTTCGTTCCCTTTCTAAAGGTTCTTCAACTATATCAGTAACCCATTCATGTTGACACTCTCTATATAATATATTTTCAATATTAATAAGTAAATCGGTTTGCATCATTAACAATTGATTTAAAGTTTTTCTAGTTAAAAATTGGTATAATATAATTTTATTAATTAATTCTTTATCTGAGATAAATCGAATATTTAAATTATTAGAGACATTAGAAAGCAATTCTTTATTAGTATTTATTTGTTTTTCAATTGTAAATTTGAGAATTACTAGGTCTTTCAAACGGCTATATTGCATATTTTTTATTTTTAATTTTTAATTTTTATTTAAATAGAAAAAGATTTAAATAAAAAATCAATTTTTTTCGTTTTCTAATATTACATATACATTACTTTCCAATTTTCATTTTCTTCCTTATTTTTTACAATTAATTCATCAACTACTTTATTATCTACAGTAAAAGGAAATTCTACTTTGAATGATAATTTATTATTAAATAATTTAGAATCCGGTTTTAAAAGTCTATATAAATTAATTTTGGTGAAAATTGTCTCTAAACATCTTTTTAAATTTCTAACACCCGCCTCCTCTTCTGTATAATTATTAACGATATAATCGATTGTTTCATCGGGAAACACCAAATCACTCTCTGTGAACTTAATCTCCTTTGTTATTACAGGTATAAGATAATTTTTTACTATATTTCTCTTGTCTTCTATTGTATATCCTTTGGTTGAAATCTTATACATTCTGTCCCTTAATATACTATTAACTTTATGTTCATCATTATAACTAAATATAAATAGAGCCTTACTCAAATCAAATTCTATCTCTGAAAAATATTTATCATGGAAATTAGTATTTTGACTAGTATCAATTAAATGTGTTAATATTCCAATAATTTCTTCGCCTCTTGGTGTATCACTAACTTTATCTAATTCGTCAAAATATATAATCGGATTTGAACATTTTGTTTGTAATAAAATTTCTATTATTTTACCCCAAGTACTACCTTCGTATGTGTAACTATGTCCTTCTAAAAAACTTGAATCTGTAGCACCACCTAATGCTATAAGCGAGAATGGTCTATTAAGTATTTTACTTATTCCATCTTTAATTAGAGTTGTTTTGCCTGTACCCATTGGTCCTTTTAATCCAATCGCTGTTCCTATAGCAGATGGATTTACTATCCATTGACCAACTAACTGCATAATTTGCATCTTAGCATCATTTAGTCCGTAAACAGCATTATTCAATATTTGCATTGAATTTTCCATAAATTCACTACATTTATCTATTCCATCATCTATTTTAACCGGTAATTTAGAGATTTTATTGAATGGTAAACGCATAAAAGTATCTACCCAATTTTTTAGTTTAAAGTATTCGCCTATACTTGGGTCCATGTTTTCCATCATTATAATTTTTTTCAATGCTGATATCTTGAAATTATATGGTATATTACTTTCTAATAATAATATTTTATAAGGTTTTTCAACTGTTGATAATTCATTTAATTTTTTTAGTTCAATAATAATTTCTTTTTGCTTATCTAAATTAATCTCTTTGCGAAAATACTTTATATCGTTCATATTGTCTTTTTCCATTAGGAGACTCCTGAACTCTTTTATGTTTTTTTCACATTGCTCTTTTTCATATGATTTACTGTCAAACTTTTTACTTCTTTTGCGATTCTTCTCTCTATTAGCTAGTTTTACTAACTCTTCAACTATCATTTCATTTCTTCTTTTCGCAATTAATTTTTTTGTTAGTGCATCTAATTTACTTCTTTTGGGTTCTGGCGAATTTCCTTCACATTCTTGGTCGTCGTCTTCTTCCTCTTCCTCTTCCTCTTCGTCTTCTTCGTCGTCTTCTTCGTCCTCTTCGTCGTCTTCTTCGTCATGTTCTTCGTCGTCTTCTTCTTCTTCCTCTTCGTCTTCCTCTTCTTCGTGATGTTCATGTTCGTCATCGTAATCTTGGTCTTCGTATTCGTTTTCGCCTTCTTTTTCAGTAAGTTCTATATCGTTCACTTGGTCTGCTTTCTTACGTTTTTTAGATTTACCTATATTTTTTCTACATTTACTCAACGTAGAATTTTTCTTTTTTTTTATTAATTTATTTTCAATGCCTTGTATGTTAAATGTTATTAATTTTACAAGTTCTATATCATTAGAATTATCAAGCTCACTGTCTTCATCGTCAAAATCCGACATATCAGAAAAGTTACTTTCATCTATATAATATTTACGCTGTTTCTGGTTTTTGGATCTAGTATTATATTTATGACTATTGTCTATAACGGAAATACTTGATAAATCCATGCTAATATAAATAAGTAATATAATTTTATATATATTTTTTTATTATTTTTGTAATTTTTGTAATTTTAATAAAAATTGAAAAATAAAACTATCTAAATATTATTTAATTAATATAAGGAGAATGACCTATACAGATCAAAATAGTAAATCATCTTCAAAAATTATAGGTATACAATTTAGTATATTATCACCGGATGAAATTAGAAAGTCATCTGTTGCTGAAATAACAACAAGAGATACTTATATTAATAGTAAACCAGTAATTTCTGGTTTATTTGATCCGCGTATGGGAATTTTGGATCCAGGTCTAATATGTCCAACTGATGGACTTGATTATATGAAAACACCAGGTTATTTTGGTCATATTAATCTTTCTAGACCGGTCTTTTATATTCAGTATTTAAATATTATTATTAAGGTATTAAGATGTACTTGTGTTAAATGTAGTAAACTATTAATTAATAAAGAGAGACATAAGTATCTTTTAAAACTCACAAGTGAGCAACGATGGGCTGAAATCTTCTCAATCGCTAGTAAAGTAAAAAGATGTGGTGAAAATAATGATGATGGTTGTGGCTATAAACAACCTAATAAAATTCGTAAAGAGAATCTAGCAACATTAATTGCCGAGTGGGACTCTGTAGATAATCAAAGTGAAGATGCCTCTGGCAAGATATCTATGAAAATTTCACCAGAGAAAGTAATAAAAATATTTAGAAGAATATCAGATGATGATATTAAATTTATGGGATTTAGTCCATTGTGGTCTAGACCAGAATGGATGGTTTGTCAAGTTCTTGCTGTACCACCACCAGCAATCAGACCATCTGTTAAACATGATTCACAGCAAAGAAGTGAGGATGATTTAACTCATATTATTGTTAATATTATAAAAGCTAATAAATCATTACAAGAGAAGATTAATCAAAATGCCGCATCAAATGTAATTGAAGATTGGTCAACTGTATTACAATACTATATCGCAACATTAGTTGATAATAAAATACCCGGCGTTGCATCTGTAGCACAGCGTTCAGGAAGACCGCTTAAATCAATTAAAGAGCGTTTAAATGGTAAAGGTGGTAGGGTACGAGGTAATCTAATGGGAAAGAGAGTAGATTTTAGTGCTAGGTCAGTAATTACACCAGACCCACAGTTATCAATTAAAGATTTAGGTGTTCCAATGAAAATTGCTAAGAATCTAACAAAACCTGAGATAGTGAATAAGAATAATATGAACTTTTTATTAAAACTTGTGAGAAATGGACCAGATAAACATCCTGGTGCGAAAATTTTGCAAAAAAAGAATGGTGATAGTATTTCTTTAAGATATGTAGACAGAGAATCTATTAAATTGCAAATAGGCGATATCGTTCACAGACATATGATGGATGGTGATCCAATCTTATTTAATAGACAGCCTACACTACATAGGATGTCGATGATGTCACATAGAAGTAAGATTTTACATGTTGGTGATACATTTAGGATGAATGTAGGAGATACAAAACCCTATAATGCGGATTTTGATGGTGATGAAATGAATTTGCATCTTCCGCAGAATGAGGAGGCAGAGACAGAATTAGCTAAACTCGCGGCTATTCCAACGCAAATTATTAGTCCAGCTAATAATAAATCTATTATTGGTATTTTTCAGGATTCGCTATTAGGTAGTTACACATTTACACAAGAAGAGACTAAATATAGCCCTCGTATTGCAATGAATTTGTTAATGGGTGTAAATAATATTGACGTTTCGAAAATTAGTAAGCGCGAAGTAACAAATTTTGAAATGTTATCGCAAATTATTCCTCCATTATCATTATTTTATAAGACAAAGAAATTCAGAGATGGAGATGATATAAAAACATCAAATAATGTATTACAGATTGAGAATGGAAAATATATTAGAGGTCAATTAGAGAAAGGAGTGTTAGGAGATGGTTCTAAAGGTTTAATTCAGAGAATTTTCAATGATTATAGCCCAGACGCATCTGCGGATTTTATTGACAATTTGCAGGCAATTATTACAGACTATATGAAAATTAGCGCATATAGTGTAGGTATTAGTGATTTGATTGCCGATACTAAGACTAACACTGCTATTGCTGATATTATTAGTGAAAAGAAGAAGTCTGTAAGTAATTTAATTGATGAGACGCACTTAGGTATTTTTGTAAATAAAACTGGTAAAACGAATGAACAAGAATTTGAAACACAAGTTAATAATATATTGAATAAAGCTTCACTTGAGGCTGGTAAGATTGGTAGGTCTAGTTTAAGTAAATCCAATCGTTTTGTAATTATGGTTAATGCTGGTTCTAAAGGTAGTGAACTTAATATTGCACAAATGATTTCTTGTCTTGGACAGCAGAATGTTGATGGTAAACGTATTCCTTATGGTTTTACTAATAGAACACTACCACATTTCAGTAAATTTGATGATTCGCCAAATGCGAGGGGTTTTATTGAGAGTTCATTTATTTCAGGTCTATCGCCTACAGAATTATTCTTTCATGCTATGGGTGGTAGGGTAGGTCTAATTGATACAGCAGTTAAAACAAGTCAAACTGGTTATATTTCAAGGAGATTAATTAAATCTCTAGAGGATTGTATGGTTCATTATGATATGACAGTTAGAAATAATAAGAATAAAATTATACAATATCATTATGGTGATGATAATTTTGACCCAGTTAAAGTTGAGAGTCAAGTGATTCCGTTTGTAGAAATGACAAATGAGGAAATTTATAATCATTACCAAATTTCTCTTAATGAAAAAGATAGTGTCATTGCGAATGTATTCACCCAATCAGCAAAGAAAAAATATAAAAATGAGAAAAGTGATGTAGCAGTTAAAAATAAATATTATATTGATTTGCTTATTGATAAACGTAAAGAAATTATTGATAATGTATATAAAAAAATTAGTAACAGGCAGATACATTTGCCAGTTGCGTTTAGTTATATTATTAAAAATGCATCTGGTAATTTTGAATTAAACATGAACTCATTAGTTGATATTACAATTTTAGAAGCATATAAAATGATTGAAAAGACATTTGAAAAACTAGAACATTTTACATATATTTATCCAAATAAACTATTTAAAGTATTATACTTTTACTATCTCTGCCCAAAAGATTTATTAATTGTAAAGCGATTCAATAAAAAAGCGCTAACATATTTACTAGATAAAATTGTATTAAGCTACAAACAGGCAATTATCAATCCAGGTGAGATGGTTGGAATAGTAGCTGCTCAGTCGATTGGTGAACCGACAACTCAGATGACACTTAATACCTTTCATTTTGCAGGTGTATCATCTAAATCAAATGTTACAAGAGGTGTCCCTCGTATAGAGGAAATTTTATCACTCTCTGAAAATCCCAAGAATCCATCATGCACAGTTGCTTTGCCAAAAGAGATTCAAGAAAATCAGGAAGAAGCTAGAAAATTAATTCATAAACTTGAACATACAAAGTTATATGATATTGTAAAATCTGTATCGATATGTTTTGACCCGGATGATTTAAATACATTAGTTGAGGAGGATGACTTGCTTATTCAACAATATAAGAAATTTAGTGATGTATTAGAAGAATGTCTTGAAAATAAATTACAGGATGACAAGGAAAAATCTAACTGGGTAATTCGTATTGAGTTAAATGAAATTGAGATGTTAGATAAGAATATTACTATGGAAGACATTAATTTTGCCCTGAAAAATGCTTATCCAGATGTAAGTTGTATTTATTCTGATTATAACTCAGATAAGCTAATTTTTAGAATTAGATTAAACAAAACGTCACAAAGTAAGAAGAAAGGGCCTGCGGTTGCACAATCACTTGACCAATCGGATGAAATTTATTTAGTTAAAAACTTTCAAGAAGAACTTTTAAATAATCTCGTTCTCAGAGGTATTAAAAATATCTCGAATGTATTACTGCGAAAGGTTAATGATTACATGATTGAAAGTGATTCTTATTATGATAAAAAAGATATATGGGTATTAGATACAGTAGGAACTAATCTTATTTCTCTACTTTCACTTGATTACATAGATGTAGATAATACTACAACTAATGATATTCAAGAAATTTATAATGTTCTTGGAATTGAGGCCGCAAGGCAAGCTATTTACAATGAACTTACAGAAGTAATTGAGTTTGATAGTACATATATTAATTATCACCATTTAGCCTTGTTATGTGACAGAATGACATGTAATAAAAAAATGATTTCTGTATTTAGACATGGTATTAATAATGACAATATTGGACCAATTGCGAAAGCGTCATTCGAAGAAACCCCTGAGCAGTTTTTGAAGGCAGCAAGACATGCTGAACTTGATAATATGCGTGGTGTATCTGCAAATGTAATGTGTGGTCAAACAGGATATTTTGGAACAAGTGCATTTAACGTTATGTTAGATGTTAATAATATTATTAAGAATAAGGAGACTCAGGAATTTAGTAAAGAGGATGACAATAATTTTATTGAAGAACAGTTTGGTGATTTATTAAATCCAGATGATCCATGTAGCATTAACAATATATCAATTCAAACTAATCTACATAATGTTAAACAAGTAGACATGGGTAAGGACGATGATTACGACCCTTTTGCATAGTTATTTGCGTAGTTTTATAAAATTGAAATCTAAATAAATTTTTTATTTTTTTTATTCTTTGACAAAAACAAACAATGGAAAAAACTAGTATTATAGAAACGATATATGTAAAAGATGTTTATGAAGTGATAGCAAAGCATTTTAGTGTAACTAGGGTTTTTACCTGGGATTGGATACGTTCCTTTATTGAAAAATTAGAAAATAATTCTACAATATATGATATTGGATGTGGTAATGGTAGAAACATGAATTTTCCAAATCAAAATTTTATAGGAATAGATAATTGCTGTAATTTCCTCGATATTTGTAAAAGAGATGGTAAAAATGTAATAAATTCAAATATGACGAAAATAGATTTACCAGACGATAGTGCAGATGCAATTATATGTATAGCAGCTTTTCACCATCTTTCTAGTATAGAAAATAGAATTAAAGCACTCAATGAAATGCGGCGATTAATAAAACCCAACAAAAAAATATTATTATCTGTATGGTCGATAAATCAACCAAAAAAAACTCGCGTTACATTTAATAAATATGGCAATTCAATAGTCAAATGGAATAATATCTATGAAAGATATTATTACATTTTCAATAATAATGAAATTAAACAACTTTTCAAAATAGCGAATCTTAAATTACTTCTGCATAATTATGATTGTGGAAATGAAATATTTATTTTAACAAAATAAATAGTTCAAGCATTCAAATTGTCTAGTATCTCTCTTGCATATGTTTCTCTAGATCTAGCTGCATACATATTTATGCCATACGATAATGCTTTTGGTCGCATAATAAATGTCTTAATGTTATTTTTTTTTGCATACTCTTCTACAATTTCTTCCTGTCTATTTTTAGCACGATAAACATCTTTTAAATACCAATTATTCATTACTTTAATACCCAAGTTATTATCATTTAAAGAATCCCCTACACCATCAGCACTGACTAAAGTAATGCTTTTGATATTGTGTTCAATATTATTTAAAATATTTTCAGTTATTAGGTCTGAATAATCTGTCTCAAATGGCTTGGCGCCAAGAGTGAAAACTATATTTTCAAAATTATAATTGTTAAAATTTTCATAACAATCTATTTTCAAATTTTCGCTACTTATAAATAGATTATTTTTTCTATTATTCATTCCGCCTCCTCTGTATGGTATTCTTAATTGACGTGAACTATTAGTCAAAGCTAAAACTTTCTCATTTTGTTCTAATTTTTGATAGATTAATTCTCTACCTAAACCACTATTAGCACCTACTACACATAGATTAAATCCATTTACTAATACTTTTAAATTTAATAATAAAATAAAAAATATATTAAACTTCATTATTATAATTAAATAAAATTATTTCATTTTTAAATTATTTATTCACTATATGTTCTATGAATTATATTAGTTTTATAATTATATCTTGTATGTAAACTATTATTTTCAATTAGATTAGTAAAACAAATATTAATTAAAGAAACACTTACTGCTAAAGCCATTAGTAAATACATAACCTCTATAAATTGTCTTTTACTATTTCTATCATACTCACTAGTTGGAACTATATTTACAAGTAAACTTGGCTCATTATATTTTCCATCACATCTAAATACATAATGAAAATCTAATACTTTTTGATTTATATTAGATTGAGACCATACAGAATAGGGTTTAATAATAAAGTTTTTCTTATTATTAACTCCTACTTCATTATGAATAATGAATTCATCAGGTATAATATGATGGTGACAATAGTTTACATTCATGCCATAATCTACACACGTTACATCATTTTTATTAAATCGAATAATTTCGAAATTACATGTATTTTCAATGATATTTTCTCGTAATGGAAAATCAAAAGGCAAAGCATAATTAGTATTCAATAATAGTAGAATTAGAATACCCTGTAAAAACATTTTTTATAATAGTAATTTTTTCAGAAAAATATTTAATTTCAATTTTTCAATTTTTAAATATTTCTTCAATCCCGTTAGGCTCTAATATAAATGGATTAAAATTTCCTTGTATTTTGTAAATTAAATTATTTCTTTTAATTTCTAATTCATTTGGTTCAAATTCTTTATTCCATTTAAATAATGTATCTAATGAGATACTTTTTTCAATACTAATTTTTGGATATATAAATTTCATATAGGCGAGAGTTCTCGCTATTTGTCCTCTGGCAAATTCACATGGTATAAAATAATTGAATGATTGTAAAATATTTAATTCATTTATATTTTCTATAAATGGATAGTTACTCCTATATAAGTTAGATTCGGCAGTTGTTAAAAAAATATTGTGCATATCACGCTTCGCATAAGTGTACATTTTACTAAACGATTGAGGAAATACGTGCTCTGCAGTTAGTAATTTATTATTAGTTATAGTATTATTATTATATATATCATATGTTAATAAATTATCATAATAATGTTTCTTTATAGACTTAACAGACTGATAAGTTAAAGGTCTGTAGTTTAAACAAAGAGATAAAATTACAATATTTAAAAACATATTCATACTAAATAGATTTATTAAGTTTTTTGAAAAAATTTTAATTATTAATATATTTAATATAATATTACTATGAAAATAATTTTGATGTTACTTATGTTGATTAATATTTCTAGTTTTAATATTCCATTTTATAAACCAGAAAAAAATAGAGTAATATTGCATTTAGAAAGATTTAATGAAAGATATAATTTATTGCACATAGGTATATCATTTAAAAATGATAATAGTATTATTAGATTTGATTTTAGACCTAATAATTATGGGAAGAGTTATATAACTAGCGATAGAGATAGGTTGGATGCTTCATTATTATTTCCTGAAATAATTGGAATAAATAACAATATTGAAAATCGAGAATCTACTCTAAGTATTTATGAGAATCCAATTATATTTGACACAAATAATATAGATAAAAAAAATATATTTTGGGGTTATACAAATAAAACTCAATACGAAATTCTAGATTTTGAAAAAAATAATTTAATATATAAAAAATATAAGGTGGGACTGTATGACTGTAGACATTTTGTAAATGATTTAACCATTTGGTGTTTAGATAAACCTACACCTATATGGAGATTGAATAAACTATGGAATCTGTATAGTTAGAGAGAAAAAGTATATTAATAAAGAATGTTATTAATATATATGAAGATATATCAGGTGTTTTTTGGTCTATTTGTATTAAGTGAGTCATTTATTATGAAAACTCATAATATGAATAATATGAATAATATGAATAATATTAAAATGAATTATGATAATTACAAAGGTTATGATAATATTATTAATTTTTTACCTACATTTCAAGCGAGTATTATAATTAATAATTGGATTCATATACTTCAGCTTAGGGAGGAAGAAAATCCTGACATAGAAAATAGTATGCCAGCTTATATTAAAAAAAATATATATGATATGAAATTTTTCATATCGTTGAATAGAGAAAAGAAAAATACGATGATATTAGCATGGTGTCCAGAAAATAATTATAAACAGAAAAGTGTCGTTTATATTGTTGGTGGCAAAGTAATTAATAATACACTCCACATACATCGTATAGCTCAAAGTCCATATTATAAGAATATTATTAGTTTAAGAAGTTTGGATTTCAAGAATGAATTGGAAAAAATAATAAAAATGGAGAAAGTTTTAAATGGAATAAATTATGATGAGTTACATAATTACGATATAAGGTTTAAGTTATCTTGGAAATTAGGATATTATGAAAACTAATTATATGTGCGTTTTATATCTTTACTAATTTTTATTTCTCTCTGCGTTTTCATAAATTTTATAAATTTATCTGTTAATTCTTTATCTTTAAAAAATTTTTGCATGCTATCATTTAAGAATTTATATGTCAATGGTTGGGCTATTTTAGAGTCTACAAATTTAAGATTTCCATCAGATACTTTTATTGTTGCATTTGTAAGATTATTTTCCTTGATGTAAGAAAGTATTTCATAATTATAGTTATCCCTTTTTTCTCTCAAATCTTTCAATCGATTTGCTAACTCTTTAATAGAGTTATCTAAAACTACCCAATTTTTTATATTTTCTTCTAAAGTCATTTTTAATTATTATATAAAAATAATAATTAAATCATTATTTAATTATAGTTTTATTAACTCTGCAATAGATTTTGTACATTTTGTGCTTTTTGTAAAAAAAATCGCTTAAATGCCCGCCCCCTTTTCTATTATTGACCCATATTAAAGTGCTCCCGCTCACGTAGGCGCTTGGCTCGGCGGCCATCCCAGTACATACCTTCTATGATGCTCTTCAGGAGTCGAGCAAGCGCGAGTCGAACGCATGGTGTTCGCCACTTTTTTAAACTTTGGTTTTCATACCACCTTTGGTACAGTGTCCTTTTCCTTTTTTAACTTTAGTTTTCATGCTTTTACCACCCTTGGTACAGTGTCCTTTGCCTTTTTTTCCCTTAGTAGGTTTTCCACCTCTGTGAATTTTACGTGTTAAAGCCATTTATAAATTAAGTAAAGAAAATATTATATTCATGTAAAAATGGTTTTATTTTTAAGAAGTAAATAGAATATTCCTAAATGTAATAAAAAACTGATAAAGACAAAAACCAATGAGAGGTAGATATAAGGATAAAACTCCTTAATTAATATAGATACAATAGGTTCTATAATTGGATTTACAACTTCTTTAATGTTGCATTTAATATCTTCTCTTTTTAAAATTTCTAGACATTCATTTAAAAAATTATTTTTCATCTTTAAAATAAAAATATAAATAATTCGTGTTAAAATTTTTTAATTTTTCTTTAAAAAATTTAAGAATGGACAATATATTAGATATTAACGATAAATTTGATTTTGATACTTTAAATTTAGAAAATCCTATGCCAATGCAGGGTGGGAATTTTTTTACTAAAATCAATTATTCAAATAAAATGTTACCTCTATTTATTCAATTACCTAAATGTAACAGTAAAAATGGAATTATTAAAAATAATACCAGCAAAAAATCACATATAGATCTATTATTTAACTATTTTGATTCTAATATTCTCTCTTGGTTCGAATCTTTAGAAAACAAATGTAGAGAACTAATTTACAATAAAAAAGACGAATGGTTTAACTCTGAAATGGAATTAGATGATATAGAAAGTATGTTTCTTTCTAGTTTAAAGTCATTTAAGTCTGGCAAATTTATTGTTCTAAGAGCAAATATCCCATCATCTAAAAATATTAAAAAAGAATATTGCATGATTTATGATGAAAATGAAATGATTTTAACAAGTGATAAAGTAACAGAAGATAAAGAACTTATACCTCTTATTAGTATTGATGGTATAAAATTTTCATCAAAAAGTTTCCAATTAGAAATAAATATACCACAAATAATGATATTGAATTTAGAGAACACAATAAAAAAAGATTTTATGATAAAAAGAAAAGAGAATACTTTAGAAGATAATTCAACCTACAAAAATTCAATTACAGAACAGTCAAAAAAAACTTCACCTCTTGAAAGTGTTGAGAACAATAGCGAAAACCATGTCAACCATGAGAACGATAGCCAAAACCATGTCAACCATGAGAACAATAGCGAAAACCATGTCAACCATGAGAACAATAGTGCGAACCATGAGAACAATAGTGCGAACCATGAGAACAATAGCGAAAACCATGTCAACCATGAAAACAATTTGAACCATGAGAACGATGAGAACCATGAGAACCATGAGAACGATACCGAAAATCAAGATACTAAGGTTAAAACAGAGAATAAAGAACAAAAAGATTTAGAAGAAAAAGATTTAGAAGAAATTAGTGATCTGGATTTAAATATTGATAATTTAGATGAAATTTCACTGAAAAATCCGGAAGACATATATATCGAAATATATACTTCTGCTAGAAATAAAGCGAAACAGATGAAAAAAGCAGCAATAGATGCTTATTTCCATGCTAAAAACATAAAAAGTAAATATGGAATAACAGAAAATTATAGTTCAGATGATGAAATGGAAAATTTTCAATAATTATAAATTATTTAATAGAAAGTTTGAATTTCTTTAGTAAAAATAATTTTAATTTGAAAAAAATTTTATCATTCATTTTATATATATGACTTTTCTCAAAGATATAATGAAACAGGTTAAAGCAATGCCTGTATTATTCTGCGGAGTGCTTGTTTTAGTATTAGCCCTATTAATTTATCACTCACAAAAAGGTATTTCACTATCAGGAATGCATAATAACAATAACGATAAAGATGAAAAACACGATTGTGGTGATGTTGAACCAAATGATGATAAATTACCTGGTGCATCACCAATAACATCTGAATGCATGAATAAACCCACCTCTAACCCTGAGGATTTATTACCCAAAGGTGCTAATACAAGTGATTTAAGTAATTTAGCGCCAGTTGGTGAAGGTGATTTCCAGAATGTAAATTTATTAAAGTCTGGTCATCATGCTGGTATTGATACTGTTGCTGGCACATTAAGAAATGCCAACTTACAGTTACGTTCAGAGCCACCAAATCCCCAGGAACAAGTAAGCCCCTGGTTAAATACCACAATTAAACCCGATTTAATGAGAACACCATTAGAATTAGGATGTGTTGGTGGTCAATAGATAAATTAATATTTTTTATATAATTTTATTAAAAATATATATAAAATGAATAATGAAATCGATATCTTTAGCATAATTATAATATTATTAATTTTAATAGTGAGTTATCGTTTATATGTAACATCAGAATATTTTCAATTAAAATGTATAATTTCTACAGTCGATGGAGAAAAATACTGCGTACGTGAGCGTGAAAAGATTCAGCAGGCGGCTGATAGATTAGCTAAACTTAATATTAACTTAAAAAAATTAGTGGAACATTGTATTAAAGAATATCCACATAATGAAAAGGTAAACCGGTTGCATAAAAATTTCAATCCAAAAAAAATAAATGAAACTTTACCTACAAGTGTATATACCGCATATAGTGAAAATAAAGGTGAAAAATTAGCATTTTGTTTAAATACTGAAAAAGACAATGAAGATAATTTAATTGATTTAAATACCCTAACTTATGTTGCTTGTCATGAACTTTCACATATAATGACCAAATCATATGGTCATCCTCCTATATTTTGGGAAAATTTTAAATTTTTACTAATCGAAGCTGAAAAAATAAATATTTACAAACCAATTGACTATAGTAAGAAAAATAAAGAATATTGTGGTATGAAAATAACTGATAGTCCATATTATGATATTTAAAGTGAACATAACAATAATTTTTCTTTAATAAAATTACCAAAACGGTCGATATTTACTTTAATCTTTAGCATTTTTTCTTCAAATGTAAGTAAACTATTAAATGATACTTCTAAAAGTATTTCTGATTCTTCGATTTTTTTAAAGTATTTTAATAACAAATCATTTCTCTCACTTTCTACCAATATATCTTCAATTAAAAGTCTTTTTCTAATTAGGTTAATTTCGTTTGATAATGCTATTATAGAATTTCCATTATATTTACATTTAATTACTTTATCAATGCAATCTAGTGAATGTTTAAAAATGTGCATACTTATTTTATTATAATTCATTAGTATTCCTTCTCTAAACTTATACAATCTATACAATGAATAGGTCTCTATGTCTCTCTCGTGGAGAAACATTAATATATTTAGATTCATTTACCTTTTTACAAAATATTTAAATGATTTCAATTTTAAATATTTTATCATTTATACTCATTTATACTCATTTATAGTCATTTAAGCCGTTGGTGATACATTTACTTCTGGAACTGGAGCGCTAGGTGTTGGTGACATAAATTGTGCTACATGTTGAGTTCCTGTAGTGCCGTATTGTCCACTTGTTCCTGCTAAACTTCCATTTCCTTTACTATCAAAAATAACATCAAAACTATATCTTTTTTCTAAAGTAGGAGATTCTTTGTTGTCAGGTTGTAGTTTTTCAGCATTTTCTAATTTTTTATTAAGTTCTTCTATTTTTTTAAGTCCTTCTTTTATTTTTTTAATTATAGCCCTTCTATCAGGATTTTCTAATTCTTTAGACAAAAGATTAAACATTTCTATTATTTTACTATTTAATTGTGTATAAATATTTTTAAAATCACTTGATGACTGAGAACTTTCTTCTTCTACTTTTGGTGCATCACCCGGTCTAAATAATGGTGGAGATGGTACTCGTCTTGGTCTAGGCGGTGTAGCTGCCTCTGGTGCTGGAGTGGGTGTAGTTTCCCCTGATGCTGGAGGGGGTGTAGCTGTCGCTGGTGCTGGAGGGGTTGTAGCCGCGCCTGGTACTGGAGGTCGTTGTTCTGACAGTGGTATATTACCTAATTCACGTGCTATTCGTTGACGTTTTCTTAAACGCTCTTGATCTCTTTGAGCATCGTTTGCTCCTGATGCTTCTGCAGGTGGTGCTTCTGCTGCTGCTGGTGCTGCAGCAGGAAGTGGTGGTAATCTATTGGGAATTAATGGGGGTTGGGTGGCTGCTACTGGTGTTTCAGCGGGTGGTGCCAACGCTGGTTCCGCTGGTGGTGGTGGTGCGTCTGATGCAGATGGTGATGGTGCGTGTGGTGCAGATGGTGGTACTTCTACTGGTGGTGATGGTGTGTCTGATGCAGATGGTGATGGTGCGTGTGGTGCAGATGGTGGTACTTCTACTGGTGGTGATGGTGTGTCTGGTGCAGATGGTGGTACTTCTACTGGTGGTGATGGTACTTCTACTGGTGGTGATGGTGCGTCTGCTGCAGATGGTGATGGTGCGTGTGGTGCAGATGGTGGTACTTCTACTGGTGGTGATAGTGCGTCTGCTGCAGATGGTGGTACTTCTACTGGTGGTGATGGTGCGTCTGCTGCAGATGGTGGTACTTCTACTGGTGGTGATAGTGCGTCTGCTGCTGGTGATGCTGGTGTTTGTTCCTCTGTTGTTGCAGGTGATGGTGCGTCTGCTGTTGGTGGTGGTGCTACTGCTGGTGGTATTTCTACAGATGTTGTTGCTTCGTCTGTAGATATTGGTGATTCTTGTCGGTTTTTAGGTTTCTTCTTTTTCTTTCTACTTTTTTGTGCTCTTTGATTTTTTTTGGCTGCCTCGTATTTTTTTTCTTGTTCATTATTAATAGTTAATGGGTCCTGACCAGTTGGAACATCCTCAGGATTAAGTGTTGGTTCTTTAGATGGTAAATCATCACTCATAATAGTAGAAATAGTAGAAATAGAATCACTTCTAGGTCTATTAGATTCTTCCTTTTTAGATTCTTCCTTTTTAGATTCTTCCTTAACAAATACTTCATTTATAATTTCTTTAATTTCCTTAGAACTACCTGTTCTTATACTTCTAATAGTGTCATTAAATTTTGGCATTTCTTTAGAATATTTTTTAAAAACTTTTTGTTTTTCATCTTTATTTTTTGCTTTTTCTACATTATCTATAAACTTCTGTACAGTAGGTGGAATATTAACATTTTTAGGTAATTTTTTTAGTTTTTCATAAAATTTTTTATATTGACTTTCTTTCCACTGACCACCACCAATTTTAATAGTTCTTTGACGTATATTGGGTTTACCACCTTTTTTTCTAAATGTTTTTTTACGATATCTTCCTTTTATTGGCATATATATATAAATTAAGATATATATTTTTTATTATAAATACATATATTAATATGAGTTGTCAAAATTCTACAGGTCCAATTGATATTACTGAAAGTAAAAATATTTTAAATTGCCGAGGTAAATGTAACTTAAATTACAATTATAATTCAACTACAGTTTTAGCTAATAATAAAGAAAATTATCTACAAATTATACCAAATAATCGTTCTACAAATGTTCTAGAATTTAGCACAAATTCTAGGTCTTCTAAATGTTCATCTATGGGTGGTAGTTATAAACTACAAGATATCCGTATTTATCATCCATCATTACACACTTTTAAGGGAAAAAGAAGTGATGCTGAACTTATTATTTATCATAAGAATAGTGGAGGTGGAAATGATTTGATTATATGTTTACCTATATCAACATCTTCAGGGACACAAATGACAGCAACTAGGGAATTATCTAACATATTAAACTATGCTGTTACTGTAGCACAGACACCTGGAAGTGGAGGAACAGTTTCTGGATTTAATTTACAATTGAATGATTTTATACCAAACAAAGGATTTTATACTTATTCCGCATCACTACCATTCCCTCCATGTAGTAAATGCGTATCATATATTGTTTACTCTATATCAGAAGCTTCTATAAATATCTCTGATGATTTATTCAGTAGATTTAAAAAGATAATAAAACAGAAAAAATTTCCAATTCAAAAATTCTCAAATACTCTTGGTTTAGCCTACAATTCGGCAGGTGCCGGTAAATTAGGTTCAAGTGATGACCAGATATATATTGATTGTCAACCAGTTGGTTCAAGTGGACAAACATTAATTGAAGAAAAAATTAATAATGCTCCTTCAGTCGGTGATATTAATATTATAGAGGAGATTAAAAAATTTTTTAATACACCATTTGGTAGTGTATTAATTGGAATAATTATAATGGTAATAATTTATTTTTTGATAAGTAAAAGTAAAAGCGCAATATTTAAACAAGCGGGTGGTTCCCAATTAAGTAATTTAAAAAAAAAATTGAAATTTACTTAGCCAAAAAGGTAATGTGACAATTATGACCATAAGAATAATTAAATTAGAAAATATTAGATTCGTGATAGATATTGTTTTAATTATGAATACTATTATATTTTTACTAACAGATTTAGATATGAAAATTTATATGGCATTTAATATATTTATCATGTCAATTCAACATACATACTTTAATTCTATTCTTGAAGATATAGAATATAGAGAAGAGAATGAACAAACTGTAGCTGAATGTATTCCACTAGCCAAAGTTTCATTCTGTAAGGAATGGCAAAATAACGCATCCGCACTTATAAATAACGATTGCATTCGTTTTATTGATAAAAATATTTTGATAAGTATGCATTTAAGATTTATAGCTAATATTAATTTTGAATTACATACAAAAAAATTATGTAATTCAAATGAACATTTAAATAGACTTGTTAACTTAAAACCTGTTATTGGTATACCTATAAATCAATAAATAGTAAATACTAATTACTAACCTAACAATTTACTTCATCATACTCTGAAGACCACCAATCATGTTTTTAAATCCACTTTTTTCTATTTTATTCATAAGACCCTCTGCTCTAGTCATTAAACCTTCAATGTCTTTTAAACTATCTTTGTCAACAGTGGCTGGACTGCTTTTACCGTTAAGGTCTTGTTTATCGTCAGTTTTTATGTCACCAGTCAAATCTTCACTATCAGTTAAACATGTTGCTTTTAAATCTCCTTGGCAACCTTTTCCAATAGGAGTTTCAAAACATGGCTTACATTCGTCATCGTCTTTTGAATCATTTTCGGGTTCAGAATCATCTTCCTCCTTATTATCCATACCCTCTCTGAACTTTAATCTAATTATGAAACCAGCACCAACTAGAAAGTTAGTTACAAATAGTGATACTAAAAGACTTAGTGATACACTCTTTGTGAATAGAGATGTAATATATGAAATACCTAAAAATATAGCTACTGCCGCAAAGTTACTAATTGCTAAATATCCGATAATATTTAAAAATGCAATAATGTATAAAACGTATAATACTAAATTACTTTCAAAAACTTTTTCCAAGTTTTTTAAAACATCGCCACCTATCATCTTCATTTTTATATATATTTTATTAGATAATAAATTTATTTGTTGGGGATAATAAATTTATTTGTTGGGGATAAATTCAATCTAATATTTCTTGTAATTGTTTTATCCTTTTTTTTATTTCTTTTTGTTCATAATTTAATTTTTCTATCTCTCTATTATCCCCAATAAAATTACTTTTCATATTTTCTAAATAATTATCTAATTGTCTAAAATTATTTATTTGTTCTCTCTTACTTTCAAAAATTTTACGACAATCTAATTCTAATTTACTGTCATTATCTGAAAAATTACGTCTATAATCTCTATATCTTTCAAAAAAATCTATTTCTTTCATTGATATTAATTTTTTTACTATTTTAATATTTTTATCATGTATTCCAATGTCCATATAATATATTTTAATATTAAAAACTTATAATTAAAATTTTAAAAAATATTAAAATCTTGCCTATATATTATTTAGAATGCCTGGACAAAATTCCAACAAATTATTAAATGATGACCATAACAGGTTTGTAATGTTTCCAATTCAAGACCAATCGATATGGGAAATGTATAAAAAAGCCGAAGATTCATTTTGGCGCGTTGAAGAAGTTGATTTATCTAAAGATTTATCAGACTGGAACGCACTTAATAATAATGAAAAACATTTTATATCTATGGTTTTAGCTTTTTTCGCGGCAAGTGATGGTATTGTTTTAGAAAATTTAGGATTGCGCTTTATGACTGATGTCAAGTTGCCTGAAGCTAGAGCATTTTATGGTTTTCAGATAGCAATTGAAAATATTCATTCAATAATGTATAGTCAATTAATTGAGACATATATTAAAGAACCACAGCAGAAAGCTCTTTTATTTAATGCCTTAGATAATTTTCCATGTATAAGAAAGAAGGGGGACTGGGCAATGAAATGGATTAATGATAGTGAATCTGATTTTGCAACGAGGTTAGTAGCATTTGCTTGTGTAGAAGGAATATTTTTCTCTGGGGCATTTTGTTCTATTTATTGGGTAAAGAAGCGTGGTCTATTACCAGGATTAACTTTTTCAAATGAATTAATAAGTAGGGATGAGGCTTTACATACAGAATTTGCAGTTTTATTATATAGTAAATTAGATGATAAATTAGAAGATGATGTAATAAGAGAGATAATAGAAGAGGCGGTAGCTATTGAGAAGGAATTTATATGTGATGCTTTGCCCTGTAATTTAATAGGTATGAATAATACATTAATGTCTAAATACATAGAATTTGTAGCAGACAGATTAGCCGTTCAACTAGGAATAGATAAGATTTATAAAACAGCGAATCCATTTGATTTTATGGAATTGATAAGCATAGAGGGAAAGACTAATTTTTTCGAGAAGAGAGTAGGAGAATATGCATTAGCTACTAAATTAGATAATAATGATGACGCTTTTGATTTAGATTGGTAAGTAAATATTAAGTTAAAAAATATAAACAATAAGTATTGTTAAAATATAATGTGTGGTATAACAGTAATTTTATCAAAAAAAGAGCAAAATATTATACAAAGTCTGTTAGATAGTTTAAATATTATACAAAATAGAGGCTATGATTCTGTAGGAGTATCAATATACGAGGAAAAATGGAATATATATAAATATATAAGCGGAAAAGATAAAGACTGCATCGATGTATTAGAAAAATCTATATGTAACAAAGAATCAATGATAGGTATAGGTCATACAAGATGGGCAACTCATGGTGGAATTACTGAATCCAATGCTCATCCACATTATTCAAATGATAATACTATAATATTAGTTCATAATGGTATTATTAATAATTTCATAGAATTAAAGAAATTTTTAATAGATAAAGAGTATAAATTCTATTCTAATACAGATACGGAGGTAATTGCCAATTTATTGCAATATTACTTGAAACAGGAAAATAATATGGAAAGTGCTATAAATTTTGTAAACAATAGTCTACAAGGAACATGGGCTTTAGCTATAATTTGCACATTAGATATAGAAACTGTATATTTAACAAGACAAGGTTCTCCCTTAGTCATAGGAAGTAATGAAGAACTTACAATTGCAACATCTGAAATATCTGGATTATGTGGTTTAGTAAACAATTATATTGTAATAGATAATGGTGATATAGTAAAAGTCACTAAAAATGGATTTACATGTAACAATGTATATAAAAAAATAAATTTGGAAAAGAATGAAATTACTAAGTCGCCACTACCATATCCAAACTGGACACTTAAAGAGATAAACGAGCAAAGTATTTCTATAAGTAATGCCTTTAATAATGGTGGTAGAATTGTAGATAATAAAGTAAAATTAGGAGGTTTATTGTTATTAGAAAAAATATTATTGGAAAAAAAATTTGATAATTTATTACTTTTTGGTTGTGGTACAAGTTATCATGCCTGTATGTTTGCTAAATATTATTTCAATAATTCTGAATTAAATCAATTTTCAATAATAAATTATTTTGATGCATCAGATTTCAGTAAATATGATTTACCAAAAAAGGGTGCAACAATTGCTATTTTTTGTAGTCAATCTGGTGAAACATATGACCTTATAAATAGTATAAATATTTGTAAAGAATTTAATTATTTTACAATAGGTGTAGTAAATTGTCCAGATACAACTATTTCTCGAATTGTTGATTGTGGAGTCTATCTGAATGCTGGCAAAGAGGTTGCAGTAGCATCAACTAAATCATTTACTTCTACATTAATTATTTTATCATTAATAGGAGTATTTTTCAAAAATAGTTTTAAGAGTATCAAATATTTAGATAACTTAAGAAGGTTACCTATAAATGTTGAAAAATTATTAGCTGATAAAACATTTAGATGGAAAATTAATGATGTATCGCTGTTGCTTTTAAAAAATATTAGAAATGTTAGGCCTAGTATATTTATGTTAGGCAGAGAGAAAATGTATCCAATATGCAAAGAAATTTCGTTAAAAATAAAAGAGATAGCATATATACACAGTGAAGGATATCCATCGGGTTCTTTAAAGCATGGTCCTTTTGCAATGTTAAGTAGAGACAATTTTGTTATTTTGTTGATAGATAGTAAAAATAGAGAGAAGTTACAATCATGTTTTCAGGAAATAAAAGCAAGAGATAGTAATATAATTATATTTAGTGATTGTGAAAATATTGAAGATGAAATAGATTTAGATAAAAAGTATATTGTAAAATTACCTAATATGGAACATTATGAAGAAATAATTTTTACAGTAGGTTTACAGTTGTTTTGCTATTTTCTCTCTATAAATCAAAATATAAATCCTGACAAACCACGAAATTTAGCTAAGGTAGTAACAGTTGAATAATTTTTTTAGACGTGTTGTCAAGAATAAAAAATATTATATATCATATATATAGTATATATAATATATATAGTATATATAATAATGTCACCGCAAGAACAACCAATACGGTTTAATCAAATATTAATTAATGGTACCCCTAAAAAATTTAGATTATATAATAATTATAATGAATTTATAAAACAAAAACATATAAGAACTACAATAGACAATCCAAATACTGTTTTACCAAATGCTACTTATTTTAATTATGGATTATATAATAGATGGATAAAATGTGGAAGGAATCCAAATAAACCTAGTGAACTATGTATTGGTGATAACACATTGTGTAACAGTAGAATCAGAGTACCAGATGGTGATATCTGGAGTTTTTGGTCTAGTTTTAAATGGGATAAATTAACTGCCGAAGAGAGAAAATTATGGGAAACAATTGGTTTTACTAGAGAATTATGGAATGACTACATTTTTAAACAAGACATATCACGCGAAAGTTACTTGCTAGGTATTCCAGAATTATCACCAATATTATATAATTTACAACAATCACGTACTCCTGCTATGATAAATGCAGCAACAAAATTAGGATTTAGTTAGGATGACATAGAATAAATAAAACTAAATATTTTCACCAGCAACAATAGAGAGATAATTCTTTGGTGGTGCAAATCCTGGACATTTTCTAATTACGCGTTTAGTAACTTTATCCTGAATAGAAATAATTTCTTTAGTTAATCTGTTTACATCAACACCTGTAGCTGTTTTAATTTCACTTGCCGTAGCTATATCTTTAAGCGCCCATAAATAACCAGCCCCATAGTTGGCATGTAAAAGCGCTATTAAATCACTATCATCCTGTTCAGCAGCTGTAGCCCATCTTGCTGATTGACGAGTTAAGGATTGAATTATTTCATATCTAGTAATTTGATTTGAATTTGGTATAAATATTGATATAAGAATGAGTGATAATAAAAAAAATATAAGAGTTAGATTTTTCATTATATTTATTAATATAAAATAATAATAAATTAATAAATATTAAATTTCAAATTTTAAATTCTAAATTTCAAATTTCAAATTCTAAATTTCAAATTTCAGTTTTTTTCTCTCTTCAAACTTTTTTTTACGCGTACGTTTTCCTAAAAATTTAAAATATCTATTAGCAAGATTAAATCTTTTTGTAACGTTTTTAGCATTAGGATATTTACTTTTTTTATGTTTTTTCATTGCTTCTAATCTAACTTTCATAATCATACCCACTTGCCATATGCGTTTATGTGGATATTTTTTTGTTTTGTATAATTTTTCCAATTTTTTAATAGTATTTTTAACATCATCAACCGTTGTATATTTAATATTAATTGTATCACTAGGATTTTTATCAATATAAACATCAAACGATTTCTTTGGATTATTAGGATTATATAAAAATTGTTTTTTTCTTGTTTGCTTCATTATATTAAAATATAGATATAAAAAATTGAAGTAGAAATTATAGATTATTTACAATTAGATAATATATGAGTTATGTATTGGTAATAGTTGAATCCCCAGCTAAATGTAGTAAGATTGAAAAGTATTTAGGACCAGGTTATAAATGCATTGCTAGTTTTGGACATCTACAACAATTGTTATCACTAAAAGACATAGATATTTCCAATAATTTTATACCACACTTTACACCTATAGATAGTAAAAAAGAGCAGATAGGACGTATACAAAAAATGATGTTAAATGCCAAAGAGGTTGTATTAGCTACTGATGATGATAGAGAAGGTGAAGGTATTGCATGGCATATTTGTAAGTTATTTAATTTACCAATCGAAACAACAAAGAGAATTATATTTCATGAGGTCACGGAAAAAGGACTCAATGATGCTATAAAAAATCCAACAAAATTAAATATGAATTTGGTTAATGCTCAGCAAGCTAGACAGATTTTAGATTTGCTAGTTGGTTTTAAGATATCTCCGGTATTATGGGAAAATATTTCCAGAACAAAGAAAGGATTATCTGCGGGTAGGTGTCAGACACCTGCAGTAAGATTAATCTATGAAAATCAAAAAGATATAGATAATTCTCCTGGTAAGAAGGTCTACAATACAACAGGATATTTTACTGAAAAGAATTTTCCGTTTGTTTTAAATACCCAATTTAATGATGAAGAAAAAATTATAGAATTTTTGGAAGAAACTGTTGATCATGAACATAAATTGATATTGGAAAAAGCTAAGAATTCATCAAGAAAAGCACCAACGCCATTTACAACAAGTACATTACAACAGACAGCTAGTAATGAACTACATGTATCACCAAAAGATACAATGTCAATATGTCAAAAGTTATATGAGGCAGGTTATATTACATATATGAGAACAGATAGTAAAATATATAGTAAAGATTTTGTAAATACTGTATTTACAGTTATTGAAGAGAAATATGGAGAGAAATTTAAGCGTGAAAATATAGATGAATTAACCGTTTCTGGTAATATGGAAAAAGATAAGAAGACTAGTAAAAAGAATAAAAATGATAAAAATGATAAACAGACACCAGCACCACAGGAGGCACATGAAGCTATCAGACCTACAAATATCAAAATAGAAAAAATACCAGAAGATGGTGATTTTACGTCAAAAGAAATAAAGATGTATAGATTAATTTGGAAAAACACAATTGAAAGTTGTATGGCAGATGCTTTGTTTAAAACAGTGTTAGCCAAAATCACAGCACCTAAAGAAAGTGAATATAGATATACATGTGAAGAAGTAATTTTTGAAGGATGGAAGATTATTGAAAAAGAGAGAAAAGGTACAATTGTTGATGAAAAATCAAACTTAGCTTACAATTATTTACCGAAACTAAAAAGTAGCATCATAAACTATAACAAAGTTAGCAGCAAAGTAACAATGAAAGATTTGAAAACGCATTATACAGAGGCAAAATTAGTGCAATTACTAGAACAAAAAGGAATAGGAAGACCATCCACATTTTCATCATTAATTGATAAGATACAGGAGCGTGGATATGTTAAAAAAGAAAATATTAAAGGTAAAGTTTTAAAGTGTACAGATTTTGAATTAGAAGATAATGAAATAACTGAGATAGAAAATAACAAAGAGTTTGGTAATGAGAATAATAAGTTAGTTATTCAGCCAACAGGTATTATGGTTTTAGAATTTTTAGTTAAAACATATGATAAATTGTTTGATTATAATTATACAAAAAATATGGAGGATATGTTAGATTTAATAGCGCGAGGAGAGAAGGAGTATTATGATTTATGTTTGGATTGTTTAAATGAGATAGATAGTGTTAACAGCACAAAAATAACACGAGATAGTAAGCAAGATATAAAAATAGATGAACATCATACATATATAATTGGTAAAAACGGTCCAGTAATTAAGACACAAGATAATAAATTTATATCTGTAAAAAAAAATATAGATTTAGATAAGTTAAAGAAAGGGGAATATAAGATATCAGAAATTGTAGATGATATCACAGAGAGAAAACTGGGCATTTATGAAGAGCAGGACCTTTTCCTAAAAAAGGGAAAATATGGTATTTATTGTACATGGGGTGAAAATAAGAAATCACTTAATTCTATTACAGTAGCATTTAATGATATAGAGATGGAAGATGTTACACAATCGATAAATAGAGCGAGTGATGCTAGCTTAGTGAGAAAATTAAGTGATAATCTTATGATTAGAAATGGTAAATTTGGTGATTATATATTTTATAAGACAAGTAGAATGACTAAGCCGAGGTTTTTAAAGTTAAATGGATTTAATGATGATTATAAAAAATGTGAGATAGAAATATTATTAAAGTGGATAAAAGATACATATAAAGTATAATTTAATATCATTAAATAGTCGGGCATAATATATTTTTAAATATATATAATGGTTAATAATTCACAAGAAGATTCACAAGAAGATTTAGAAGAAGAATATGCTAATCAAATATCTTTTAATATAATTAGATATGGACCAACATTTGATATTTTTACTTTAAATATGTCACTACACCCACTATTTAGTAATTATGCATTTTTAAATAACCAAAGACTTTTAGATTTAATTAAACGTAAATTATTAGATTCTTTTATCGTTGATGAAGATAGAGAGGATGACAATGAAATAGAGGAGGAAGACCCACGTGCGTTAAATCTTTTTGAAACATTTAAAAGACACAATCAACAGCGTTATAATAATAATGATAGAGAAGATATTAATATAAATATAAGACGCCCTCGTACTCCAGTGACAGCACCAAATCAACAGGTTATGTTTAGACAAAGAAGAGCTATAGGTCCATCATCACGAACACCTTCTCCCATGATAGTTAGAAATAATATACTACAATCACGAACAGATAATATATCACAACCCTTACCTAGGGTACAAGTTCTACCATTAGGAGTAATACCAGAAGATATTCTAAATACAATACCAGAAAATGTTCAAGAAATACTTGAAGACAAAGTATCTTTAGAAATAATGACGGACCCAGTTATAAATTCGCAAGGTCAAACCTATAATAGAAGTACAATGGAAAGAATAATAGCACAAGCGAGAATTGATGGTATATCACCTAAAGACCCCATTACAAAGCAAATAATTGGAAGTGAACTTATTCCTAATATGTTTGTACGTTCTTTAATACAAATGTATTATCCACAAGCTGGTGGAAGTAGTAAAAAAAAGAAGAAAACCACAAGAAAGAAAAAATTTCAGAAAAAATCTAAAGAAAAAAGAAAAAAAACACTAAGTAAAAGATATAAGTAATAATTTACTTATTTACTTATTTAATTTTTCATCTAATATTGTGATAGCAATAGTAAAATCAATAGATGTATTTTGTAGATCCACTAAAACATTATCTCCATATCTAAATTTAAATTTTAAATTGGAAACATGATTTACAGGCATTGGGAAGTCTTTAGTTACATTATCAACAATTCCATTAAGTTTACCAGATGTGAATCTTACTAAATTAGATGAATTATAATCTATAGAATCAATTTTAGCAAAAGCACTAAAAACACTACCATAATCGCTTTCAATATCACGACTTTCACTGATGTTTACATTGTACTTTTCAATTTCTAAAAAAATAGGTTCTTCACTTCGAAATCTAGGTTGACTCTGTGCCATTGCATAAAATCTCCCACTAGTACCTGTAGACCAATCAGTTATATTTGTTAAATTTCTTTCAAATAAAAAAACTTTTTCTTTAATATTATCAGTATTTATTGAATCAATACGATTATAATTTCTGTTTACGTCAAATCCCAAAGTATAAAGCAAATCTTTAAGAGTATTAGAATTATTACAATTACTAGATTCAGAATCAACTTCTATGTAAAAACGATTATCATCAGTATTATTACTAAAAAATACAAAACGATTTTGACTTTTTAAGTAATTTATTGATATATTAAGACTACGTTCAGATAATATTTGATTTATATAATCTATAATTGAATAAATAGTATAATTACCATCTACTAATCTGATATCTTCTACAATCGGATTTGCAACGTTGTATTTACCAATTTTAAAAGAATTATTACCTAAATTTTCAGAGAAGTTATAAATTGGTCCAGTAAAGAATATACTAAATAAACTTAATGAAATTATATTAGATAGTGTTACAGGTAATCTGCTTGTAAAAGAATTGGCATCAGGATATAATCGTTTATCTCTGTAAATTGAGTTGAATGAAAAATAGTTCATTTCTCTTTTAATAGAAATAGATTCATTTTTAGGAATCAAATTGTGAGGATTAGTAATATTAAATAATAAATCATTTTTACTTTGAAAAACACTCATAATAAAATATATAAATATTTTTTAATTAAAAATATAAAAGTATTTATATATGAACAAAAAACATGAATATTTAATTAAAACTATTTTTATAGTGGTTATATGTGGGTTAATTTTGGGATATGCAGGTAACTATATGTTATACACATCATCAAATAAAAATAATAATAATATTACTACATGCGATAGAGATTTATTAGCTAAAATAGCTGACAGAAATGGACAACCTGGATATAATGGATACATACTTTCATTTACTGGACAGATAATTACATTTTTTGGTCTTTTATTTCTGCTACTTTTATCTTCTTTATTTAGTTATACTAAAAGTGGTGATAAATCAGTAATAGAATCAATTAAAACTCTTTTAAAGGATGCGCTACCTATATTTGTTACACTATCACTTATAACTTATTCCTTGTATATAAATACTAAATTTAGAGAACGTTTAATTAATTTAAATGTTGCAAATGAATTATTTAGTTATCTCTTTTTTTCAGGCATAGTTTTACTTGTTCAGGTAATATTACTATTGAATTATATGATATCATTAATGAATGCTACTAATGCTAGTAGTGGTGCAATATATATGAGTGCATTTTTGAATTTATTACTTTTAGGGATAATATTTATTGTATTAAATTTTTTTTCTACAGATGGTTAAGAAATAACAAATTAATTAATTTGTATTAATTTACTTGTTATACCTATACTATTTTCATTTTCCCAGATTCCAGAAATTTTAAGAATAGTGTCCTTACTATTATTATTGATAGCAAGTTGGTCTTTTAGTTTAAAAAAATGATTACAATTACAGTTAAATAGATTTAATATATTTCTTTCTAGATTAATAATTTTATAAAGTATTTCTGGATTTTTTTTTAAGTTAAATTTAATATGTATATTTGTAAGTGTAAATTCACTACTCGAATATAATATTCTTACAAAATTACTGTTGTTAATAACTGTATTTTTAATAGCATCTTGAAAGAATATATATTTTTCATCAATATTGTCAATATCTAATAGTATATTCATCTAAAATAATAAATTAAAAAGTTTTTATATAAAAATAATTATTTTTATAAATTAATGATACGATATGAATATTTATTTGAAGAATATATAAACAATGCAAAAAATTCTAGAATACATAAAAATATTCAGGAAAATATAATTAAAAATGTGAATGATATGACTAATATTATAATTTATGGACCAAGTGGTGTTGGTAAATATACATATGCTCTAAGTATTATACAAGATATAAGTCCCACAAAGTTAAAATATGAAAAAAAATTACTAGTAAATTACAATAAAAATTCTTATTTCTTTAAAATAAGTGATATTCACTATGAAATAGATATGTCTTTACTAGGTTGTAATGCTAAGATTTTATGGCATGAAATTTTTAATCAAATTTTAGATTGTATAATTTGTAAAAACGATAAATTTGGTATAATAATATGTAAGTATTTTAGTGAGATAAATAGTGAATTATTGGAAATTTTTTACAGTTATATGCAAACTAATTTTTTGAATCATATAAATTTAAAATTTATTTTAATTACTGAAAACTATAGTTTCATACCTGATAATATAATTAATCGCAGTAAAACTATTAAATTAGCTAGACCATGTAAGAGTGCCTACAAAAAATCATTTAAATACGAGTTAAAGAGTAATCAGAAAGTAAGTGATATAATTAATTTAAAGAATATTGAAAAAAATGGATTTAGGCTTAAAAGTAATAAAATCAACCTAGACTTCAATAAATATGATAAGTTAAAAAATAAACTCCTTAAACAGGTAATTGAAATAAAAAATATTGATTTTTTAGAATTTAGAGAGATAATATATGACTTATTGATTTATGATTTATCAGTTGACACTATTTTGTATTTGATAATTAGTGATTTAATAAATTTAAAAAAATTAGATGAGGAAAAAATATCTAAATTATTGCTTTATCTATATGATTTTTTTAAGCTATATAATAATAATTACAGACCAATTTACCATTTAGAGAAAATATTACTATATATATCAGCATTAATTAATGAATTACTTTAAAGCAATAAAAATATTAGATTTAGATAAAGAATATAGCGAAAAACAGCTGAAACGTAATTATTATATTAAAGCTTTAGAGTTTCATCCAGATAAAAATAATGGTGTTGATGATAAATTTAAGGAAATTGTTGAGGCATATGAATATTTACAAAGAGAGAAAGAAGTAAATGATATAGTTAATGATGGAGATAATTATATAAAGCTAATGAATGATTTTATAGATTTTATATTAGATAAAAATCTAGAAGTTAATAAATTTATAAGTTCTTTGAATAATAAATATACAAAAGTAAGTTTTGAATTACTTGAAAAGTTTTCGAAAAAAACATTAGTAAAAATAAATAATTTTGTGAAAACTTATGGCGATGTTTTGAGTATAAGTGATGATGTAAAGGAAAAGATTAATAAATTGATAGATGAATATACGAAAAATGATAAAATAGAAGTAATAAATCCAACATTAGAGAATTTGTTGAATGATGAAATTTATAGATTTGAATACAATAATGAGATATATTATATTCCTCTTTGGCATCAAGAACTTGAATATGAATGTAGCGAAAATTTATTAATTGTAGAATGCCAGCCTATTTTACCCGAATGCGTTGAGATAGATGAAAATAATAATTTAAATTTACTCTTAGTAACTGAATTAAAAGAAATCATGAATGATGAAAAAATAATTATAAATATTGCAAATAAATCGTTTGATATACTTGTTAACAAACTACTAATTAAAAAATATCAAAGATATACAATTATAGGTAAAGGTATATCATTAATAAACACAAAAGATATATATAATATTGATTACAGAGCAAATATAAATATAGACATACATTTTAAAGACATAATTTAATCAGTTTCTGCAGCTTTTTTACGTCGAACGACTGGTTTCTTTTTAGGTGGTTCAGGTGGTGGAGGAGTAGGTTCAGGTGTAGTTACCTGCTGAACACTATCATCATCCTCATCGCCACTCTCATCACTATCATTTACTGTAGTTTTTTTAACGGCATCTGAAATGTTGGCGACATCATCGTCTGCATCACCATCCTCATCATCATCATCATCATCAGCACGAGACATAATAGCCTTATCCTCTCCCGTTAGAACAATGTGGCATTTACCCATAAGACTCTGTTTAGGTTTAACAACTGCCTGCACTAGACGCCAAGTTACACCAAACTTACCATTACTGAACCAGAGACCACCGCACTGAACTACAGTAGCAACATTAGTTGCCTTAGCAATAAGTTCTGTTGGCATAACACCTGTTTCATTTGGAAAGATTTTCTTCTGTTCCATATCATAAAGCTCACACTTGAAAACTCCATCCCAATAGTTAATTTTAATACGAAGAGTTGGTGGTCGCGTATAATCAAATTCTTCATTCCCATCCTTATTCTTTGGATATTTCAGCATTGGCGTCCAAAGTGCATCAACTACTTCATCAGACATTTTAGTCTTGTTAAACCAGTCTTTGCAGTTTACTAATGCATCCTGCTTAATTTGATTCTCTAAATCCTTCATATTTTTCAGAAATTTATTGGTTGAATCACTCTGATAATCATCTCGTGGAAACTGAAGAGACATATCATAAGATGTCCTTCCTGTCTTTTCATCGAAATTCTTATTAACACCCCATGTCAGCATAAGTGGCGTACTAAGATATAGGCTTTTCATCGTATCCTTATTCATAACTCCAACACTCTTGCCACCTACCTCATTTACCTTAATCTTCGAGTACATTAGTGAAGAATCGGCAGCAAATTCTGTTCCGCTAACAATCATCTTTTCCTCTCCTGTTCCTGGCATTTTATTGATAGTTTAATATTGTGGGATGTCTTTAAATCAATTTTTTTTTATAATAATGAAAAATAAAATGAATTTTAAAGAAAAACCAAAAAGAACCAAAAAGAGCCAGAATAAGCTAAAAAAATTGAAATAATAATTGCTTAAAATTGTATATTTAAATTATTATTATTTAAGATGTCATGGGACGAGCTTCCTTCTGAAATTACATTATATATTTTAGAATTTAGATATAATATTAGAAATGAAGCGGCATATAAAATTCAAAAATTATGGTCAAGTCATATTTTGCCAGATTTAACAGCAATCGATATAGTGTTAGATTTGGAATTAGACCAATATAATGATATAATGGTATCAGTAGCATCAACTGAAACAATATTAAAAAAATGTTTATTTATTACTAGCGGAAAACATTATTTGTTTTTTTGGAAAAAATTATTATTTAAAATTAAGTCTAGTTTAATTGTTCATAGATATAGTGACGATGACTGGTTAGCACCTCAAGCTATTAATTATAGAAAAATAGCAGTAGTTTATAATGAATTAGCAAAAAAATTTAAATTGAGATAAAAATTAATAAATTAATAAATAAATATATTAGAACATGAATCAACAAGATGAAAAACTTTTTTTCCCAAAAGAATTTTTTGTAGACCATAAAAAAAAGACTAACAATAATAACACTTTAAATACTAACCACATTAATAGAGAAAAACAATCCTTTATCTATACCAACAGAAATATTAATAGAAATAATAACTCAATGTTCAGATTTAACTTCCAAAAGAGAAATTAAAATTTATAAATTAAAATTTACATTACAAAAGCAAATTTTAATTATTTTTATCTACCTAATAATCTACTTAGAGGCAACAGTGTCCTTGTTTGTAGCTTTAGCAAAATGAGGGCTCATGTATCTCTGGAGATTGAAGTATGTAAGCTCCTCACCATTACCAATCTTAAGAAGCTTGGTAAGCTGAGCATCGGGAATAATTTTACGGCCATTTGTTTTATCCTGGAGCTGGTGCTCACGAATGTAGCTGTTAATCTCTTTAGTTACCTCAGTGCGAGCCATCTCGGTGCCATGGGGCTTTTTGAGGAAATCAGCTAGCTCGTTGGTAATAAGAGTGGGTTTGACAAAACCACTTGGGGCACGGTTAGTGTTTTTACGACGACGTTTCTGCTGAGCTTTTTGCGCAACTTTGAGCTCGCGGACAGATTTCTTCTCAAGAGTTCTGAATTCACCCTTGAGAGTGTTGATCTGAGAAGCAAGCGCCTGAAGTTTAGACATGAACTCGGTGAAAACATCGGAAAGTACTGTCTCGGTAGTATCAACATCATCAGTTGTTGTCTTAGGAGTAGCCTCTACAGCAACTACGGGCTTGGCTTCAACAACTGGTTCAGTATTTTTTTTGCTAGATGTCTTACGGACAGCTTTAGTAGTAGTGGTCTCCTGAGTAGAGACAGTCTGGGCGGGGGGTGGCTCTGTTTTAGTAACAGTGTCGGTCTTCTTTGCTTTTACCATTATATGATATTACATGATAACTCTCTTTTAAGTGTTTTAACTGCTTATATTATTTATTTTTATCTCCTATTAAAAAATTTTTAAACTACAACCGATTCATATAGCCATGGTAACGCATTAGCGGCATCCTGATTTACTAATGTCAGTGAACATAAAACATATGAAGCACCTAAATTACTAAATTCGTCTGATATTCCTTTTGTTACTAATTGTTCTATCACATGTAATGCATTTTTTTGGATTGAAAAATATGATATACTATTTAAAGTAGATAAATTAATATGTCTAAATGGATTACCATAAGGTGCACAAATTTTCTTCTTCACAATATAGCTCAACTGTGCTCTATAATTCCAAATATCACTTAATTGCAATAAAAATTTCACTATTTGTGACCTATTTAATACCAAAAACCATTTGTTATCACTATAATTACCCAATCTATTTATTCGTTGAAATAAATCTAGGCACTTTAGTTCTAGTATTTTTTTTTGAGTAATGTTATCTGTATTACTATTAAGTTTAATATTTAGAGGAAATTTTAAGATTTTAGATAATTTCAATAATTTTTTTATTTTTTTAAATATAGAATAATCTATTTTTTCTCTCGTATACGGATTTAATATATCACCATCGCTCTTTACAAATAAATTATAAACAGAAATTATATTAAACGCCCATAATGAACCATCACCTGAAATAATGGTGAAAAAATCATAAGTTTTAATATCATTTATATTTTCATACGTTAGAAAATCTCTATCATTCTTACACATATCTCTTCTGTAACATCCGGGACCTAATAATTTAAAATATTCAGAAATAAAAAACTTCCGCATATTCTTTTGTATCTTAATTGCAAAAAAAGATTTATATAAATAATCATGTATTCTTATTTTCAATTCATTTTTATTTCCAGAGACTTTTAACTTGTAATATTTACAAATTTCTTTCAAGTTACTTACACTATACCCTTTATTGTTTATTTTTTCATAATCTTCATATTTTGGTACTTCAAAATCATTATCTAATACTCTATCCTTTTTAAATCTTTTGTTTCTTTTTAATTCATTTGCATTTACAAACATGATTTATATATATTATCTCTATTTTTTTAAAATATTTTAAAATTTATATTTATATGCATTATAAAAATATAAATCCTTCAGGAATCATTATTTCTTTAATTCGGTCATAGTTAATTTCCTTCTTTTTAACATTAATGCAATATTCTTTTAGGACTATATTCTCCATTAAAAACATGTTATAAATATTATATAGAATATATACATTATCAATATAATCAGTTGTATTATCTAACCACTCATAAAAATCCTTACTTTTTGTTTCCTTAAATCTATTATGTAAATTTATTGCATCATATAAATTGATTTTATTCTTTTCACTATTATAATCTGTTCCCGATATAATACAGATTTCTTTAAATTCTTTAAATGTCAAATTTAACTCCGTCAATATATTTTTTAAATCATACAAAATGGCAGAATGATTAAGTAAACTTAAATATCTAATTACTCGAGTGCAACCATACAAAAACATATCCATATCTTCACTTAGACATGCATATGCTATATTTTTAACTACCATTTTTCCACAGATTATATCTGCTTCACAATTAGCCTGAATATAAGTAAAGCCAAACGCAGATATTAATTCTTTAACTTTTTTAATATCACTATATTTTAGCTTAGTAAATTTCTTTTTAAGTGAAACCATACTTTCTATTATTTCTTGTTTCTCACATTCATTACAACTCGATAAATGTTTCTCCAATTCTCGGTATTTTACTTTTGCTTTTATTTTATCAATCTCTCTTTTCTCTAAGAGTTCTTTTTTTTCTACAGGTGGCTTGCCATCAAAAACAAAAATTGCATTTATATCATAATATACAAAAATTGATAACATATGATATATATTTACAATAAGCGAATCATCATTCATAAATTTATATAAATATATACTTATATCTACTGCTATAACTTTATTTTTTAATTCATTAAATGAAATCTTTTTAATCGATTTTGCTGTTGTATTATTCTTTATATATGTATTAAGATATTGAATACCCATTTGTTTTCTTTTTAACAATGTAAAATCGATTCTACAATATTTCAATTTTTAAATAAATTAAAAACAACCTGCAGATTATACTGTAATAATGAAAAAAAAAATATTCTTTCTATATTTACCTATTTTATCTTTCTTTATCTCTTATATATTTAACGTTGAATCTAATAATTGTATTAAAATTGACCCAGGTGGATATAGTGGTTTCTGGTATTTTTATAAAAAAATAAGCAATATGAATCTTGAAAAAAATAAATTTATATGTTCATCTTCTAGCTGTTTATCTTTAGTTTCTAGTATACCTCCTAATAATTATTCTTTTATTTTAAATACTGTTTTTCAAATGCAGCGCGATTTTTTAGATAATAAAATAAAACGACTTATGATGCGCGAAAGATTTATTCAGGAAATAACAGCCAATATTAACAATATAACAAGATATGATATTAATATTTTAACAACTGATTATAAAGGATTTTGTATTTCCAATTATCCTAATAATAAAAGTCAGCTAATCCAGCTTTTACTTGTTACAAGTAATGTACCGTATTTAACTGGTTATCCCGATTTTAAAAATAATTTAGATGGTGGTATATGCATATTCAATAGACCATCTTGTAACAAAAAAATAAATTTACCATTGACACCATTCTTCATAAGAAATTTATTTAATCCATACCTTTCACTAGAAGACATACAATATATAATTACTTACTAGAAAGTAACTATCCAAGTGTAATCTCTTTTTCAAGATTTACCTTCTCCAATTGTTGTAATTGCGATAAAGTATTAACACCTAAAATTTGGTAATTTAACTCTTTTTGCAAATTGTATAGTTCAATATCTACATCCTTATCTATCATTAACTTAAAGATGTCGGTTAAATAATACTCTTTCTGACTATTATTATTGTCTATATACATTATATTTTCAATAATCATACCTGTAGAAATTAAATATATACCACTATTTATTTCACATATTTTTTTCTCTCTATCTTCGCAATCCTTCTCTTCTTTTATCTCGTGCAATTTATTATCTACTCTTAATATCCTACCATATCCATATGGATTATCTACATTCGCCGTTAACACAACGCCGTTAGATTTTATATTAATCATATTTAATAATGTATCTTTTTTTATCAGAGGAACATCTCCCGACAATATAAAAGTCCTATATCTATGATACATTAATAACTTATTATAACAATACTGAATTGCGTGACCAGTGCCAAGTGGTTCTTTCTGTAAAATATATTCTATTTTTTCATTATCAATAGAATTTATATATTGTTCAATTGTATTTTGAATCTCTTCTCTAAAACTACCAACTACTATAAATATCTTATTAACATTTAATTCTAATACTGTATTAATAACTCTTACTATCATTGGTTTATTATTAACTTTATGTAATACTTTTGGTAATGTAGAATTCATGCGCTTTCCTAATCCACCAGCCATTATGATAATATTTACTTTTTCCATAGTAATTTATGAATATCTATATATTGTATTTGTTTTTAAACTAATTTATATAAATCACCTATTTTATGAGAATCAAATAATATAGTTTTTATAGATTTATCAAAACAATCCAAAACCTCTTTCTTATCATCAATCATTATATTAACATCCATCGCTTTTGCTATTAGCGCTTTTTTATTATTAAATTCACAAAAAATAATACTATTAAAAATATCATCCAATCCATATAATTTTAATATCTCTTTACTCTTTTTAGCATTATTTGGAAATGCCTTACTTATAATTATTAATTTGATATTTGGTTTTTTATGCAAATACATTAATAAATCATATATTCCTTCAGTTAGTTCCGTTTCTATATAATTATCTGAAAATATATTATTATCTACTGAAAAAATTACTCCTCCTAAGTCAAATGCTATCGTTAATAATTTACTCATTTTATAAATTATTAAATTATTATTAAATTAATTATTAAATTAATTATTAAATACTAAATCTAAAATATTGTTAATAAATTAATTTAATTATTTTGAATAAAATGTTTTCCACATTCTTTTTTAACTAATTCAATAGATTTTTTTGACGGTTTTTTTAAAATTTTTAATTTAGGTTCTTTTGGCATTGGTGGTTCTAATTTTTCTAATCTACTTCTTTCTTCCTCACCTAGCGATGAATAATACATACCAGCCTCTAACTGTTTATACTCATCTGAATTATACCATCTTACCAAATCTCTATGATAAATTGCCATTTGCTCATTATACTCAGCTTGTAACAAAGAATTTTTTTTTATATTTTCATTATAATCATCTAATTCTTTTTTTAGTTTAATACATTTACTAGACGGTAAATAATCATAATCCAAATTTTTGTCTAAAGAACTATATATTTTAACATGTGGTATTAGTGAATTTATTGTATTCATTTCTATCTTATTACTACTAGATGTTCTTTTTAATGAATTAACGCCTCCTTTTTTTGTTATTTTACGACTTTTTTTTCTTTTTTTTTTGGTTGAATTTAAAGAATTAATTTTAACTTTTTTGTTATTATTCATATATATATTATAGAATATTAAATTACTCTTCACAAAAGAAATAGTGTTATTACTAGATCTCAAATTTCAACTATAGTCATTCTTAGTGAATTATCATATGATTTAAAACCGCGTGTTTTTAAAAGAGCATTAATAAAACTTTCATCATTAAATTTTTCTATTATAAAATTTAAAAACTCATCTATATTTTCTTTATCTTTTGTGAAATCTAAAACATTATTATTATTATCTTTACACCATTTTATAAAATTATCTCTATTCAACATAATAACCGCTGTCAGAACATAGTACGCAAAAACATTAGTTCTCTCTTTTCTTTTTTCTATTAATGTTTTTTCGAGAATTTTATTGCACTGGTAGAGAGAAAATCTAGTTTCTAATTTAATATTTTCGTTAAAGTCTACTATATAATTTTTCTTACTATTTATGTTTTTTAGAAATGAAAATACAGCAACATTTAATATTCTTGCCCAACTTTCGCAATATGTTTCATATAGATTATAATTGCTATTTATATTAAAATAATTCTTCATCTTTTCTTTAGTCCTTGGGAATGGCATAGATGAAAAATCTAAATCTAAGGCATGAAACAATTCATGTATCAATACCTTATACCACTCTTCATATCTATATATTACAATATAAGAATTGTTATTGTCACCATAGGAATAACCAGAATTAATATTTAATACATCTAATAAGGCTTCTTTAACTGGTAACTCTTTTTTAAAATCTGTTAAAAATATATCAATATGCAAATCTTTTACAGATTTTGTATAGTTCAATAAAAATATTATAATCATAAAACTGTTATTCGAATATATATCTACTAAATTTTGACTTATACTACTATTATCATCTAAGTAAAAATTGAGACTAATATTTCTTTTATTAACTAGTAATTGATAATTAAGCTTCGTATTAAATTTTCTATTTACTGTATCTTCTATTTTTCCTGGTAAATAATATGATTCTTTTTTACGCTTATTCAAAAAGTTTAAAAAAATAACACGTTTTAATATTTCTATCCGTTTTAAATATTTATAGCTATTTGTTAATTCATTATATATATCACTAATTATTAAAGACATATATAATACTAATATTTTTAAATAAACTTAACTTTTTAAATAAACTTAACTTTTTAAATAAAGTCAATGTTGCAATAAAGTTTTTCTGTGCTCCATCAATTCACTCAAAACAGTAGGACTAGATGCTTTATTGAATTTAGTTAATTTCGCAGTTCCTGTTTTCTTTAAAATATCCATCTTTTCAGGGTCTTCTTTAATTGTATCTAAATCACTATCAATTATACTTGTTAGTTTACGTCTCCAATTTTTTATTTGTGATAATTCTTTATAACTATCCACCTCATCTTTACTTATCTTTTCATTTGGTTTACCTGTACCAGGTGGCTTATCTGCCGATAATGAATATATCTGAAAAACAGTATTGTCGTCATATAATAATGGGTCATAATCTTCTAATTCGTCCTTAACACTAGTGTACACTCTAAATTCAGGTATTAAATAATAAGGTCCAGCAGCTTTTTCCAAACATTTATTCTTTATCAACTTTTTCACTTGTTCCGGTAAATCACTGAACGTAAATGCCGATTTTTCCTTATAAGTTATTAGCTGATAATGTTGTCCACTATAATCTAAAATAATGTAATATTGGGGTTCAAATTTTCCCTGTCTCTCTAATACATCATCATTTAATTGACCACACTGTAATACGTTTTCTAAATCACCCATTAACCACATTTCTCTAGAAAGTAATACTAACTTCACTTTTAAAATTCTTTCTAAAGTTGAAATAGCCCATGTATCTCCCCAAAAATTACAAGATTTAATTAACTTTTTAAACTGGTCAAGCGTCTCTACACCACTCATAAATTTATATTCATCTAAATTATTTTTTGCTGTTATTAATTCCTTTTTTAACATATCAAATGTCGTTTTTAAATCATTCGCCTCCTTAACAATTGACGTCTGTAGCTTTTTATCCTTTGTATTTGATAATTCTGTTTTTAAGTTACTATTTCTAATTTTTACTTGTGTAACTAACAATTTATTTTCATCAAAATTCGATTTCAATTCATCATAATACAATTTATAACCCAAAAATATTTCATTTGTTGCCTCCTCTGCTAATTTTTCTCTTAACTCATTTACTGTCACTTTATCACCTACGCTCGATAATGCATCTCTTATTACTGCAAATAAACAATCTCCTCCTCCCTCATTATTTACAATTTTATATGAATTATCACTCATAAAATTCTCTATCCATTCTTTATTATCATCTGTACTAGTTATTGAAGCTTCCTCTTTTAATGATTCTGTAGTGCTATCACTTTCAGATACTACTGCAGGTGAATCGCTTTTAGCTTCAGATACTTCTCCTGGAGTCGCTTCAGATACTTCTCCTGGAGTCGCTTCAGATACTTCTGCGGGAGACGCTTCAGATACTTCTGCGGGAGAATCACTTTTAGCTTCACTGAAAATCTTACTAGTTTTAATTTCATCTAGTGACATATTTATCACGTCCTCAGCAAATATATAAAGCAATGGTTGTCCTAGCTTAGTTAAATCAATATCGCCATCTTCATCAGTTACATTAATTAATTCATTTGAAAAAATTTCATAAACACCTAGTTGGGCAGTTACATGGTCATCTATAATTAAATATATAGGAAAATATATTATATTTTTATCTATAAAAGCATATTTGGCTTGACCAAGTGCAATTGTTTTATTAAATCCATAAATATCAACATCATATGCCGTAGCATCATAGTTAACATCATCAATTTCTATTTTTTTTATTGGAGGATAATTAATACTTTTATCTAAAATCGATTGAACCATTAATTATATTATACTTAAAAAAAAATTTTAAATTAATTTGAAATTATAAATTTAGAAAAGAATTTATTATTTTTCAACTCTATAAAATTATCAAATAGGCGCTTTCTCTCCTCGACTCTACATACATTATTTTCATCTATTTCAAATATAACTACTTTTCTTATTAATTGTGCTTTATTTAATTTCGTTTTCTTAATATTATAGTAGTCCGCTATTAAGTTTATATATTTAACATTAAAGTTCAAATCATAGTCTAAAATCATAGCATGAAATTTACTATTTGTATCTGAATATTCATGGTTATGCTCACCATTTTCATAATTATGATAAATTACTTCATTGCTTTCATCTATAGGAATATTATAAGAAATCATTTTATTACTTATAATATATTTATTTTTATATTATTTATACTATTTCATCTAGTAAATCCATATGTTTAAATAAACACTTATTTGTTAAACTTTTGTAATCTTTTATTTTTAACATAGATATCATCTTTATCTTTTCTATTAAATGTTCTAAACTATCCTCATCAATAAATTTATATGAATTACTAATAATTATATATATTAATTCAGCCATTTCATCTACCTGATTCTTTTTATTTTCAAAACTGAAATCTGATATTAGCTTATCATAAAGAATATTCAATTTATCTATTAGTAACTGTTTATCAATTTTCTCCATAACCATTAAATTTGTGAAAAAATGACACACACCACGTCTTTTCTCATTATTTTTATTATTATCACAAAAAATATCATAATCATCATCTGGTGAACAGTATTTTATATCATCAAATAACTTATCAAAATTCATAAATTCACTATCAACTATCTTTTTGAAATTATCAAAATTATCTTCAATTGAACAGTATAATTTAGAATAAAGATTAGAATATAATAAATTGTTGGAAATTAAATTGTATATCTCTCTCGAAAAAAAATCAAATCTTTCTGGATGTTTTTCTTTTACATTAGTTATTAAATTAATCATCTCATTTTCGACTTTACTAAAACTTTTATCAGTTAAAATATTCAATTGTTTTCTGAATTTTTGAATATCATTTTCTATACCATCATTTTTTATTAATTCTGTTTTTTGAAACCTCCTTATTCTATCCCAATCATCTGCATTATTTAATCCTTTCTTTTTAGTATTTTCCAATAAAAAATTGCCTTTTTTCATATCTAATACGTCTTTAAAATTTAAATCTTTCACTAATTTGTTTAATGTATTAATAACATCTTGATTTATTAAATCACTAACACCATAATTTTTTTTAAAGTGCTCAATTGTATACATTTATATTAATAATAGTGTATTTTTAATATTTATATTCTTTAAAATATTAATTTAAACATATTATTTCTAATAATGTATGAGTTTAGAAAATGAAGAAATATCAAATTGGGAGAATTTTGACCTAGATACTAGTTTATTACGTGGAATTTATTCATATGGATTCGAAAATCCTAGCCCAATTCAACAAAAAGCGATTAAACCAATTCTAGATGGTAAAGATGTTATTGCCCAATCTCAATCAGGAACTGGTAAAACTGGTTGTTTTGTAGTGGCATCTTTACAAAAAATAGATCTATCATTACAAGATACACAAATAGTAATTATGGCACCTACGAGAGAACTTTCATTACAAATTAAAAGTGTTATTACCGAGATAGGTAGTTATATGAAAGATTTAAAAACCTATCTTTTAATTGGTGGTCAGTCGACCGATTATGATATTAATAACTTTAAATATGAAACACCACATTTAATTGTGGGTTGTCCTGGTAGAATTCATGAAATGATAAGGAGAAAGCATGTTAATACGAAGAATATAAAATTAATAGTTTTAGATGAAGCAGATGAGATGTTATCACAGGGTTTTAAAGAACAAGTATACAATATTTTTCAGTTTTTACCAACCAATATACAAGTTTCTTTATTTAGTGCAACATTACCAACGCAACTTTATAATTTAACTGATAAATTTATGCGTGATCCAATAAAAATTATAGTTAAAACAGACATGTTAACACTTGAAGGTATTAAACAGTATTATGTAAATGTCGAAGATGATTCTCAAAAATACGAAACTTTAAAAGATTTATTTTCAGTATTTTCGGTTTCTCAATCAATTATTTATTGCAATAGTATTAAGAGAGTACAGGATTTGTATAATGCAATGACACAAGATGGATATTCTGTTTGTCAGATACATAGTGGTTTAGAAAAGGCGGAAAGAGTAAAACAGTATAAAGATTTTAAGGAAGGCAATCAACGTGTTTTACTTTCTTCAAATGTAACAGCTAGAGGTATTGATATACAACAGGTAAGTACAGTAATAAATTTTGATATACCGAAATGTACTAGTACATATCTACATAGGATTGGAAGAAGTGGTAGGTATGGAAGAAAAGGAACTGCTATTAATTTCATAACAAAGCGTGATATTCGTCTTTTAAAAGAAATAGAGGAATTTTATTCTACGCAAATAAGTGAATTACCTAGTAACTTTAGTTAAATATACGCTAAAAATACAATACTTATTTATATTGTATTTTTATGAATGAATAATTTAAAACAAATATTAGAATCTTTTAATTTAAATGAAGGGAATGAAGGGAATGAAGAAGACAAAATAAAATTTAAATTACCTATTTACTATCTAGAAAATAAGATGCTTTTACAAGAAAATATAAAACATGATTTAGAGATGGTTGATAATAAAATTTATAGACATCTTTTTACTAATGATAATAAATATGCTGTAGAACTAATTAAAATGTGGTCTATGTATTATACTTATGATACAAAATATTTAAAAGATACAAGAGCATTTTTAAAAACATATAAACCAATCGAATTGGATTTTGATATTGAAAATACTACAACTATATTAAATGATGTAAGAAATGATACAGGATTTTATGAAAAATATAAATACTTGGATATCGAATATTTCAAATTTTTGAATAAAAATCCGACTTTTTTGCAGAGTCTAACTATTTATAATCTAGCTTCGCCGGTAATAAGTCTTGTTATACCAATAATATTTTTAATCATACCATTTTTTTTAGTAAAAATGCAGGACAAATCTATAACAATAAATGAATATGTAAATGCATTATTATATATTTTAAAAAATCAGTATATTGGTAAGGCATTGTTAGAATTTAGCGGTGCTAGTTGGGATAGAAAATTTTTCACAATATTTACTATTATTATCTATTTCTTCAATATATATCAAAATTTTCTTTCCTGTAGAAAGTTTTACATAAATTTTAATAAAATAAAATATTACCTACAAAATATTAAAGAGTTTCTAAAATACTCAATTCGCTCCTTAACAAATATAAATAATTATTGTAAAACAAGCTATATTGGTTTTATAAACAAAAATAATGAAATTAAAAATATTATTACCAATCACTACTACAAATTAAATAATATTGAATTGGAAAAAACTAATATAACACAATTAACACATGTTGGCAACATATTATCAAATTTCTATAATTTATATACTTCAACTCAATATAATGCAGCTATTGATTACTGTCTGGATTTACATGGTTTTACTCTTAATATTTTGGATGTACAAGACAATATTAAGAATAAGAAAATAAACTATGCTAATTTCAATAAAAAATATACAAAAGTTTATGGTTCTTACTTTGCTCCATTGGTAAAGTGTAATCCAATAAAAAATAACATATTTATAGACAATAATATTATTATTACTGGCCCTAATGCATCTGGTAAAACTACTATATTGAAAAGCGCACTATTTAATATTATATTATCACAGCAATTGGCTGTTGGATTTTTTGATAAAGCAGATGTTTCACCATTTAAGTTTATACATTCTTATCTGAATATTCCAGATACATCCAATCGAGATAGTTTATTTCAAGCAGAAGCAAGAAGATGTAAAGAAATATTAGATATTATTGTAGCTTCTAACCAGAAAGAGAAACACTTTTGTATATTTGATGAATTATATTCAGGTACAAATCCGAATGAAGCTATTGCCAGTGCTATAAGTTATCTAGAATTTATTACCAAATATAAAAATGTAAATTTTATGTTAACAACACATTATATAACTGTGTGTGAAAATATGAGCCTACAAGATAACATTGTAAATAAACACATGAAATTAATAAATAATAAAAGTAGTTTTAAGTTAGATAATGGTATTTCATATGAAAAAGGTGGTATAAAAATTTTAGAAGAATTAAATTATCCAACTGAAATAATAGAAAGTGCTAATTTGATTAGTAATAATTATAAAATATAACTTTACGTTTATTTATAATTAAAAATATATGTATTATTAAAAATAAGAATGCAACTCTTTGGATTAGAAGGTAGTGGCTTTGTATTAAGTTTAGGAATAACATTACTACTTAGTGGAGCAATTATGTTTTATGTTCTCAAAAGATTTTCTTATATTGAAGCTAGCATAATTCAAAATGCTAAAATATTACAATCATTTATTAGTGAGATGGAAAATAATAAATTTGGAGCAAATGAAACAGCAATTCAATCTGCAAAATTTCAAGCTGAAAAAATATATGTTTCTGATAATGATTTAACTGAAAGTGAAAGTGATAGCGATGCTGATAGCGATACTGATAGCAATGCTGATAGCAATGCTGATGCTGATAGTGATGCTGATGCTGATGCTGATGCGCATACTGATGCGGATGCGGGTGCTGTTCCTCATGCGGATGTAGATAGCGAACTACATGGCAATCACGGCACTGGTAGTGATATTCAAGAAATAGAAAATAGTGATATAAAACTTATTTCAATAGAAAATTCATTAGCTAACACTGTTGAAGAAGTAAATCTTGATTTAGAAAAAGAATATGATGACAGTGCTTCAAATGATAGTATAGAAAATTCATCATTGTTATTTAATAATAATGATACAAAAATTAATGTACAAAAAGAGGAAAAACAGGAAAAACCGGAAAACATTCAGGTAATAAAAAAGAGTAATCTTATAAAAATGAAAGTCCCAGAACTTAAGGAACTTCTTTTAAAGAATAATAAAAAATTAACACAAGATAATGTTAATAAATTAAAGAAAGATGAATTAATCAAAGAATTACAGGTAATATTGTAAAAAATTATATATATATTATATATTATGATATCTAATATGGAATATAGAATGTATTTAGTGAATAATGCTAATAAAATTATTAGTAACAATAGTAATTGTAGTGTCAACAATAAAGATGGATTTATAAATAATATCTATAATATAAATAAAAAAGCCTCAGAAGCATTTAAATCGCTTTATGATTCACTATTTAATTCACATAGCGATTTGAAAACTAATTATCTTAATAATTATTATCAGGATAAAAATAAAGTTTCATACACATTTACACCAAAATAAAAATTTAATATATAAATTTAATTCTATTAAAATTATATATAATGAAAATTGTAAGTATTGATGTAGGAATTAAGAATTTAGCTATTTGTATACTAAATGCCAGTAACAGCAATAACAGCAATAACAGCAATAACAGCAATAACAGTAAATCTTTAATATCTATAGAAAAGTGGGATACTATTGATTTATTTGAAGAGACAAATAAATGCTGTGATATTAAAGATAAAAATGGAATAAATTGTAATAAACCGGCTAAGTTTTTTAAAAATAATTGCTTTTACTGTAAAAATCACGCAAGTAAAAATAATGACTACAAACTACCTACATCAGAATTAAATACATATCGTAGAAAAAATATAAAAGAACTACAAAAAATTGTCGATGATTATGAAATCTCAGTCGAAAAGAAGAATAAATCTAGTATTTTAGATTCAATTGAAAAGTATATACAGAAGGAAGTTTTCGAAAATGTAACATCAATAAAATGTAATCAAATTAATATAATTGATATTGGTAAGTCTATAAATGCAAAATTAAATAATTATTTAGATTTCCCTTTTAGCGATATTGATTTAGTTCTAATTGAAAATCAAATAAGTCCAATAGCTAATAGAATGAACTGTATACAAGGTATGATAACACAATATTTTATAATGAAAAATGTAGAAAACATAGTATATGTATCACCTACGATGAAATTGAAAAATCTTGGTGATATAAAAACTACTTATTCAGAGAGAAAAAAATTATCAATAGTTGAAACAAAAAAAATATTGTGCGAATTAAATAATGACAATATAGAAAAAGATAAAATTATTGAAAAGTTTAATAATTCCAAAAAAAAAGATGATTTAGCCGATTGTTTCTTACAAGCGGTATCCTATATTTTTATATAAATAATATATATATCTATGTTAGTAGAAACCAATGTTGATACTATATTAAAAAACTATTGTAAGAAAACTGCTGAAGGATGTAATTGGGGAGCGAGACGTAATAAAATGTTACATCATATTAAAATAGTTCATACCAAATCAGGAAAACCTGATAAAGTCGAATTTTTAGAACGAGACAAAGCAAGAAAAAGTAATGATAAAAATATTGAATATTTAAAATTAAAAAAACCAATTATTGTTCTTGATGACCCAAATGAAAGCGGCAAATTTTTATGGTACGAATTTTACAATTAAGTAAAATATATTTATTTTTTATTGTCTTTTATATTTTTAGACATTTAATTATTAATAAATATATTTTGCGGATTACTTAAAATTATATGTTCTTATTATTCTATAATGACAAATTTAGAAAGTATGGTAATCGATTTAAATCCGGATGATAAATCTGTGATTAACATTGGTGATAAACCGTCTGTTAATTTTGGAGGCGGCATTGAATTATTAATGAACGATAAAAAAAAAGGCGGCTCAACAGAATTAGGTATTGGAGAATTAAGTGAATTAGAAAATGACCTTAATAATTTATCAGATGATATTAATAAAAAAACCCTTGAAAATAGCAGAAGTTCTATCTTAAATAATAGCATTAATAGTTTTAATATTGGTACAGATGAAAGTAAAACTCCTCTAGAAGTTAAATTTAGTGATATAAGAGATGATATTAAAAACACACCTGCTATAGGTATTGCTACTGCCGATGCTTATAATGATAGTAAAACATGGGATGGATATGGTAAATTTTCTAATATTCCTGTAACCGATAATGAACCACAGTTAACCAAAGAAGAATTAATTAGAGAAAAATTTAAATACTTAAGACGTTTAGAAGATTTAGAAAATAAAGGAGCAAATTTAACCAAAAAATACACAATGGAGTCGTCATTATCTGAGATGCAAGGCGAATATGAAATGATAATTGCGGAAAAAGAAAAATCTAATAGCGTTAAATTCCAAGGTAGAATGCTTATGGCAGCAGTTACTGGTCTTGAATTTTTAAATGGTAAATTTGACCCATTTGACCTTAAAATGGATGGTTGGGCTGAGCAAGTGAATGAGAATATAGATGATTATGATGAAATTTTTGCTGAACTGCACGAAAAATACAGGTCAAAAGCGAAGATGGCACCTGAACTTAAACTTTTATTCCAACTAGGTGGTTCCGCTATTATGGTACATATGACCAATACAATGTTTAAGTCGGCTATACCTGGCATGGATGATATTATGAAGCAAAATCCCGAACTTATGCAACAGTTTACACAAGCCGCTGTAAATAGTATGGGTGATACTAATCCTGGATTCAGTAATTTTATGAGTAATTTTATGCCTAACAATGCTGCTGGTCCACCACCTAGTGCTCCTAATATGGGACCACCACCGCCATCAGTAAATACACAAGTTAATAAAAGTCAGCGATATGCTCCACCAATGAATAGACCCGATTTACAGGCATCCACTACAGGTCAGGGTATAAGTATTGAAGAAAAATTTTCAAATTTAAATAGTGATAATTCTATTAATACACCGGCACCATACCAAAGTAAAAGACCTGATATGAAAGGGCCATCCGATATATCTGATTTGTTATCAGGATTAAAATCAAAACAAGTAAATATAAAATCCTCAGGAACTGAAAAGCCTGAAAAGGAGGCAAGTACAATAAGCATTCAGGATTTAAAGGACTTAAATAATCAAAAAGTGCCAAAATCCAATAGAAAACCAAAATCTAGTAGAGAGAGAAATACAATAAGTTTAGACCTTTAGGCTTAAAAAAATTGATTAAAATAAAAAGTATAAAATATAATTACAAATGGTTAATAATTATATTTTAATTGATACAAGCTATTTTATATTTTATAGATACTATGCCTTAATAAATTGGTGGAAAATGGCCAAAAAAGATGAACCTCAACTATTAGACCCATTTTTAAGTGAAGAGTTTGTCCAAAAATTTAGGAAAACATTTATTGATAAACTTTATGAAATCCCTAAAAAATTAAAAATTAAGAAAAATGATTATATATTCATTGCAGCACTTGATTGTCCAAGAAAAAATATTTGGAGAAATGATTTATTTCAAGATTATAAAGGAACTCGCGAATATGATGACACATTTATGGGTGGTCCTTTCTTTGAACTAGGAATTCAGATTTTAAAAGAATTAAATATTACATCTTTGAAATTCGATAGGTTAGAAGCGGATGATTGTGTTGCATTAACATGTAAACAAATTTTAGAAAAAAATACAAATTCACAACTTCATAATAAATGTTTAAAAATTACTATTATAGCAAGTGATATGGACTATTTACAACTACTTAATGATAACATTAACATTATAAATTTAAAGTATAAATCTATTACTGAGAGTAAAAATGCATCTACTAATGCAGAATATAATCTATTTTGTAAAATTGTCATGGGAGATAAAAGTGATAATATACCACCCATATTCAAAAAATGCGGCATCAAAACAGCTCAAAAATACTATCATGATAAAGAACTTTTCGAAAATGAGCTTTCTAAATCAGTTACATCGAGAGAACTTTTCGAAAGGAATAAAAAAATTATTGATTTTAATTATATTCCTGAAGAACTAGTTAATTCGTTTAATCTTTATTTGAAACAATTTGATAATTTCATGTAATATTACTTTATTCAGTTACTGTTTCTTTTGGGGTTTCATTTTTCTCTTCACTGTCTTCATAAATATAGATTTTATAATTTTTATATTTATATATTGGTCTATTTTTTTTTGACTTTTTTTTACCTTTAAATAAAACGTTATAAGTGTCAATAATATTCTGTTTTCTAGTTTTGCAGTTTTTATTTTGAAAAAATGTGAATTTTTGCATTGTTTTATCTTTTTCTTCAAATTTCTTTACTTCCATTGTGAAATTAGCAACAACAATATCTTTTTTACCATCTAGAATTATCCCTTTGCTTTCATCAAATTTATATTTCAAACCAAAATATTTATTTCTATCTTCATTGATTTCTAATAACTTTTTATTAGCATGATTTTTTATTAAATTACTAGTATCTATACCAGTACCATATAAAAGCTTTAATGCTTTACTTCTAGCTCTATCTTCAATTTGCACACTCGTAAAATCTAATAAAGGTGTGGTATTTTTAAATTTTCTTTTTTCTTCTTGGTCTGTCATCTTGTCGTACTGTTTTTGAAAACGATTTTTTTGATTAGTTAAATTATCAATTTCTTTTTTTTCTAGTTTTTCTAAAAGGTCATCTTCTAATTGTTCATTAGTAAATAAAACGCTCTTAACAGTTTCAATGTTATCACTCTCAAAAATTACAGATTTAATAGTAAATTTCATTTTTCCTAGATAAATTTGCGAATATATTGGAAAATAAGCTTCTTTTATTGTATTAATATTTTTATCTCGTATCTCTCTAGGTTTTAATTTCTCATCTTTGCTTTTCTCAGCATATTTAGTCGTTTTCAGTTTATCTATAAATTCTGTTAAAGCTACCTTGCTTTGAAATAATTTAACATAATCTTTATTGTATTCACTTTTAGCTAATTGTTTTTTATTTAATAAAGTAGTTAATGGTAAAAATATTTGATTTAACTCTTTATTAGAACTTTGGCTAGTATTTATAGTATATTTATAAGGAATAACGTCTCCTCTAACTTCACCTGTTAATTTTAATTTTATAATCAAATTTTTAATAGTATTACTCATTTATATATATTTAGAAATAATTATTACTACGTATTTCACTAAATAATTTTTTAGCTCTGTAAATCTCATCTTGACTAACTTTATCATCTCCATCTATATCTAAAATGTCTTCATATATTAAGTATTTTTCTGGTATTATACAGTAATTACTTTTCTCGTTAAAAACCGTTGAAGACAAAATTAAAAATGCTGCTGTTAAATAAAATGACTTTATAATATCTCTTGTACTTGTAAAACATATTGTAAATATTAAAAGTTCTCTAGTAAACGCGGTTTTAACAAAATTTTCTTGGGTTTTAGTTAAATTTATTTGAACATATTTAGAAACTACATTTAATATTAATACTGCTAAACCTGTAATATATGGATTATTATTAATATTTTTAATAATACTATCTAAATAAAACATATATATAAATAAATAAAAAAATTAAAACTATAATAAAATATATTAGTCTCGGCAAAAATAATATAATCTCCTTTTTTTATAAGTATGTCATTATTAAATGAAGTTTATATGGGAGATTTTAAAGATAATAATGAAAAAGAATTTAGTAAAAATAAATCAAAAACCTATAAAAATAAGAATGTTCCCAAAAAAATTAAACCAGAAATGATTTTTAAAGATGATAGTGATACATCAGATAATAGCGATGATGAAAGTAACGAAGATGCCGAAAATTGTAAATTAGCAAGCTTTAATCCACTTCCTGAAAAAAAAAATATTAATAATTTTAGTAAAAATTTACCATTGCATGATAATATAAAATATCAAGAAACTAATACAGATTATCTTAATGAATACTATAATAATCAATCACAGAATCCAAATATCTCAACCAATCAGGACTTACTTAAAAAATTAGATAATATTCTTCATATTTTAGAAGAAGAACATGAAGAAAAAAATACGTATATTACTGAAGAATTAATATTATACTTATTTCTTGGTATTTTCATTATATATGTACTTGACAATTTTGTCAAGGTTGGCAAATATAAACGCTAATAATACAATCTATACAATAATAATAATATCTTTTTCATCTATCTGATAATTTATGTAATTATAAAGGAAATATGCTGTTGGACTTACTAATCTTGTATTTATTTTATCTTTTAGATTATCTAAAATTTTATAATTATGACTAATATTTTCAATAGTAAGATACTTATATTCTTCATTAATTTTCTTATTTATAACTAATAAATACTCTATTGTATTTATATTTGTAATACTATCATCAAAAACTGATGCAAATAAATCTATTGATTTATTAATATATTTATTATCTTCATCCGCATAGTACATTCCGCTATCTTTAAAAAAATATACACCTGTTAAAAAATGATTACATATAACACCATAAATATGATATGTTTTTTTATCAATTAAATTACTAATATTAGATAACTCAGGAAAAACTGAACACTTAAATTTGCTATTATTAGCTTCTAGAAAATTGCTTAATAAATTTAAATTTAAATTTGATATCTCTATAACTTCCGATTTTTTGGATTCCTGGAAATTAAAGTCAGATAATTTTGATAAAGTAGAAAGGTCATAGAGAGAAAATTGATAAGTATTGTATTTAACTAATGGAACTATACCGGTTAATTTACCTTCTCTCTTAAAAAGTGAAACTTGTGCTTTATTGTTTCTCAAAGAATGTATATATTCATGTGTTTGAATTACTTTTGGTGCGATGCCGTCTTTTCTATATAGTTTATCAACGCATAGAAAATCTACATAATAGAGTTTAAATTTATTTTCATTAATTATAATATTAATAGGTCTACTAGTCATAGTGCTTATTAACTTTTTTTCTGGCTCTAATTTATTATTACTAACCGTTATATCATAATTATAATAGCCGGAGACAAATGTTTTACCGTTGTTACCAATTAAATACGAAGAGAATAGTTCAATTGACGGATTATATTTACCTGTATCATCATGAAAATAATTCTCGGATATCAAATGAACCATTTCTTCGGTCTCTTCTTTTGATAAATCTTCGTATTCTTTTGTTATAACATTGTAAAAATTACAGAATTTATTAGGTTTTTGAAGATTTTTATTTACTATACCAATAGGATATATCCAGTAAAAAAGATTATGATAATGAAAAACAGGTTGATATATCCAAAATCCAAATTTTTTATAAAGATAAAATTTAAATACTAAAAATAATATTAAAATAAATAAAAAAATTAGATAGTACATTTTATAAATTATCTAATTTTTTTTAAATCTAAATATAATAATTAATTTATTTTTCAATATTTGACGGTCAATTAATTTGGTTTTACTAATGTGTATAGAAAGTTATTTTCATATCCTATTTCCAGCATTTCATTTACAGATTGTAAATAAAATCCAATGCTTTTCGCCACATTTAATATAGTTTGTTGTGACATAAAAAACATTTCGTGTTCATTTATAGTTGTCTTATTATTATTTTTATCATTGATAGTTTCTCTGAAAATTGCATTTCTTTTATTAAGATATCTATTGTCCAAGTTTATATTTTCATCAAGGATAAAATTTGATCTATACTCAAAATCCTCGAAATTAGCTTTACTTCTTGTTATTCTCTCTTCTTTATCATAATTAACTTTCAAGGGTTTTCCGTTTGGAACAACCGGGTCAAACCGTAGTGGGTCTACCATATGAATTATTAAAAAACCCCCAGGTTTTAACCAATAAAAGCAATTTTCAAAAAACTTCTTTTTATCGTCTATATAATATATTGTGAAATATAAACATGTTATATGTGTAAATGTAGCTCTATTAAATTCTAGTGTATTAATATTTTTACATAATTTAAAATTTTCCTCTGGATAATTCTTTTTTGCCTTTGATATCATAGCTTTTGAATTATCAACACCAATTACAGTTCGAACCCCCTTATCTTTTAATAACTTTACATGATGACCCGTGCCACAACCTACATCTAGAATTATAGATTTAGATTGATATTTATTTTTTATAATCTGATTAATCTCATATTCATTTTTTAAAGAACTAAACGTAATTGCATCATATATATCTGCATAATATCCATCATACACTTTATTTCCGACCTTTTTAATTATTTCTTTATTCTCTGTATAACCCTCTTTGTATCTATCTAAATTATAAAGTAAACAAAGTATAAGCAATAACATAAAAACAACAACAATTTTTTCTAATATAGGTTGACGTTTTATTTTATTAAATATTTTTGAATAATAGTTCATTTATATGTATTATTATATTATTTTTTATGTATAATTTAATTATATGCAGAATTGTAAATTCATAGAAATTAATGATGTAAGAACAAAAGAATACTTTAAAGGTATAACATTTTCAAAATTTTTAAAATCTAAAGTTAAAAAAGAAATTGTTGATAGTATCTATAATTGTAATATCGAACCAGCTTGTTATTGGTGCAGTGAATTAATTTGCTCTGGTCATTTTACTGATTTATGGGATTTAATACTTTTATATCTTGGTAAAAATATAAATATTGCTAACCCTAAATTATCTATTTATCTGTATAGTTGTTTTGAAAAATTTAAAAAAATTGTCGTTACTAAATATGAAGACAATGATTTAAATTTAAGAAATAATAGTGATATCAGAAAAATATTCGCACAAATTATAGTTTTACTCTGTCTCTCTAAAAAAAAATATTCTATTCAAAATCTTACAATAAAGAATAAAAATGAATTTCTTATTAATAATTTAAACAACAAATTGAAGGCACCTAATGTTGAGTATGCTAACCATATTTTTAGAAGTGATGACCCCAAAGAAATATTCATTGCTATAAATGAGTTCGCGTATAATATATCAGAAGAAGGTAATGATTGTACACAAGCGGCTTACTGGTTTGAATGGGTGATGGAATATGAAAAATTATCAAAGAATAATATTAGTCATTGTGTTTGCTCATTTCGGTCATTAGCAAATGTTGCAGAGCGTTATAAAAATGATGTTATTTGGATATTTTGGGAGGCAATACTAAGTGAAAGTAAAAAAAAGGATGCTAATTGCGTAAAAATAATAAATTCTTATTTAAACCTTTTTTGTATAAGATATAGTTCTAGTTGTAAGAACAAGCGGAAGTATTTAATTTATGCGTGTATTTCTTTTTTAACTGAGAAAATAGATTTTAATGTACCAGTTATTGATAAAAGAAATATATTGGAAAATATAGTTAATAATATTGATATTATTTATTTGGAAGTAAAAAAAAATGAAATTATAGATAGTACTTATTTAGAAAATGATAAAGAGGTAGATAGTGATACTAAAATTTTAAATGTAAAAGATAATACTAGTAAAAAAAGCTTAACAAAAATAGATAAATTTAATCAGATACTTTACAATATTAAATAATATTAAATAATATTAAATAATATTATATAATATATATTACTAGGTTAAATTGTAAAGGAATTGTTATTTAAAAATAGATTTTCTTTCACTGTCTTAAATTAGGATTTATGCATATATCCATCGTTGGAAATACATCTCCGGATATGCAATTATCAGTATCATTTACTTCAATACAACTCCTGTATCCCCTATCTGTTCCAACATAACAGTAACCAACTTTATTGCTAATAGAATCATTTGGTAATGGTGAATTATCTGTATCTTCTCTATTTTTTAAATCAACATCGAGTTTAAGTGTGTTTAATAAAGTTTCGGCACCAGTTTTAGTATTTGATTTAGTTTTTTCAATTGTTTTTTCTACACGGTGATTAAAAAAGATAAGCATAGGTCTTAATTTTTTTTTTAAAAATTCATTTAGTAAATCGAATGCAGCTAGTATATTTACAACAATAAATATTAATAATATAAAAGCTAATAAATATCTGAAAACTGTGAAAATAATATTACTATTACTATTACTATTACTATTACTATTACTATTAGAGAATTCTAAATTATTGCTATTATTTAAGTCTTTAGATGTATATGTTTTTAATTTTTCTATTATTGTAGTTTTAGTTTTAGTTTTTGGTAAGGAAAAAATTTCATTACTATTTTTAATTCCTAAAAGTGTTTTATCCATTATACTATTTCATTAGAAATTAACTAAATTATTAAAATTATTAATTTAGTTAAATAATTGATTATTTTACTCACACTACTAATTCCATAAGTTATCCCATTTAATTTGATCCGGATTTTCTTCCCACCTAAAAATCTCATCGTCCTTCCCAAAAAGGATTCCACCGCATAAAGTTAATCCACAATTTGAAAACATACCGGAGGCGTCCACAACATTGCCTACACTCCAACCACTAATATCATGATTAAATCTTATTGCCGTTTGGAACATATAAGACATATTTGTAACATCGGATACTTCCCAACGACTGATATCCTGATTGAAAAATGGTGCCATTTTAAACATTCTAGACATATCTTTAACACCTTTTACATTCCAACCACTAATATTATCATTGAAACCGCCAGCACCCTCGAACATACTAATCATATGAGTAACCTGCTTTAACCTCCAAGAACCGATATTAATATTAAGAGGTTTAAAAATGTTATCAACAACTCTTTGCAGTTCAGAATCCGTCGCAGCATCCGTCGCAACATCCGTATCGGTCAATCTCAATGGCGCCGGCCTCTTGTAGATAGCCTTCCTCGTCTCCGCGCGATTAAGGTCATTCCAAAAGCCCTCATCCGAGTCTCCGTTGATCATCACCCGGTCTTCAACTATGCCCTCCTCCGCTGCGTGGTTGTTTGGTTCTGTATACCGCCAATTCAAGAAAGGCCCGAATTGAGCATCTGATGACCAATTCCAGAAATTACCATTATAGCCCCCGCGGGCCCCGCGGCGGGGGGGATCATCAGGACGTGGCGTTCGTCTTCCACCTGTCCACACATGTCTGTTATTCGGATTCGAGATAGTCTTGCGAATTGTATTTACTACTATATTCTCAGAGAGATCCACAATCCATACCAAATGCCCGCCACCGCTGGCTTCATACCCCCATTCTTTAGCTAAAGCTTCATGATCATCCCAGTTCAAATTGTTCTCATTTAACTTGTAGTCGTATCCATTCCAATAATACATCTCACGTTTAGTTATACTTCCGCCCGTTGCCCTTTGGAACATACTGGACATATTTTTAACACCGGATACATTCCAACCACTGATATCCTGATTGAAATTACTTGCCCCTTTAAACATGCTGGACATATCTGTAACGCCGGATACATCCCAACTGCCAATATCAATGTTAAAAGAAGTGTCCTCATACAATCCAGATAAATCTATTATATTTAAACTGTTCATAACTTGACCGATTGCTGTGGCGTTTGTTTGATTAATTGAACTTACACTGCTCCAATTTTGCCAAATGTTATAACTATTGTCATAACTTAATCCTGTACCATCAAATATATTATTAGCTATCCGAAGACTTGAAATATTCCAACCACTGATATCTTGGTCGAAGCTTTCTGCGCCCTGGAACATGCTAGACATATTTGTAACCATCGATACATTCCAACTGCCAATATTCTGATTGAAGCTAATTGCGGTTTGAAACATACTAGACATATCTGTAACACCAGATACATTCCAACCACTGATATCCTGATTGAATCTTATTGCACCGTTAAACATGCTAGACATATCTTTAACACCGGATACATTCCAACTGCCAATATCCTGTTCGAAACTTTTAGCGTCTTTAAACATACTAGACATATTTGTAACCATCGATACATCCCAATCACTAATATCCTGATTGAATTCAGCAGCACCATTAAACATACGAGACATATCTGTAACCATCGATACATCCCAACCACTTATATCAATGTTAAAAGAAGTATCACCATTATATAAACCAGATAAATCTATTATATTTAAACTGTTCATAACTTGACCTATTGCTGTGGCGTTTGTATGATTAATTGAACTTACACTACTCCAACCTTTCCAAATATTAAAACTATTATCATAACTTAATCCTGTACCATCAAACATATTATTAGCTATCCGAAGACTTGAAATATTCCACCCACTGATATCTTGGTCGAATCTTCTTGCGCCGTTAAACATTCCACGCATATTTGTAACCATCGATACATCCCAACCACTGATATCAATATTAAAAGAAATCTGGTCATGATACAATCCAGATAAATCTATTATATTTAAACTGTTCATAACTTGACCTATAGCTCTTGCGTTTGTTTGATTAATTGAGCTTACACTACTCCAATTTTGCCAAATATTAAGACTAATGTTATGACTTAATCCTGTACCATCAAACATATTAGTAGCTATCTGAAGACTTGAAATATTCCAACCAGTAATATCCTGATCGAATCTTTCTGCACCGTTAAACATACTAGACATATCTGTAACACCAGATACATTCCAACTGCCAATATCCTGATTGAATTCAGTTGCCCCTTTAAACATGCTAGACATATCTGTAACAGCGGATACAGTCCAACTGCCAATATCCTGATTGAATTCAGTTGCCCCTTTAAACATGCTAGACATATCTGTAACACCAGATACATTCCAACCAGTGATATCCTGATTGAATCTTCTTGCGCCGTTGAACATGCTAGACATATCTGTAACACCGGATACATTCCAACGGCCTATATCCTGATTGAAGCTTTCTGCCCCATCAAACATATTAGTCATATCTGTAACTTTAGATACATTCCAATTACTAATATCCTGGTCAAAACTTTCTGCGCCGTTAAACATGTTGTTCATATTCATAACTTCATTAACATGCCAACAGCCAATATCCTTATTAAAATTTTTTGCACCTTTAAACATGCTAGACATATCTGTAACTCTAGATACATTCCAACAGTCGATATCTTGATTGAAACTGATAGCCGTTTGAAACATTCTACTCATATTTTTAACTCTAGATACATTCCATCTATGAAGTGGTTTATTAAAATGAAGTGCGTTCTGAAACATGCCTTTCATATCAGTAACCGTTGATACATTCCATTCATTGATATCCTTATCGAAGCTTTGTGCATTATTAAACATATTAGACATAATTTCAACTTTTTCAACATCCCATTTGTATAGTGGTCTATTAAAATCTATGGCGAAATTGAACATGTCTTTCATAGTTATAACACTTGATACATTCCATTCATTGATATCCTTATCGAATTTTGTTGCACGTTTAAACATATTAGACATATCAGTAACCTTACCAACATACCAACCACTAATATCATCATTGAAACTTACTGCCTCCTGGAACATGCTAGACATATTATTAACCTGGCTATTTGGTTCCAACTCGAAAATACCAGTTTCAAAGCTAATTGCACCTTTAAACATACTAGACATATCTGTAACTCTAGATACATTCCAACGGTCAATATCCTGAACGAATTGACTTGCGCCTTTAAACATACTAGACATATCTCTAACCATGGATACATCCCAACCACTAATATCCTTATTGAAGCTTTCTGCACCGTTAAACATTCGAGACATGTCTGTAACACCAGATACATCCCAAATGCCGATATCAATGTTAAAAGAAGGGTCCTCATACAATCCAGATAAATCTATTATATTTAAACTGTTCATAACTTGACCTATAGCTTTTGCGTTTGTTTGATTAATTG